TTTGAAAAAGATCCTACTAATGGTGTCGGTGGACCAGTAACTTATTTTTTTCATGAAGAAGCTGGTATTGCTCCAAAAATGATGGATACTTATGAATTTATGAGACCTGCTATGCAATCTGGTATGGTTACTACAGGTACATTTATTGCTGCTGGTTCAGTAGGTGATTTAGATCAATGTATTCCATTAAAAGAAATGGTGTTATATCCCAATAAATATGGAATGTTTGCTATCACTACTGATTTATTAGATGCTAATAAAACTATAAGTCAAACAGGATTATTTATTCCTGAACAATGGAGTATGCCTCCATATATAGATAAATATGGTAATTCTTTAGTAAAAGAAGCTTTAGATGCTATATATGAGGAACGTAAACAATGGAAAAAAGATTTAAGTCCTGAACAATATCAACTTCGTATTTCTCAAAAACCAACAAATATTGAAGAAGCTTTTGCTACAAGAAAAGAATCTGTGTTTCCACCCCATCTCATTTCACATCAACTTAAACGTATAGAAGAAGGAGAATATCCTGTAGAATATTTAGATTTATATGCAGATGCTGAAAATAAAATTGTAGCTAAAAAATCTAATAAAGGTCCAATTAAAAAATTTCCTGTTGATAAAACAATGGAAGATAAATCTGGTGTAATATGTATTTATGAAAGACCAATTCCAAATGCACCATGGGGAACTTATTACGCTTCTGTTGACCCAGTAGGAGAAGGAAAAACAACCACTAGTGATTCTTTATGTAGTATTTATATATATAAAAATCCTACAGAAGTAGTTAAAGATGAAGGAAAAGGTAATGTAAAATCTTATTTTGAAAGAGATGCTATTGTAGCATCTTGGTGTGGAAGATTTGATGATTTACAAAAAACACATGAAAGATTAGAACTTATGATAGAATGGTATAAAGCATGGACACTTGTAGAAAATAATGTCAGTACTTTTATACAATATATGATAAGCAAAAGAAAACAAAGATATTTGGTACCAAAAGATCAAATTCCTTTTCTTAAAGAATTATCTAGTAATGCAAATGTATTTTCAACATATGGTTGGAAAAATACAGGAACTTTATTTAAAACACATCTTATTTCTTATGGTATCCAATTTACACAAGAAGAATTAGATATACAAACAAATGAAAATGGAGAAATTCTTAAAACTAATTTTGGTATAGAAAGAATTCCAGATCCAATGTTATTAGAAGAAATGAAACAATATCAACCAGGTTTAAACGTAGACCGTTTAGTTTCTTTTTGTGCACTTGTAGCTTTTGCTCAAATACAACAAAATAATAGAGGTAGAGCTACAAGATTAGAAATAAGTACAGATAAATTGGAAAATACACAAAAATTAAGTAAATTATCTATAAGAAGTCCATTTCATAACATTGGTTCAAACAATAAAAGTTTAAATAAAAATTTTACAAGAAATCCTTTTAAAAACATGAAATAATATGATAAAATTTATTAAAAATTTATTTACAAAATCTTCTATTTGTTATACTGAAACAAATACTGGTTCTTCTGTTGTTTGTAGTTTTACAACAACTATTATTGTAAACACAATAAATTAAATACAAAATGAATATATATAATGCGTTAGATTTAAAATCAGGTAAAAAAGTTGAATATAATAAAATGGGTACGCTTATGCAACCCGTTCAATTTTTACCTGAAGTAGAAAAAGATGATGAGTGGAAAGCTTGGAATTTAGATTGGTTAGAATGGCAAGGTATGCGTCAATTAAGACGTACATCTACAAAACTTTTAAAAAATTATAAATTAGCTAAAGGTATTATTGATAAAAAAGATTATATTCCTGATGAAGAAAATCCTAATGCAGAATTAATAGATGTTTTAACTAAAGAAGATAGTAGTGCTTTAGAGTTAAAATTTTATCCTATTATTCCTAATGTAATTAATGTATTATGTTCTGAATTTAGCAAGAGAAGTTCTAAAATTATGTTTAGAGCAGTCGATGATCTTTCTTATAATGAAATGTTAGAAGAAAAAAAGAACATGATAGAAGAAGTGCTTATGCAAAAAGCACAAGCTAAAATGATGGATAAACTCATCACTATGGGTATGGATCCTAATTCTGAAGAGTTTCAACAAGAAATGAGTCCAGAAAAATTAAAATCATTACCTGAAATTGAACAATTTTTTAAGAAAGATTATAGAAATATATATGAAGAATGGGCACATCATCAACATAAAGTAGATGAAGAAAAATTTAAAATGCAAGAACTTGAAGAAAGAGCATTTAGAGATATGCTTATTACAGATAGGGAATTTTGGCATTTTAGAATGATGGAAGATGATTATGAAGTTGAACTATGGAACCCTGTACAAGTATTTTATCATAAATCTCCTGGAGCAAGATATATATCAGAATCTCATTGGGTAGGATATATTGATTTATTATCTGTAGCAGATGTTATAGATAAGTATGGATGGATGATGAATGAAGAACAATTAAAAGCATTAGAAGTAATTTATCCAGTAAGATCTGCTGGATATGCAATTCAAGGTATGCAAAACGATGGTTCTTATTATGATGGTACAAGATCTCATGATTGGAATACACAAATGCCAGGATTGTCTTATAGACAATTTATGAGCAATTATGATAATACGCGTTGGAGTGGTGATGTTATCCAAATGATTCTTAATGAATCTGAAGATTTGTTTGATTGGGGTAATGCACATTTATTAAGATGTACTACAGTATATTGGAAATCACAAAGACGTGTTGGACACCTTACTAAAATTACAGAAATAGGAGAATTAATACAAGATATTGTAACTGAAGATTATAAAATTACAGAAAAACCACTTTATGATACAACTGTATATAAAGAAAAAACAAAAGATAATTTAATTTTTGGTGAACATATAGATTGGATTTGGATTAATGAAACATGGGGTGGTATTAAAGTTGGACCAAATAGACCATCATTCTGGGGTATGAATAATCCAGGAGGTTTTAATCCAATTTATTTAGGTATGAATGGTGGAAAACCAGGTAGATTACCATTTCAATTTAAAGGTGATTATTCATTATATGGTTGTAAATTACCTGTAGAAGGTTCTGTATTTTCTGATAGAAATACAAAATCTGTAGCAATGGTTGATTTAATGAAACCTTATCAAATAGGATATAATATTGTAAATAATCAAATTGCAGATATATTAATAGACGAACTTGGTACAGTAATTTTATTTGATCAAAATGCATTACCACGTCACTCAATGGGTGAAGATTGGGGAAAAAATAATTTAGCTAATGCTTATGTTGCAATGAAGAATTTTCAGATGCTTCCGTTGGATACTTCCATCACAAACACTGAAAATGCTTTAAATTTCCAACATTATCAAGTTTTAAACTTAGAACAAACTCAAAGATTATTATCAAGAATTCAATTAGCTAATTATTTTAAACAGCAAGCTTTTGAAACTATTGGTATTAATGCTCAAAGAATGGGACAAGAAATTGCAAGACAAACTGCAACTGGAGTAGAACAAGCTGTTAATTCTTCTTATAATCAAACAGAAGTTTATTTTGTACAGCATAGTGATAATCTTATGCCTCGCGTACATCAAATGAGAACAGAGCTTGCTCAATTTTATAATTCTACAAAACCTTCATTACGTTTACAATATATAACATCAGCTGATGAAAAAATAAATTTCCAAATAAATGGAACTAATTTATTATTAAGAGATATTAATATATTTTGTACTACTAAAACAAATTCAAGAGTTATATTAGAACAATTAAAATCATTAGCTCTTAATAACAATACTACAGGTGCTAGTATTTATGATTTAGGTAATATTATTAAATCGGAATCTATTGCAGAATTAACTAATGTTTTGAAAAGAACAGAAGAAAAAGCAAATATGATTAGACAACAAGAACAAGAAAGTCAAAAACAATTACAACAACAAAAAATAGAAGCTGATCAACAACAAGAATTGATGAGACAACAATTTGAAGCTTCTGAAAAAGATAAAGATAGACAAGTAAGATTATTAGAAGCAGAAATCAGAGCTGCTGGTATGGGTGCTGGTGTAGATATTAATGAAAATCAAATATCTGATTATCAAGATGCATTAAGTAAAATACAACAGCAACAAAATTATACTGATACAACAAATTTCAAAAGAGAACAAGAAGTTAATAAAACAAGATTTAATGAACAAAAATTAGATATTGAAAGACAAAAACTTCAAACTCAAAAAGAAATTGCTGATAAACAATTAGAAATTGCTAGAACTAATAAAAATAAATATGATTCTAAATCTTCTAAAAAGTAATAAATGTCATTAGAAAAATCAAAACCAAAAAATCCAATTAGATTTGCTATCTCTTTAAATTCTGAACAAAAAGAAGCTAAAGAAAAAATATTAATTTCAAAAATAACTTTTTTAAAAGGACAAGCAGGATCTGGTAAATCTCTTTTAGCAGCACAAATAGCATTAGATCTTTTGTTTAAAAAAGAAATAAAAAAAATTATTCTTACAAGACCAGTAGTAACAGCTGGTGAAGAAATAGGATTTCTTCCAGGAGATAAAGATGCTAAGTTAGCACCATATACAGCTTCTATATATGATAATATGTATAGATTGTATAATAAAGAAAAAATAGATAAAGAAATTTTAGAAGGAAATATTGAAGTTGTTCCTATTGGATTTATGAGAGGAAGAAATTTTTCAGATTGTTTAGTGGTAATAGATGAATCACAAAATATAACTCAAACACAATTAGAATTAATTATAACAAGACTTTGTATAGGATCTAAAATGATTTTTGTAGGAGATAATTCTCAAATAGATTTAAAAGATAAAAGACAAAGTGGATTTGATTGGATGAGTAAAAAACTTAGTTTTATTGATGGTATAGAAACTATAGCACTTAAAACTAATCATAGAGATCCTATTGTAGAAGAAATTCTTAAAACATTAAATGACACATAAAAATTATAGCTCTATTATCCATAATTTTAAAATTAAAATATATCTTTTTATAAATTTTATAAATTTAATAATTATATTATAATTGTAATAAACCAAAAAACATAATAAATGGAAAAGCAAAATTTAAATACAGATAATACATCTGTAGAAAAAATTAATCTGGATATTGATAGTTGGATTGGTGCTCCTGGAGCAGATTCAATAATTACACCAGAAATAAATACAGAAGAAAAACCTAATATATTTTCTTCTGCAAAAACAGATATTTCATTTTTAGATGAGGAAGGAGAAGAAAAAAATTCTTTAGAATCTAAAGATGTAATAGAAGAAATAAGTAAAGTTCCAGAACAAGATGATTTTGAAAAATTTGATGGAAATAAAACAAAATCAGAAAAATCAGGACTTGTAAATTTTCTTAAAAAAAGAATAGAATCAAATGAAATGTTTGCATTTGATGATTTTGATGAAAGCAAACAATCTTTAGATGACTATTTAAGTTCTTTGAGTGAAAAAGATGTTGATGAGTTGTGGCAAGCAAATATTTCTAATTTAAAAGAAGAAGTTGCTTCTCAAACACCTGCACAATTTTTTGAAAGTCTTCCTGAAGAATTACAATATGCTGCTAAATATGTAGCAGATGGAGGTCAAGATTTAAAAGGATTATTTCAAGTACTTGCACAAGTAGAACAAGTTAGAGAAATGGATCCTTCTAATGATGGAGATCAAGAAACAATTGTAAGATCTTATCTTCAAGCTACTAATTTTGGAGATGCTGAAGAAATTGAAGAAGAATTAAATAATTGGAAAGATTTAGGTCAACTTGAAAAAAAAGCAAAACAATTCAAACCTAAACTTGATGCAATGCAAGAAGAGATTATTCAATCAAAACTTGCACAACAAGAAATGATTAAACAACAACAAGAACAAGCAGCACAAGCTTATGTTGAAAATGTTTTTGAAGCATTAAGACCTGGTCAATTAGCTGGATTAAAACTTGATAAAAAAGTACAATCTTTTTTATATAATGGATTGATTCAAACACAATACCCTTCTATTAGTGGTAATCCTACAAATTTATTAGGGCATTTGTTAGAAAAATATCAATATGTAGAACCTAGATATGATTTAATTGCAGAAGCTTTGTGGTTACTTTCTAATCCTGAAGATTATAGAAATAATATTAAAAGATTAGGAGGAAATGAAAAAATTGAACAAACTGTAAGAGCTTTAAAAACAGAACAATCTAGATCTAAAAATAATGTTTCTATTAACGTAGAACAAAATAATGAAATTAAAAAATTAACAAGACAAAGAAATATATTTCAAAGATAATTTAAAAACAAATAAATATGAGTACACCAATTTTAAACAATGGTATATTTTTACGCGATAACAGTTATAAAACAAGTTCGCATGTAGATTCATACCACATGACAAGTATGCTGAAATCAGCAGAACCTATGGATCTTGGTCCAGTAGATCTTTGGGCAATGACCCAAAAAGTAGAAATGCCTCTTTATCAAATGAGTTCATTTGGAGGTAAAAATGTAATCATGGTAGATAATGCACGTGGAGAATACAAATGGCAAGTTCCAGTGGCACAAGATCTTCCATATTTAACAGAAGAATTATATGTAACCAATGGTGGTTCAACAAATTCAACTTATGGTGCTGATGGTACTACTTTTAAAATTCGTTTGAACAAACGTACATTTGGACATGGTGATATTATCACTTATGACAAATACAATGGTGTTGAAATGTACATCACTGCTGATGATATTGTTCCAGCTGGTGATTCATTTGTATACACTGTGCAAATTGTAAATAACGATAGTACAAAAGCTATTAACCAAACAGCAGCTAATCCTTTTAAAACAGGTGCTAAAGTATTCCGTAAAGGTTCTGCACGTGGAGAATATGGTGAACGTTTTTCTGATATTGGTGATGTACGTTCTGGATTTCGTGAATTCTACAATTTCGTAGGAGGTGCTGAAGCACACGTTCATTATTCAATTAGCTCTAAAGCTGATATGATGATGAAAGGTGGTATGAAAGCAGATGGTACAGTTCCAGTAATTGAATTATGGAGAAACTTTGATAAATCATTAGATCCTTCAATTACTTCTCTTGAAAAAATGGCTGAGAAAATGGGACCTGATTATGTTAAAAAAGCATATCAAAGTGGTCAATTATCTCGCACTTTCTTAACTACACTTGAAGCAGCTCACTTGAGTAAAATTGCAAATGACATTGAAACTTATTTGATGTGGGGTCAAGGTGGTAGAATTAAACAAGATGGTCCAGATGACATGCGTTTATCAATTGGTCTTTGGAAACAACTTGATAATTCTTACAAGCGTATTTATAATAAATCTAGTTTTGATTTAGATTTGTTTAGAGCAGAAATTTTTAACTTCTTTAATGGTAAAGTTGAATTTAAAGGTCCAGATCCTCAACGTAGTCTTGTAGTACAAACAGGTATGGGTGGTATGAAACTTATCAATGAAGCAATTAAGAAAGATGCTGTTGCTTCTGGTATGGTAATTAATGCTCGCGAAGTAGGTGCTATTACAGGTCAAGGTATGGATTTAAATTTTGGATTTGCTTATACACAATATGTAATTCCATTCTTAGCAAATGTTAAATTTGTATTGAATCCAGCATTTGATAATGTACATACTAACGATATTGAAAATCCATTGATTGATGGTTTCCCATTATCATCTTATAACTTCATTATCTTTGATATTACAGATAATACAAATGACAACATTTTCTTGTTGAAATTATCTTGGGATAATCAATTGAAATGGTTCTATCAAAATGGTACTATGGATTATATGGGTCGTACACAAGGATTCCAAAGTTCAGGTAACTTTAATGGATATCGTGTAATGATGTCTCAAACAATGCCAGCAATTTGGGTGAAAGATCCAACTAAAGTGTTGAAAATTGTAATGCGTAATCCAATTACTGGATCAAGTTTCTAAGTACAGGTGGATTTTTTTTACCTCTGTTCTTGGAAAATATAAAAATACTTTTTATCTTTGTATTATAATACATACAAAAATGAAACTACAAAAAAGAACAGAAGAAAAAAAATCAGAAATATTAGATCTTTATTTAAACCAAGGGTATTCTATAAGTAAAATTATAGATGCCCTTGGTGTAAGTAAAAAAACAGTCCGTAATGTGATTCTTAATGAAGGTTTAAAATTAAGAACACAATCAGAGCAACAGCTTATTGATAACGGATCTGGTTCTTTGAAACATAATGCTTTTGATATTCTTACTCCAGAATCTTTATATTGGATTGGATTTATCTATGCAGATGGTTATATTTATAGTAAAAATGGAAGATATCTTATATCCATTGACATTAATACTAAAGATAGACATCATCTAGAAAAATTTAAATCTTTTTTATCAGCAGGAGTTACTATTCGCGATAATATAAGAAAAAAGAATGTAAATGGGGAAATAAAAGAATATCAAACATCTATAATTACTATATCTAGTAAATCTATTTATGATAGATTAACATCATTAAATTTTACAAATAATAAAACATATGATGCTACTGTTCATAAAGACTTGGTAAATTCAAGAGATTTTTGGAGAGGTGTAATAGATGGTGATGGTTGGATTAGTTATACACATACTAGACAGTATAAATATACATGGCTTGGATTGTGTGGAACAATTGATACAGTACAATGTTTTATTGAATTTGTAAAATATAATAATATAAAAACAGATGTTACAACAGCACGTTTTAAAAAAGGAACTAAAAACAATTATGAAACAGCTTTTGTTAACAATGTTGCAAAACAAATATTAGACTTACTTTATAAAGATTCTTCAATATATTTAGAACGCAAATATCAAACATATCTCAAATTCAAATAAATAAACAATTTTTTATAACTTTATAAATTTAAAATAAAATGGCATATACAAAATTTTTTCCTACATCTCCAGATACCTTTTTAAAAGCACAGTCAGACATGGCTCTTGCTAAATTTGGACATTTAAATTCTTTAGTTGATTATATAAATGCTTCTGTAGATTATAATTCTACTACAGGTATGACAATAGTTAAAGGTCAAGATTTAAATATTGTTTCTGGTAGTGGAGCAACAGTAACTTTAACTACAGCTCAATCAGGTTCTTTAATATTAATGGATAGAGCAGCTGGTATTACTTTTACACTTCCAACAGCTAGTGCATCTACTATAGGTATGTATTTTGATTTTGTTGTAACTGTTAATGGAACAGGAACATATAAAATAGTTCCAGCAGCAGCAACAGAACTTTTAATTGGTGGATATACTGGATCAGGTTCAACTAATAATGTATTTCAAAGTCTTCTTGCAACTGGTAATAAATCATTTTTAATGGATGCAGATACAAAAGGCCGTCTTACTGGAACTAAATTACGTTTTACATGTTTATCAACTACATTATGGTCAGTTGAAGGAATAGCTGTATGTTCTGGAACAGCTGCTAGTGCATTTTCAATTAATCCATAATTAATATAACATGAAAGGAAAAGGAAAGAAAGGTGGCAAGAAAGGTTGCTAACTTTTAAAACAATAACTCTCCCGTAAAGATAGTATCTTTACGCTCCCCAATATAAGCCTATTTTAGAAGACTGGCAACCTTCATTGGGGTCAAAATAATTAACCAAATAAAAAACCAAATATGAGTACACCGACTATTGTGGAAATGTATCCACAAAACAAAAAATCAAAAATTGCAATTAGACCATTTTTTGATCCAAAAGTAGATAATATGGGATTGCAAAATTATGGATTAGCTCTTTTTGACAATGTTTTTCATGAAGAACAAATTGCATGTTTAGAAATTAATGGTATCAAAAGATATTTAACAGGGTTAAATGAATTTGCACCAGAACTTTATGATTTATCTCCAGAAGAAAGAGAAGCTAAAATTAAACAAATTAGAATAATTGTTTCTCAATTAGAAAAACAACTTAATTCTAATGTAGTAGATCCTGAAGATAAAGAATTTTGGAATAAAGTTAAACTTCTTAAACCTGATAATTCAGAATTTTGGGATAAAATAAAATTAAGATGTGGTAATGAACCAGTATTTTTAGATCCTTCTTTAGACCCATATGATTTAATTAAATTATATGCAATTGAAAATAAAGGTTTTAGTATGATTGCTAAATCTTTAGAAGAAGCTAAATCTATGAATAAACCTCCTAAATTTTATTTAGATAAACTTGAAGAAACAGCAAGTACAAATACAGAACTTAAAAAATTAAGAAATAAAGCTGCTGCTGAACTTCATAAATTATTTGATAAAAATCAAAATAAATTATTTTATATTGCTAAAATACTAGATATAAATAGTGCTCAATATAAAAAATCAACACCAAATGATATTATTTATGATAATATGGATAAATATATTAGTGGTGAATTAGTAACAAAAGATAAGAAAAAAACAGCTGAAACTTTCTTAGAAGTTTGTAAGCTTGATATGGAAAATCTTAAAATAAGAGCATTGGTTAAAGATGCTATTTATTATAAAATGATTGCTACAAAAGCAGATGGTTTTATTTATCATTTGTCATCTGCAACAATGATTGGTAGAAATTCAAATGATGCTGTGGAATTTTTCAAAAATCCATTAAATGAACAAATACTAATTGATGTGCAAACACAAGTAGAAAAATTTTGGAATCAATAAAATTTAAATAATGAATAACAATTTGCTACAAATAAAAATTAAACAACGTTTAAATAAATTATCAAGTTTTGACTATGATAATTTAGAATGTTGGCAAATTGCAGAAGCTTTTAATAAAGAGCAATTAGAATTTTCATCAAGAAGAATTGCAGGATTAAATTCTAAACTAGAAGGTAATGAACAAACAATTAACTCTATTGATGATTTACAAGTTTTAATTACAAATTTTAAATTAACTAAAAGCACTGAAAATGAAATTTATTATGAATCAAAAGTTATTCCTGATGATTATTTAAATTTTAAAAGAGTTTCTTTTTTTGCAAAAACAAAGGATTGTCCTGAAAGAAAAATGATAGTTTATTTAGCATCTGAATCAGATGTAGATATTTTATTAGGAGATAAAAATACAGAACCTAGTTTTGAATGGAAAGAAACTTTTTGTACAATAGTAAATAATAAAATTAGAATATATACAAATAACAAATTTGAAGTTATAAACCCTACATTAACTTATTATAGAAAACCTAAAAACGTAGAATTTGTTAATTGTATTAATTTAACTACAGGAAATGTTAATTCTTCTGATGTTATATCAGAGTTTAAAGATGATATTGTAGAAAAATTAATAGATGGTGCTGCTGCAATATTAGCAGGAGATATAGAATCAATGGCTCAATATCAAAGAGAATTACAAAATTCAGAAAGAAATAATTAAAAATATTAAAAAATGAAAACAATTAATAGACCAAATATTTTTGAACGTGATGGAAAATCAACAAGTGCTTCTTATTCTGGCACATCTAGTTCTTCATCATTAGAAACAATGACTGCTGCTTGTGTTTCAGAACTTATGAATGCTGCAACATCATTTCATAAATTACATTTAAAAATACAAGGTATAGGTTCTTATGCTGGACATAAAGCATTAAATGAATTATATGATGCACTTCCAGATCATGCAGATGATCTTGCTGAAGGATTTCAAGGAGCTGCTGAAAAAATATTAGAATATTCAGACACAGCACCAAGAGTATTAGCTTCTGTATCAGAAGCACTATCTTATTTAAGAGAATTAACTTCTATGGTAACAACTCTTCAAGGTAAAATGCCTTATTCAGAAATAGTAAATGATCTTGATAATGTAAAAAGTTCATTAAATTCTACAAAATATAAATTATTATTTTTAAAATAAATTTGGAAAATTTAAATTAACATACTATATTATTATTGTAAACTTTTTTTTATTTATAAACATTTAAATTTTAAACATTATGTATTTTAGTCACGCATTTCGCAAAACCCTATTAGGTAAAAGTGTATCTGGTTCATTGGCAACTTATCCAAAAATTGCAATTAATAATCAAACTACTACAAAAGTAGGAACTTTGTATACAATTGCATCAGCATCAGTACATAACTTATCTGTTGGTAATATTATTACTATTAGTGGAGTTACTCCAGCTGGTTATAATGGTACTTGGACTGTAACAGCTGTTCCTTCAACAACAACTTTTACAGTTGATTTAGGAAGTTCAACTGTTAGCATTAGTATTACTGGTACTGCTGGATCTTTTTTATTAAATTCTAATGCATTGCCTGCTGGTTATCTTGGTCTTTATACTAATACATTTGCTCCAATAGATAATGTAGTAGCAACAGTTCCTTCAACACCATTTTATATTATACAAGGATCATATTATACTACAGATACAATTGGTGCTCATGGTGGTTATAAAGAATCAGTTAAATCTAAAATGATTAATCCAAAATATATTAGTCGTATTTTTTGGGTACAAGCTAAAGCTCCTCAAAATAACATTGTAAAAGTTCAAACTAATGTTACATTATCAGCTTCTACAAGTGTAGCTCCTTATGCAAATACACAATATAGAATGCGTATTGATCTTAAAGGATCACCTGCATTACGTTTTTTATCACATAATGTATATCGTACAGTTGATGGTCAAGTTCTTGGAACTGATGGTTATTTTGTTGATCCTGTTATTATTTTAGATCAATGGAGAACTCAGATTAATACTTTTCCTTTAACAAAAGATTTAGTTTCTGCTAAACTTTTAAATCAAACAGCAAGTTTAACTCCAACTGCAACTACTACTCAGACTTACATTACAGCTACACAAGATGGTATATTACCTGGAGATAGAGTATTTTGTGCTTTAACTGCACAACCATCTAGTGCTTCTTCAACAATTTCAGGAACAACTTTTACAGTTGTTACTGCAACTACTGCATCTCCTTTTACTGTTGGTATGACAATTACTGGTACTGGGGTAATTCCAGGAACTAAAATTGTAAGATTACTTTCTGGTAATGGTGGTGCTGCTAATTCAACTTTTGAAGTTAATATTTCACAAAATGTACCTGCTACAACAATAACTGGACCAGCAGCTGGTACATTAGGAGCTTATTTCTTTGTTGCTTCAACTCATACTGCTACAACAGGTAGTGGTAATATTAATTTAGTAGCAGCAGCAGATTTATATACACCTTCTAGCACTACAATATCTGCGGCAAGTATTTCTGCAACTGCTGGTACAACATTTACAAGTGTAATTTCAAGTGTTGTTTCTTCTGGTACAGCTGGAAATGGAACTTATGTATATACTGCACAATCAATATCACCATCTGTATTTACAAGTTCTATTAATGCATATTTAGAATTAACTTCTGCTTATGTAGAAACTAAATTTGGAAATGCCACATTTACTGTAACAGATAATTATGATTTAGAGCCACTTAGAATTTTTACATCATTTACTGATGATACAGGTAATCCTAATCAACCTCAATGTTTTGGTAAAGCTATAACTTCAAATGGTGTAACATATTATGCAGGTGAAGAAATTCAAACAATTGCTCAAACACAAGGTATTGGTGAAACAGTTCTTCGTGAATTAATTCTTACTGGTAAATATCGTCAAGAAGCATTTGGAGATGGAACTAATGTTGATCAATTCCGTATGCGTGAAATTGAAGCTAATCCAGGTGTAATGGATATGATGACTCTTTCTAATAGAAACAGTCTTTACAATAAACTTTGCATTCTTCATAATGTTCCTAGATTTAACAATCCTACTACAACATTTGATAATGATCAATATTTAATTGAAATTGCTGTTCCAAGTAATATTACTATTGATAAATTAATTTATAATTCATCTTATACTGCTGGCGGTACAATAACTTCAGCAACAACTGGTAGTAATGCACTTTTAGGAGATTATATTTTAAAAGCTTCGCAAACAGCTGGTGGTGCTCAATTTGTAGAAATGATTTAATAATTTCTTATAATAAAATAAAAAAGGGAAGATTTATTTCTTCCCTTTTTTATTATTTGTATATTTGCATAAAATATCTTATATTATTAATGTACAATTAAATTTAATAATATGCCTTCTAAACATCATTTATCAGTTAATATTCCTGAAACTAATAACGTTAGTGTATTTAGAATAATTGATACTAGTATATATGCAGATGGATTAGAAATTAAATGTGCTAAATTACAAATTACATCTCCAGGATATACTATTCCTGTAGAAATAGATGTTACTAATTTTGCTAATAATACTGTAGGATCTTTTAATATAATGTTAAATGCTTGTACATTAGGATTGTTAGCAAATGGTTGTAATGAACAAGATAATTTACCATCGATTCCTGATGGTATTTATAAAATAAGATATTCTGTAAGTCCTAATGATAAAGTATATGTTGATTATTATTTTTTAAGAATGAGTCAAACTTATAATATTTATAATCAAGAATTATGCAAATTAGAATTAGGAGCATACGAACCTTCTGTAGAAGTTAAAGCAAGATTAAATGAATTAAGTTTAATTAAATCTTATTTTGAAGCTGCAAAAATTAAAGCAGAAGATTGTCATGAACCAAATTTAGCTATGGAATTATTTTTATATGCTAAAAAAAGACTTGATTCTTATAGAACAGGTTGTAATAATTGTTAATTAAACCAAATAATATATGAAAAATTGTACTAATTGTGGAAGTGTAATTTATTGTGGTTGTCAAATTAAAACAGCTTCTAATGGAACTACAGTTTGTAGTAATTGTATTAATACTTATGAAATTAAAATAACACAAATAAATCCGCCAACAAATACAAATGAATAAATTTTTAATAAATAAAGAACGTTATAATATAGAATTTGCAGAATGTATTGTTAAAGATTACATGCTAAATAATTATGGTATTACTGTAAAAAGTAGTTTAACACCAGATTATTTATCTATATTAAGACATAACATTATTAAATGGGCTGAAAATGAAGATAATAATGCATTATCTCAAGTAAGTATTGCTTATATGTCATGGCTACCTGTTACTTATAATGGTAATCCAGCAGCATATATTGGAGGATTTTCTACAGCAGGACAAACATGTAATGGTGGTCCAGTAATTCCTTGTAATTTAGGAATGAATTATACAACAGAAGATGGTTCTACAAGTGCTAATATTATAGATATTAATGTTGGTGGTTGTTTTACAAGAATTAATGTAAATCCTAATATTACAATAAACGGTGGATCATATCAATTTTATATACCCACTGCTTCTAATGTTTGGACCATTAATCATAATCTTGGTTTTGTTCCAAATGTTCTTACTACTAATACTAGTGGTGATGAAATATCTGGAGTTGTTACAACAGCTACTATTTCCACAATAATAATTGAATTTTCTGAACCTGTAAATGGATATGCATATTTATCATAATGGCATCGATAGACAAAAAATATTATCATAATATTGATTTAGACTCTAATGAGCTAAAAGCAGCTAGATTATATAATTTAACTAATGCTCAAAGATTAGCATTAGCATCATTTTTTATAGCAAATCCTACAAAAGATTATGATGGGTATGTTGTATATGATCTTACAGATTATACATTATATATTTGGAATGGATCTACTAATACATGGGATACAGTAGATGGTAGTAATGGTATTCCAACTGGTGGTACAACAGGACAAATTTTAGCTAAAATTAATAGTACAGATTATAATGTAGAATGGATAGATAATTATACAAGTCAAGTTAGACATGAAGTAAAATTAGGTGAAACAATAAATAAAGGACAAGCAGTATATGTATCAGGAAGTAGTGGTACAAATATGATTGTCAGTAAAGCAAGTAATACATCTGAAGCAACATCTAGTAAAACAATGGGGTTGTTAATAACTTCAGGTGTAACAAATGATTTTAGATATATTATTACAGAAGGTTTATTAACTGGTACTGGAAGTGAACCATTAAATACAAATAGTGCAACTGTTGGAGATCCTGTATGGTTAGGAACAAATGGAAATCTTATATATGGATTAACAAATAAACCTTATGCTCCTGATCATTTAGTTTATATAGGTGTTGTAACAAGAAAAAGTACTACAGTAGGTGAGATATTTGTTAAAATACAAAATGGCTATGAGTTAGATGAGTTGCACAACGTACAAGCTCAGACACCTGCTACTAATGATGTGTTGTATTACTTTGGAAGCAACCAATGGAAGACCGCATCTATATCAACTGTGTTGGGGTATACACCTATACAATTAACATCATTAACTGCATCTTCTCCATTAAGTTATAATAATTTAACAGGTGCATTTTCAATACAAGATGCAGCAGCAGATGGATCTACAAAAGGAGCTGCAACATTTGCTGCTTCAGATTTTAATTCTACATCTGGTGTTATTAGTATAGATTATACTAATGGACAAGCAGCATCTAGTTCAACAAAAGGATTTTTAACATCTACAGATTGGAATACATTTAACAATAAACAAAACGCTCTCACTAATCCTGTTACAGGTACAGGAGTTAGTGGTCAAGTGGCATTTTGGAATGGTACAACAACACAAACAGGGTCTAACAATTTATTTTGGGATGATGCTAATGGTAGATTGGGAGTTGGTACTTCTGCCCCGACATCACCTTTGCAAGTTAGCTCTACAGTACAAACTAGTGGAGCAATTGCAAGAGGTGTGAATTTAAATCCAACACTTGTAGCAAGTGCAAACAATGATGTACTCGTTGGGTTAGAAATAAACCCTACCTTTACAAACGGAGCTTTTACAGGTGTTAAGAATAATTGGATTAATTTAATAGGCAACGCATCTATTAACTTTACCAACCAACTTTATTTAAAACGCGGTGATGTGGATGTTTTATTTGCATCATCGGCAGAAACACAACTCAAAACAATATCATCAACCACACCATTAAAATTCTTTGTGGGTAGCACTTCACAATTCGGTCAATTCTTTGCTACAACAGGTAACTTTACACTTCAAAACGGTGGAACATTTACTGATTCTGGATTTAGATTGGATGTAAATGGTACTGCAAGAATACAAGATAAATTAAGTGTTGGTACACCAACGGAAACAAGTGCAATAATGGAAATAACTTCTACTACAAAAGGATTTATGCCACCACGAATGTCAAGTGGTGAAAGGGATGCGATAGTAAATCCCGCCGCTGGTTTAATAATTTACAACACAACAACAAACAGACACCAAGGGTACAATGGTACAGGTTGGAATAACTTTTATTAAAATTTAATTATATGGCAAAAATTCAACCAGTCGTATTTCCAATCATAGGTACGGCTACCGATTTAAACTTAAGAGTTCTTCCTTTCGGAATGGACGATATTACTGCTACATTTTATTATTCAGTAGAAACTGAAGAAAACAAAAAATGTGCAGAAGGAAATTTAACTATGACACCTGAAGAATTTTCAGGTTGGGGAGCAGATAATAATTATTGTTTACAATGGGCTGCTAATAAACTTAACTTAACTTTAATTTAATTAAAATAAAAATTTTCAATATTTTTTAGTATATTATAATATAAGTGTGATATAATGAAACCTTTGAATAAAAATAATAATTGTTTACCTAGTTCAAGTAATTGTGTTTCTTGGGAAGGTTCTGAATTATGTTGTATAAAAGTTTGTCAAGATGATACATTATCAGATATAATCAAAAAATTATCTGAAGAATTATGTTATCATAAAACATTACTTAATCTTGAAAGTTTAGATACTACAGGTTTAGAATTACCTGGTGATGGTACTAAAACACCATTAAATATATTACAAGCTATTATAAATAAATTATAATAATTTATGCCAAATCCTAAATTAGATATATTAGTTAATTTATTGCAAGGTCTTCAACCAGATCCTGCAACTACTATATTACCTCTTAATGATGCAGATCAAACATTAGATTATTGTAGACTTATTGGTGGCAAAATTATTTTAAATACTCAAAACATATCACAAATAATTAGTAGTTTAAATACTGTTTATGCTAATTATAATTCATTAAATACAAGAGTTTCTTCATTAGAGAGCAATGGTTTATCAATTCCTTATGTTGATATAGATCCTTTAACAAACGGTTCTATAAGAATGGATCTTGCTTTATATAATTTAGCAGAAGATTATAAAAATCTTAAAGATGTATTAGTTAATAATTTTAATTCTGAAGAATTATCAGATGCTGTTCTTTTTGAAAATATTTTATATGAACCTAATGAATTAGGAAATCAAACTATGTTATTTGATCCTAATAATGAAAATAAACCAATGCATGAATATACAGGTTGGGTTTCTCCTTCTCGTAAATTGTCAGACACTATTAAAAATATGTGGATTACAATTTTAGATATAAGAAAAGCTGTAAAACCATATATTGATAGTATGTCTACTTTAAATTGTAGTAATATAGTTATTGATTTTGCACCTTTTGTAAGTAGAGAAAACAAATCTGTTACTATTAATTTTATAGGTTTAACTACAATACCTGTTGGATATAGAGATGTTGATAATAATGGAGCAATGATTACTATTTCTGATGGAACAACTTCTTTTAATTCATATGTTAATATTACAGAAGCTAATAAAAATACAAGTGGTGTAACTTTTTATTTAAATAATACAAGTTTAAATTTTATATCTAGTACTATTACAATAACTTTAAAAAATATACAATTTACAAATGGTGTAACTGTTTGTAATAAACCTGATGTTGTTAAATCAGTTATTGCTACGATAGATCCTATTTGTCCTGATGCTCCTCCAATATACACAGTATTATCTACAACATCTATAAGTTATACATTTATTCCTAAACCAGGAATAAATGGTGAATATAGAATTTATAATGGTGATACTGTTGTAGCTCGTTATATGAATCCTAATTCTACTGTTTTTGGAATAATATCTTCATTATTACCAAATACACTTTATAGATTAAAATTAAAAATAAAAACAATTAATAATATTGAATATGAATGTAATACTCAAGAAATAACTACACCTAGTCCTTAAAATAATAAAAAATGAGTTGTAACTGTGAACAAACAAATACTATAAATTGTACTACATGTAATAATGCATGTAATGAATGCTCTTGTCCTGTAGAAACTACATTTATGCCTGAAACAACTACTTGTTCTGAACCTTCAGAATGTAGTGAAATATATCCAGCGCAATGTGTAATTTATGAAGGACCTACATTACAATGTAGTTTAGAATCTGTAAATAATTATCCAGATATAACACATACATTAATATCATCTAATTCTACTAATAATAGTTTAGAATCTGCTTTACAAAATATAAATTCTATGTTTTGTTATCTTTTTTCTAAAGATTATATTGCTAGAATGTTAACTTTAATTAGAGATGATGAAAGTGATTATGATCTTAAAACTTTATTTTGTCAAATTACATGTGATGAAGCTTGTACATTAACTTGTCCTGCTAATACTCAAGTTTCTTATACTTACGTTAGTTATTCAAGTGGTACATTAAATATAAGTTTTCAAGCTATATCAGGAAATCCTTTAACTAGGCATTATAAAATAAAAGCTTACAGAAAAAATAATACTGGTGGTTATGATTATTATAATACTACAACTATTACAAGTGCACCTTTTCCTACTACATCAATTACTGTAAATTTAAGTACTGGTACTTTACTTAATACAGATGAATGGTTAATTACTATTAAAGTTTATGAACCAGGAAATGAAAATGGTTGTTATTCAGGGGTAGATTATGGTAATATTAATAATTTAATATATAATCCTCAAATTTGTGGTGTAGCAATCACATCACCTGTCGTATTATCTTGTTGCACTAATAATTGTTTATGTGTATCTGGAGTAACTTTTACATTAAATAATTCTACATTAACTTTTAATTTTAATTATTTAAATTTATCTACTTTTTCAACTAATAATTGGTTTTCTCCTATAAGTTATTTGTTTCATTGGTATAAAAAAACAACATCTGGTGCTACGTCATCAGGAGATATTTACACTTATATTGGACATTATGAATTTACTCAAAGTGCATCTATAGGATCAAACAATGTAATTACTTCAAGTTATATAAATGGAGAACAATATGTATTATTATTACAAGTAAAAACTAATAATTTAAATTGTTATCAAGGTTTACCATTAAGATTAAATGGTACATATACAGGTGCAGAACTTAATAAAATAAACTGTAATATATATTATAATAGCTAATTATGCCACTATTTATAACAACAAATCCTATATCATCTATTCTTACCACCACTGCTACTTGTGGTGGTAATAGTATTTTAGGAACTGTTACAGGAAGTATTACTGCTAAAGGAGTTTGTTGGAGTACAAGTGCTAATCCAACTACAGCATTATCTACAAAAACAAATAATGGAACAGGATCTAGTAATTTTACAAGTTCATTAATAAGTCTTACATCAGGGACTACTTATTATGTTAGAGCTTATGTTACTGATAATTCTGGAACTTATTATGGACAAAATGTTGTATTTACTACATTAGGATTAACAACAACTGCTGCTACATCTATTACATCTACAACAGCTATATCTGGTGCTACATCTGTAAATGGTTTTACTTCTATAAGTGCTGTAGGTGTTTGTTGGAATACATCTACTTCTCCTACAATTTCTAATAATATTACATCTGATATTTTAATTGGTAATAGTTTTACAAGTAATATTACAGGATTATTAGCAGAAACAACATATTATGTTAGATCTTATGTTACTAGTAATGGTGTAACGTATTATGGTAGTCAAATTACTTTTACAACACTTTCAACAAATCCTGTAGTAACTACTAATTCAAATATTACTAATATATCTTTAAATGGTGCTTCTGTTTCTGGTAATGTTACATCATCTGGTGGAAGTTCTGTTACTTCTAGAGGTATAAGATGGAGTTTATTTTCAACAATGAATTCTTCAACAAATGTACCTTCAGGAAATGGTACTGGTACATTTACATCAGTAATAACAGGTTTATCAAATGGTACTACTTATTATGTACAAGCATATGCAACTAATAATAATGGAACATCTTATGGTGCTATTTATAATTTTACAACTTTAGGTGGTGCAACTATAGAAACAATTACTCCTTATTCTATAAAAGCTTCTTCTGCTATATCAGGGTGTAAAATTATAAATTTAAATGGAGGAAGTATTATTGAAAGAGGAATTTGTATAGGTATATACCCTAATCCTACAATAACAAATAGTTTAGTTGTTTTAGATGCTTATCCTGGAAATACAAATAATTATTTGGTTTTATTACAAAATTTAACTCCAGGAACAACATATCATATAAGAGCTTATGCTAAAACTAATATTTCAAATACAACATTAACAGCTTATGGTGATAATAAATCATTTGATACCGTATATTGTGAAGAAAGTTGTATAACTATAAATAATACAATAGAATGTAATGAACCTGTATGCGAATATAATATACCATCAGGTTGTGTATATTTTGATAAAAATATTACATGTTCAACTCCTTATTATACTAATGTAACTCATGATGTTATTGTAAATGTAAATGATTCTGAAAAAGTAGAAAATAATAATTTAAATGAAATATATACTAATTTAAATAATCAATTTTGTTATATTTATAGTAAAGCTTTTATAAAAGAATTTTTAACATTAATTAAAAACAATGAAGAGCTTAAAATTATTTTTTGTCAAATAAAAAGTGATTGTTAAAAATATTTAGTCTACAGTTTTATTTTGGTTTTCTGAAGACGAGTCTGGATTTTTATCCAGACTTTTTATTAAATATATTTTTTATCTTTGTTAAAATTATAAAATATGATTTCAAAAGAATTAGTTTTAAAACTTATTAAATCTAAAAAATCTAATAAATATTCTGCAAATAGAATAGGTGTTTCTATTGAAGAATGGATAAATTTAAAAAATCATTATAAAAATGAAAATCTTATAAAACAAAAAATAACAGAATTTTCAGAAAATTTAAATGAAGGCACTGCAAAATATTCAGGAATAAGTTATGTAGAACCTAAATCAGCAGAAGACATTGAAAAAATATTAAAAATTGATACTGATAAATGGAAACTATCTACATATTGGAATAAACAACATAGTGATTTTAAAGGAAATGAATATTGGACTATATCTGCATTAGTATCACAAAAAAAAGAAAATGAATTATCATTTTCTGATTTAGAAAATATTATTAAAACAACTTTTGATAATAATAATATATCACTTATTAAAAATAAAATAAATAAAATTACAAATAAAAAAGCATTATTTGTTTATACATCTGATAAACATATTGCTGCTTATGTTGATAATCAAGAATCTATTTATGAAAATAAATATGATGGTTTAACTTTTCAAGCTAGAATGAAACTAGTTATTCATGAAATTAATTATTTAGTAAATTTATTTGGTGTTTTTGAAGATATCTTTATTATAGATCTTGGTGATAAGATGGATGGTTTAAATGCACAAACTACAAGAGGTGGTCATAAACTTCCCCAAAATTTATCAAATAAAGAAGCTTTTAATACAGCTTTATCTGTAGAAAAAGATTTTTATGATTATGTATTTACATCAGATTTTGCTAATAATTATACAGTGTTATTAAATGCTAATAGTAATCACGGTGGTTTTTTTGATTATATAGTAAATAAAACTTTAGAACTTTATATTAATATTAAGTATCCTTTTGTAAAAATACAAATACAAGAAAAATTTATTGAGCATATTGAATATGGAAAACATATTTTATTATTAACACATGGTAAAGATACTGAAGATATGAAACATGGTTTACCATTAAATGTAAATGATAAAGTAGAAAATTATATTAATAAGTATATAATTTATCATCAACTTGATTCTAAAAATAAATTTGTAAGTTTAGTAAAAGGGGATTTACATATAAACAATTCTCAAGATACTTATAATTTTAGATATAGAAATGTACTTTCTTTATTTGGTGGTTCTAAATGGATTTCTACAAATTTTGGTCCTTCACATCCAGGATGTTCTTTTGACATTATAGAAAAAGACACAAAAAGAATATTTGAACATAAAATAATATTTTAAATATTAAAAGTTTGAATAGGAAAAAAGTAAAAATATTTGTAAATTATTATATAGAATATGATTTTTAATAAGCCAGATTTAAATGCTCCAAGATTTAGACCAAAAAGATATAATTTATTAAATGTAAATTTTTGTAATAAAATTAAAGAAAAAAATGAAAATTGTAAAGATTTAACAAATAACCAGATTAAAGAAGTTATTAAAATGTTTAATAATAATATTTGGGAATCTGTTATTGAAAAAAGAGATGGTGTTGAATTATTAGAACAATTAGGTTATATATTTATAGGAACTTGTCAGAAAAAAAAGAATGACAATCCTGATAATAAAAAATCTATAGATTATGGTGTTAAAATTCAACATCAAAATTGGGAATCTGATCAATACACTGCTAAAATTTTTTATACAAATTATGAAACTAAATATAAATTTAAATATCATCAATATTGGGGATTTAAAGCAGTTAGAGATTTTAAAAGAAAAGTTAGTAAAGAATATCCTATTAATTGGAAGAAATATGTAATTGTTGATAATTATGTAAAAATTTCTAAAATATTTAGGAGTTCAATAAAAAAAGATAAATTAAAAATAGAAACAGATTTATTATTAAATGATTATGATGAATTTGATTTAAATTAAATTAACATGAAAATAAGTGAAGTTATTTCTAGAATACGTGGTCAAATAAAAGCTTTACGTCAAGAAGCTTTTATAACTGATAGGTATATATATAGCATATATACTAAACACGCTAAATGGTTAATGAAACGTGAAGATAGTAAAAATAAATTAATGCAATTTAGTTCTATTATGCAAACATTAGATAATGTTGAATTAATAGAAATTGATAATGTAGAAGCTAATTGTATAGGTTTAAAAAGTGGAATTAAAATGATGAGAACAAAAGAAAAAATTCCAGTTTTTATGCAAGGATATTGGGGACCATTAATTAGACAAGTAACTTCTATAGATGGTCAAATTAACTTACAACCTACAATGCCATCTCAATATATTAGTATGACTAAATCAAAATCTTTTAAATATAATAAAACACAATATTATTGGTATTTAAATGATTATTTATATTTTCCTAATTTAATTTGGAAAACTGTAAGAATAGAAGGTGTGTTTGAAGATGATATATCATCTTACAAATGTGCTGATTGTCCTTCTTCTGAATTTTATTGTAAACCAAGACAAGAACAAACTATTAACATTCCTGATTATTTATATGGAGAAATTGAATCTAATGTATTGAAAGATTTATCTATACAAATGCAAATTCCTATGGATAATTTACAAGATAATAAAAACGTATTACGATAATGAAAACACAAATTCAATATAGAACTTTTGATGAATTAATGGAATCTGTAAGAGATGACTTTTATGTATATGAAGCAGAAGGTATGATTGAACCAGCACAATTAATTAAAATTGCACAAAAAATTAATTATGATCTTGGTTTAAGAATACACACAGAAAAACAAAAAATTTTGGAAGTTTCTAATGGTAAAGTAAGACTTCCTGATGATTTTTATGTTTTAACTATGGTATTACTATGTGCTGAATATAAAGTAAAAGAAGAAGCATTACAAGGAACTCATACTGAAGATGTATATACAACAGTTTGTACAACTTGTAATGAATTATCTACAAGTTGTAATTGTGATTTAGTAGTTACTACTTGTGAAAATAAATATATTAAAGTTATTCATAAAAAAAATTATGTAACAAGAGAATATACACAATTTAAAAGATTATATGTAAGACCTGCTAAAGCAGTTGATCCTATATGTTCTCAAAAATCAGGTAGTTATAATGATTGGTTAGAAGCAGAATTAAAAGGTAATTATTTATATATAACAGGAATAGATACAGGTACAGTTTATTTAAATTATTTAGGAAACATGGAAGATGATCAAGGAAACCTTCTTGTTTTAGATCATCCTATGATTAATGATTATTATGAGTATTCTATAAAACAACGTATTCTTGAGAACTTATTGATGAATAATGAGGATGTTTCTGTTAAATTACAATTAATAGAACAAAGAGTAAGACCTGCAAGAAACAATGCTTTATCAATTGTTAATACTCCAGATTTTCAAGAAATGTATAATTTATGGAAATTAAACAGAGAAGCAATGTATGGTAAATATTATAACATGTTTAAATCATTTTATTATTATTAAAATATGTCTTTATCAAAATTAATTTCTATTAATACATTTAGTTGTAAATTAAAATTTATTGTAACAGATAATATAAGTCAAGATATATCTAATATATATAAAAAACATAAATTAAAAAATAATGAAATAATAGAATTAGAAGGTATTTTTGTATCTGTAAATGGTTTAATTTATTATTTATTAATTGATAAAAAATATTTAACTCATAATACAATTGCCCATGAAATATATCATGCAGCTACAATGATAACAGCAGATAGAGATATTGATGATGAAGAAACAAGAGCTTGGTTATGTGGGTATATAACAGAAAAAATATATGATTTTATAAAATCAAAAAAAATTGAAATTGGAAATGGAAAATAATAATACTAATAATATACCTCAAAAAACAAATTCCTTTACTAAAGGAATGATTAAAGATACTAATGATTCTTATATTGGAGAAGGTATTTGGACTCATGCTAGAAATTTAGTTAATAATTCTCATGATGGTAATGTTGGTGTTATAGGAAACGAACCTTCTAATTTACATTGTATTGATTTACCATATACATTAATTGGTTGTATTTCAACAGATGATGATGAATGGGTATTATTTACTACAAATAACACAGATTCAGAAATAGGTTTATTTAAAGAATTAAATTGTACTTATACTAAATTAGTAAATAGCCCATGTTTAAATTTTAATACTAAAAATTTAATTACAGGTGTTTTTAGAAAAACATTTGATTGTTCTAAAAAAGTATATTGGTCTGATGGAAGACGTAATCCTGATAGAGTTTTAGATATAAATAATATACCTTGGGTACAGAATTGTACAACAACTAATAATTGTGTAACATGTGTTCCAACAAATCAATTAGATTGTGAAAAATTAAGAATAGCTCCTTTACTAAGTGTACCATGTTTATCATTAACAAAAGGAAATACAGGAACATTAATGAATGGTACATATCAAGTTGCTGTAGCTTATATGGTTAATGAAATTAAAATTACAGATTATTTACAAATATCTAATGCTGTTTCTATTTGGGATCATTCTGGTACTGCTGGTGGTTTAAATCTTGAATTATCTAATTTAGATGGAGATTATTCAGAAATAGAAGTTGTGGTTATTGCTAATACTAATGGTCAAGTTTATGCAAAAAGATTAGGTATTTATTCAACAAGACAATCTTCAATTTATATTGATAGTTTAAATAATGCTCTTATATCTATACCTATAGAATATATACCATTACAAACTCCAGTTATTGAAAGTTCTGATAAAATATCTGCTGTTAATAATTATGCTTTAAGAATTGGTCCATCTACAAAACCTGAAATAAATTATCAACCTATTGCTAATTATATTAGAGCTAAATGGGTTAATGTTAAATATCCAGGCAACTACTATAATAAAGGTGGTGCTAATGTTGGTTATATGCGCGATGAAGTATATTCATTTTTTATTAGGTGGGTGTACAATACAGGTGATAAATCAGCAAGTTATCATATACCTTGTATAAGTAGTTTTACTAATGCTGTTAATCTTAATCAAACATTACCTGATGGTGGTATAATTACTAAAGAAGGTTATACATTATCATATACATCAACAGAAAAATATCCTGATGATAAACCATTAATTTGGAATTCATCATTGGTTTCTAATAATTTATATAATTTGTGCGGTCAAAATATAGTGCATCATAGATTTCCTTCTAATGATGTACTTCCACATTTTAACTCTGATGATACAATTAATGTATTAGGAATTAAATTTGAAAATATTAACCCTCCTAGAAAAGATCCTCATAATCCATTAAGTCCTTTAATTCCTGGAATAGTAGGATATGAAATATTAAGAGGTTCGAGAGAAGGTAATAAATCTATTATTGCTAAGGGTATGGTTAATAATATGAAGAGTTATAATAATGATAATAGTTTATTTCAAAACTATCCTTATAACGATTCTAATTCTAATGATCCTTTTTATAACACTTCTTTTTCTTTAAAACAAGATTATTTATCATTTCATTCTCCAGATACAACTTTTAATCAACCTTTTTTAGGAAAGTGTGATTTAAAAGTTTATTTAGATATTATGGGAGAAGCAAATGGTAATTTTAAAGAAGTTTATAAACATCCTCAATTTAGACTATTAAATAATTTTGCTAATAATTTAATTAATATATTAAATTTATTAAATTATGCTAGTACTTTTTCTGGCACTCCTGTTTTTTCAACTACTTTAGCAGCATCTAGTGATTTACCTTTTTCTAGTACAATTGCTCCATTACCACCATTATTATTAAATAATAGTTCACCTGCTGATCCTTCTATTACTTTACAAAATATTGCTACAACTGCATTATGGATAGCTCAGGCTGTCGCTATAACTGCATATAATACAGCAATGCTTCCAGTAATAAAACAAAAATTATTAGAGATATTTAAAAATCTAGCACCATTTAGACAATATGCTGTTCAAATGGATTCGATTGGTAATTATAATACATATAAAGCTAGTACACAACAATTAAGTGTAAACAATTATAGTTATATAAAAGATGGTGTTTATTCATTTAATGGTAAATTAGTTAATAATTTATATAGAAATAAATATGTTTTATTAAAAACAGATAGTAATTTATCAACTTCACCTGAAAAATCTATTTTATTAGGAGAAACAGGTAACACGTATTATTCAAATTTAGTATCTAAATATGCTGCTATAAAATTAAATTTAACAAGTCAATATGGTCAAATAGATTCTATTAGACAAATACCTATAACAAGTTGTGTTCAAGAAACAAATAATACAACTTCTGATTTATTATTTTCAGGAGATATTTATATTAATAGATATACTGAAAAAAATAACTTTACGTTTTTTAATGATTGGTTATTTCAACAACCTAATGATTATCAATACGATTATAGAAAATATCAAAACATACCTAATGTAAGATATTATGTAAATAATGAAAGAATGATTGTGGGTTTTGGTAACATATTTGAAAATGTTAATAGTTACAGAAATTTATATAATGAAACTTCAGGTAGCTCTATAGGTTTTAATAATATTAATTTTAGCATACATGTAGAAAAAGGTTCGTTCTTTGTTTCATATAATGGAATTAGAAATTTTTATGTAGAATCAGAAGTTAATGTTGGATATAGAGATTGGGTGGAAGATGCTAACAATCAATCTTATATACCTTATACAAGTGACAATGCATCTTTAGATTTAATGTTTAGAAGTGATAATATTAAATATCCTGAAGTATTTAAATACGATTATTCATTATCAGCAAGTAAACTTTACAATCAATATGTAAATTGGGGATATGTTTTACCAAGATCTTTTGATCCTAGTAAAGCAGAAACGTGTTATTCTTATTATCCAAGAAGAATTAATTATTCTTTACCTCAAGCACAAGAATTAAAAAAAGATAATTGGGTTGTTTATTTAGCAAATAATTATAAAGATTTTCCAGCTATTGTAAACACTGTAAAACAAATTAATAAAACAGGTGCTATAATATTAATGGAAAATAAATCTCCATTAAGTATGGTGGGTGTTGATACAATGGAAACAGATGCTGGAACCAAAGTAACAATTGGTGATGGTGGATTATTTAATCAACCTTTACAAAGTCAAGTTAATTCAGATGAAATTTTTGAATATGGTTCTTGTCAAAATGCAAGAAGTGTTGTTAGTACACCTCAAGGTGTTTTTTATGTAAGTCAAGATCAAGGTAAAGTATTTTTATGGGGTGGTTCTTTAAATGAAATATCTAATTCTGGAATGAAATGGTGGTTTAGCAGATATTTACCAAGTAATCTTAAAAAATATTTTCCAAATTTTACAGAACATGATAACACTGTAGAAGGTGCTGGTGTAATTACTACTTACGATAATACTAATGAAATAGTTTATATAACTAAAAAAGACTACATTCCTTTAAGAGAAGATATACAATATATTTCTGGTGTTGGTTTTGTTATACCTACAAATATTACTAGTAATATTAATAAACAATCTTTATTAAATACAGCTTGTCTTGAAGGTTATGTTCCTGTTTATAATGTTAATAGTACTATTTGTGAATGTGTTAAATATCAAAATACTCAAGTTAATTTAGTAACATTTAATAATACATTAAGAAACGTTGAAAATAATACTACAACAAACAGTTGGACTAAATTTGGAACATTAGTTTATGATAATAATTTTAATGATAATTTATCAACAACTCCTCTTTTAAATGGATTTGGAACATTTACTAATATAGGAAAAATAAATAGATTTTGGATAAATGAAAATGTAACTTATCCAGATCCAAATAATGTTGTTAAAAAATTAATGAGAGAACATGCAAATATTAAAAACCCTATATATAATGTTTTTTTAAATTTAGAAAATGAAGTTACTTATTATGTAGCATTATGTTCAGGTAATGAAATAACAGATACTAATAGAATCATACTTCTTGTAGATAATAAAGAAATAATTAATTTAGGAATTAGTGATTTTATTAATTCAAAAATGAATTTATTATTTCCAACTTCAATTTATTCAGGATTTGATGCTCGTAATTTTTATAATTCTTTTTTACATATTTTTCCAATAACATTATCTGCTGGTAAACATACTATAACATTTAAAGCATTAGCTCAAAGTGGTATAATGGTTTTAAATAATACTTTAAATGATTTAATAAATGCAACATCTTTAGATGATTTAAATCCTATTTTTACAACATATCGTTCTGATAATTCTAATATTAGTTATACAAGTTATGATTATGATGCTACTTTAGCACCAAATAAAACATTTGTCCCTGGAGAAACTTATGTAAATAGCTCTACAATTTTAGATACTATTTCATTAACACCTGTAGAGGTAACACAACCACCAATTCAACAAGTAAATTATATACCAATTAAAACTTGTGATACAACTTATTTTAAAGATGTTTCTTGGACCATATCTTATGATTTAAAAAATAAACAATGGTTAAGTTTTCATGATTGGCATCCTACATTTATGTTACCATCTAAAACACATTTTTTAACTTCTTATAATGAATGTGGTAAAAATAGTTCATTGTGGAAACATAATAATAGATGGGATAGTTATTGTAATTTTTACAATAAAAATTATCCATTTGAAATAGAATATGTTGTATCTACAGGATCTGAAATTACAACTATTAAAAACATTGAATATTATTTAGAAGCTTATAAATACAATAATAATGGTCAAGATAAATTTCACGTATTAGATTATAATTTTGATTCTGCAATTGTTTATAATTCAGAACAAATTTCTGGTTTATTAAATTTAAATATAAAACCAAAAAATAATCCATTTGTATATCTTAATTATCCTATTATTAATCCTACAGGTTCTACTGAAATTTTATTTTCAAAAGAAGAACAAAAATATAGATTAAATCAATTTTATGATATAACAAAAGATAGAGGTGAATTTACTAATGTTAAAAATAATTTAATTGTTACATTAGATAATGGATATGTTTGGTACATAAATCCAAGTGCAGTTGATTATTATAAAAGTGCAATACAACATAAAAAATTTAGACATAATATAAATAAAGTATTATTAAGAAAAAATACACCACCACCTGTAGAAAGTATTCCTGCAACACCACCTACTAATTATAATTTAATACCTGTTAAATATATAAGTTGGGGTAAATTTGGGGCAGCATTAGCACCTAGTATTTCTTATAATGGAATAATAAATAATATTAATATATTATCAACTAATTATTGGAAACAAAAAATTAATGATATTGCTGTTTGGAGTAATAGTTCTCCTATAAATACATGGATAGGTTTTGAAGAATGTTTTACAGTGGATGCAGATAAAACTTATTATATAGGCGTAGCTGCTGATAATTTATACAGATTAAAATTAGATAATAATATTATTTTATCTTTAGAATCTACAACACCAAATTCAATAACAGGAATAATTGATCCTTATGAAGTTATTAAAAATTATACATTACAACCTTCATTTAGTTCATTAAATCCTTTATGTCCAACTTGTCCAGCAAATTCTATATTTGAATCTTCAATTGCTGGACCATATCAGTTATTTTTAATTGTTCCTGTAACATTAACAGCTGGTGTACATAAAATATCTCTTGAAGCTATGGATTTAGGTAATCCTGGAATGTTTGCTGCTGAAATATATAACAATACAAATAGTGAAATAATATCTGCAACATCAGATAACAGTTTAAATATATTGTTTAGTACAAAAGGTAAAACATCATTTTATAAATATGATTATCAATGTCCTAAAGGGTATAATTTAATACCTCAAGAAAATCCTTGTAATACACCTCAATGTGAAAAAATAACAGAACATGATATAAAAATGTTATTTAAATTTATTAATACAAAATTACAAATATCAAATAAATAATATAAAATGAAAAAATGGTTAGATCAATATCAATTAGGAAATGAAGTTGTATATAACTATACATCTCCTGTTTTATCAGATAATACATTTGTAAAAAGACCTATTATTAATAAAACAAAAGAACAATTTAAAAAAGAAGCTGAACAATATGCTTTTAATCAAAGAGTATTAAGAGATGCATATCCTAATAAATTTTTTATATCTACTTCAAATCCTATAGAAACAATAGAAAAAAATCTTCCATATACATTACCAAATGGTCAAAGAAAAACATTTGATAAAATGAATTGGAGAGAAAAAAATTATGTTAGAGGAAATGCTTTAAAACAAAGAGGAAAAATAAATAAATTACCTCATGCATTAAATCCTGTTCAATGGGTTGGAGATATAGCAGGAAATTTAGCGCAAGCTCCTTATGAAGCTCAACAATCTAACTCTATTCTTCCATATCTTACAGCTATTGCCACTCCATTAGTTATGGGTAGATCTATGGGATCTGGAAGTATAAATCCAATTAGTAAAAAGTTTTGGACCAATGAAGTTTCTAATGCTGAATTTTTAAATAATATGGCTTTAGGTGTTCCAAATTTAATTAAACATCCTATTACACAAAATGTAGTTAAAACTTTTTTAGATATTCCAAGAGCTGAAAACGTTAAAGAAGCAATTGGAAGAATTAATGGTATCCCTTTAAAAAAAGATATTCCAAGAATGAATCCTGAAGATGTTAAAACTTTTAGAAAAGTTCAAGAAATAGGTAGACTTAGAGCAACTAATGCATCATATGCTGAACAAATGAGATATGGTTTAAATAATAATCTTCCAGAAGAACATTTTCAAAAATTATTTGGTGCATCTAAAGAAGAAGCTCAATCTTTATTAGATAGAGGTTTTGGTAGAAGAGAAACTGCTGAATCTAATAATATAATAAATAGAATAAATTTACAAAGACCTCCAAGAAGAACCTCTACTCCAATCCAAACAACGATTGATATAATGAATAGTTCTCCTGAAGAAATATCAAATTTTGCTGCTCTTGCTGGTATGACAGAAGAAGAACTTATTAATTTTGCTAGGTCTACTATGCCAACACAAAACAGAAGTGATATTCTAAACAGAAGTGATATTCTTAGACATACATTAGATAATTATAGTTCAGAAATAAATACTGGTTCTAGAAGAGGAAGAACACTTATTCCAGGACAAGAAGAATCTAGAAGAACACTTTTTCAAACTTTAGGTGATGATTGGAATAGATATGTTAATCAAAAAAGACGAACTAGTCAAATTATTAATTATAAGTTAAAAAACTTTATAAATAAAAATATACAAGATTATCCATATCATCCTGGAGAAGTTCTTGAAAAAGTTCCAGATCTTTTTTTAGCAGAATCAGGTAATTTAAAAAATGTTTCTAAAAAAGTTAACTTTGCTCCTGAAGGTATTAAGTCTGGAGATGTATTTACAGGAAGTACAAACACATCACATAGTTCATATCTTCCTCAGTTAAAACAAGTGTTTAAATACACTAAAGGAGATCCTCAGTTTCTTGGTTATAAACCGATGAACCCAATGGGATTTTTATCAAAATATGGATATGGAGCAGATGATATTTCAAAATATCTAAACTCTGAAATAGATGAGCAAGTAAAAAGAGGTGTAATTCCAAAAGACATATCAAGACCTTTTCAAAAAGGAGAACATGTAATGCTTCCTCATTATGGAGTTAAGCAACATAAACATGGTGGTATAATAAAAGATAACAGAGGACAATGGGCACATCCTGGAGAAATTACTAGAATATCAGGTAAAAATATAACTATGCAAAATGTACCATATCCTGTATTAGCTAAAGCTAATAATGGTATGACTACTATGATGTACCCAGAACAAGATTACTATTTTCCTGGAGCTAATTATGTAGATGAATATCCTATGATGCAAGGTGGTGGAAATGTTGCACCTTTTATTACATCTGATATTAATGAATATAAAAAAAGAAAACAAGCTTATGATGATAGTTTGAGTTTATATACAAGTAGTCATCCTAAAGTAAATAATTACTTAAATTTTATAAAAAGTAACAATCTTTTGTCAGGTGTTTATACTCCAATTTCGGATGAACAAATTAAGCCTATAAGGGGGTATAGTATTATTATGCAAAAAAATTCAAATGGGGAGTTTTTAGTAGATAAAAATAGAAGACCTACTAATTTAACTAGGCAGGATTTAATAAATGCAGGGATAGATAGAAATACAGCTACTTATGGAGTGCATGAATATAAAAAACCAGTACAACAAGTATTATATAAAGAAAAAGAAAACTTAAATCAAATTCCCACATATAATAATTATTCTATAAATCCTAAATTAACAAATAAAAAAATTATTCCACAAAAAAATTATTTTATATTACAACCATCAGGAGCACCAGTGTATACTAAATTTCCCGATAGTAGATTAATTGGTTATAATACTTCTTTATTACCTTCTCAAATTGGTTATTATACTCCAGAAGAAATTAATAAATTAAAACAACAAGGGATATTTCAAGAATATGAAGATGGTGGTGAAATGATAAAACGTGCAGATGGATCATATTCTAGAAGAGGATTGTGGGATAATATTAGAGCCAATAGAGGATCTGGTAAAGCTCCAACAAAAGAAATGTTGGAACAAGAAAGAAAGATTAAAAATAGTTATCAAGGTGGTGGTACAACTGGTAAAAAAAGAGGTAACACTATATTAGATTGGTGGTATAATTTAGATAATGTTCAAAGTACATATAAAATGTATAATGATCTTGATCCATTTTTAAAAAATTGGTATCAAAATTCAGAAACACAAAAAAGATTAAAACAAAACTTACAAGAGAGTTTTTTTCACCAAAATACAAATCCAAGTCAGTTAACTTCTCAAGCTATAAATATTTTACAAAATACTCCAACTTTTAGTAGAGAACTTGTTAAAAAAGCTGATGTTTCTGCAAGTGATCTTGAATATAATAATGAGTTACAAGAATGGAAATCTCCAAGTACATTTGGTGGAAATCCTTATTTTAATAGTCATAATTATATAACAGGAGTATCTGAATTAGGAAGTTATAATCCAAATACAAAACAAATTATAGTTAATTCTTTTAATTTACCAGGAACAATTGCTCATGAAGGAGTACATGCAGCACAACCTTTACAAAAAGCAATGGAAGATGTTATTGATTGGAAATATTTTAATAAAAAAGATTCTAAAGCTCGTTTTGTAGAACAAATGGGAATATCTAACTATAATCCAAAAACAAATAAATTTACAAAAGAAACTTTTGAAGAAATATATAAAAGAGTTCCTAAACTTTATGATAATGTTTGGAAAAAAATAGAAAAATATTTAAATAAAGATGGAATGTATCCAAGAATAATGGATATTAGAAGAACTCTTAATCTTAAACCTGGACAAAAAGTTGATAAGTCAATTTTAAGTAATGATTCTATTTATAGCCCTTTAGAAGATTTAAGACACTATTATGATGACGAAACAATCATAAATATCTTAAATACAATTGCAAAAACTAATAATAAAAGACCATTTATAACAGCACAGACAGGAAAAGAAGTGTATTGGAGAACTAATAAGCCTATGGTGAATGATCCAAGCATGGATGCTATTTCTAAAGTTTTGTTACAAAGAAATTTAGGTAAAAACTTTATGCAACGTGCTGCTGGATTTGGTTATCAAGGAGGTATTCCTACAAAATATATTCCTGGACAGGATCCTAATAGCAATGACATATCAACATTGTTAATGGGTAGTAGTGATAATATAGTATATCCAACTATTATACAAACAGGTCCTGAACAACTATCTTATCAACCTTATCAAACACAAGAATATATAGAAGCACCTTCTTGGGATGTAGCAGATTATTTTGCTACAAAAGGATATAAACGTGCAGCTAATGATATGTATGGTATGGAATATCAAAAAGGAGGTAGTACATATCAAATTCAAAAAGGAGATACGCTATCAAATATATCAAATAGATATAATGTTCCTTTAAATACATTAGCCAATGCTAATAATATACAGAATCCAAATTTAATTAAATCTGGAAATAAATTAATTATTCCTGAAAAATTTGATAGAGAATTAAGATTTGAAGAGATACCAACAACAGATAATAAAAAAATAATTATAGATAACTATAGTCCACATTATGATTATATAATAGAAGGAAATAAAACTTATTATAAAACTAAAAATGGTAAAACATGGGCTGATATATCAGATAATAAAATAGCAAGAGAAAATCTTCTTAAATTTATAAATAAAAATAATTATTGGGCAGGTTATGGAAGTAATGAAAAACAAATCTATTTAAATAATACACAAACTAATCTAAAATCTCCAAATACAAATATTTTACAGACACCTTTTTATAAATATAAACCTACAGTTTATGAAAATTATTTATCATATAATCCAGTAAATAATACTAAAAAAGATAATAAAATTCAATCAAATGATCTTAAAATAAATCCTTATATTATTACAGTAACAGATGCAAAAAATAATTTATTTCAAGGAGATATTACACATGGTTCAACATTAATCAATAATAAAAATATTACACAATCTAACAGTAATATATTTAATACAATAGATAATTCATTTAATTATCTTTCTGATCTATATACTACAGCAGAAAATGGAATTAAACGTAAATTTGCTACTCATACAGGTAGCGACAATGATGTAAAAGTTAAAGAATCAGATAAACCAAAAACAGTATTTGAATATTATAATCAAAAATATCCTGGAGAAATAACTACAATAAATGCACCTGGTAATTCTGGAAGAACTTATAAACAACAATTATTACCTATTTCAAATGTTAAATTTGGTTTTAGAAATAGAGGTGATTATAAAGACATAAATACAGATGGTCTTGAAATTACAACATTTAATCCTTTTAGTAAAAATCAATTACCAGATAATACAAGTGTATTAGCTTTAGATAAAGATGGTAATTTACATACAGGTCAATATAAGGATTTTAAGAATAATAAAGATTATGTATTTAGCAAAACATTTAAAAATAATATTATAGATTTTGCTGAGTCTTCAGGTAAAAATGAATATATTGATGGAGCAAAATCAGGAAATCCTGCATATAAACAACCAAAAATAAAGGTATTGGATGATAATGGAAAAATTATTGATGGTTCATTAAATATATTAGTTAAAGGAGATGATAAAAAAGATTACTATGGTCAAGTACAAGGTGGTCGTATATTATTTGTAAATCCAACAACAAAAGAACAATATCTTGTTTCTGGAAGTGTTGAACATATAAAAAATGAATTTAAAAGATTAAAAGGTAATAATAAATATTTAGAGGCATATACTCTTGATAATGGTACATATTCTAGAGGTTTATCTTATAAAGATAAAAAATTAACTCCAGATAGACTTAAAGCTTATGATTTAGAAAATACAAGTGGCGGTAATGGATTATATATTTATGATTATAAACAACCAATAAATAAATATCCTGAAACTTATTTACAAACACCTAATGTAAGAACTGTTAAAGATGATAGTTATAAAAAAGGACATAAACTTAAAAATGAAATAAAGAATGTTGTACTTCATCATACAGCTTATACAAATCCTTTGACTAATGAAGAAGAAGTTAGAAAACAATATATGAGTCCAAATGCAAATACATCACATGTAGTTATTGAAGAAGATGGTAAAAGAACAGTATATGCATCTCCAGAACAAGTAACATTTCATGCAGGAGAATCTAAATGGAATAATAGAGATAATGTAAATGATTTTAGTATAGGTGTTGAGTTTCAAGGTGATACAAATAAACAACCGTTAACTCAACAACAAATAGAATCATTTATTGAATACTATACTCCAATTGCTAAAAAATATAATTTATCAGTTAAAGATATTATAACTCATCAGATGATTGCTCCAGGAAGAAAACCAGATATATCAGAAAAAGAATATAAAAGAATTTTAAATTATATGAAATCAAAAGGTTATAAAAAACAAGGTGGACAGATAATGGCAATAGGTGGACAATCAACATTAAACCCAGTGGTTAAAAAAGATAATAGAAACTGGTTAGACTTTCTTAAAAATTAGATAAAATCATTAAAATTTAGTAAATTATATTATACATCGTTTATTATGAATAAGCAAGAAATATTAAACCTTACAGGTTTAACAGAAAATGAGTTTTATAATTATTATCCTGACCAAGAATCATTTTGCAATGATTACCCTGAAGCGTGTGATAAATTACAAGAAGCACAAAATGGTATACAAGTTTATACATCTGGTCGTCAGTTAACACCTACAGGTCAAAATAATTCTTTTTATAATAATACTCAAAATATAACACCAGAACAATTAATGGAAGCTGGTAAAAAATATGGTTGGAGAACTGATAATGCTAGAAATTTTCAAGAAGATATGTATAAACATATTTCTAGTAATAATCCAGAATTAATGAAACAAATGATTAACAAATATGGTGCAGCAAAAGCAGGATTTGTTAATTATAATGGTGTACAATCTTTTGCACCAGACAATATGTTAGGTGCAAGAAGTGCTGCTATATTTAATGATTTTCAAAAAACTACAGCACCAAGTAAAAAAATAAGGTATGAATTATTAAATTCACCTAATTATTATAAAGATAATTTTGGTAAAACATCTGCTCAAAAAATATATAAACCTATTTTTGAAGGAAATTGGAATAAAAGCGAAATAGATAGTGCTTTTAGAAATGGTATTATTCCAGATACATATGGTCCTGGTACAACAGTTTTAAAAGGACAACCTTATTGGGAAGTAGAAAAAAATACAGAATATCAAAATACAAAACCTAATCCTGTAAATTATAGTGCTGCAAATAGACAACCTATGTCACCAGCTAATACTATGAGATCAGTTTCTAGTACTAATAATCCTTTTAGAATAAATAGAACTCCTGCTCCTGAAATAGCAAATACAAATTATAATAATTTAATGAGAAAATATGGTGGTCCATTAATACCAGAATATAAAACAGGAGGTAATTGGATACAAAGTGCTGTTAAACATCCAGGAAGATGTACACCAGGATCTCCTAATTATGATTGTCCTAAAGGAAGTCCTCAATGGAATCTTGCACAAACATTTAAAAAACATCACGGATTTCATGAAGAAGGAGGAAATGTATTTCCTGCTATGAGAAATTTTAAACATGGGGGATATTATGGAATGGATGGTAAGTTTCATAAAAATTCTGATTCAGGTACTTATGTTTCTGCTGGTGGATATTATTTTAAAGGGGGCGGTCCAAAAATAAATGATGGTGAAGAAATTCAAATATCTCCTGATAATGGTTTTGTAAACACTTGGAATACAAATAATAATCAAGATAATTCTCAATATTATTCTGATAGAAGTAATGTAATAGAAACATCTGATGCATCTGATCCATATGATATAACAAATAATAAATCTTCTTTTATTGATAGATGGAATAATGGAAAAACTAAATTTCAAAAAACAATGAGAGGTATTTCTGATTTTAATTCTAATCTTATTGGTATAGGAGATTTAATTACAAATTCTATGGAACAAAGTAGATTAAATGATGATTATAACAATTCATTAATATCACAAGGTTCTACAGATTCTATATTTTCAAATGCACCTTCTGCAAGTAAAGGAGATTATGATCCTAATACAGGTAAAAAAATATCTTATTCTAATATGTCTTTTAAAGGTATGTATGGTAAATATGGAATGGAAGTTCCTAAATATGCTGTTGGTGGATTTGAACCACAAATAGAAACATTAGCAGATTATGGATTAGAAAGTCCAGAAGAAAATATTCCAGTTCCAATTAATTATGAATCTTTATATTCACTTCCTTCAGCTTTACATGATAATACAAGAGTAGCTCCACCAGTTGTTCCTTTAAATAGTCCTTCATATACTATTAATAAAAATAGATCTATTGATGGACCTATTGATGTAGATCTTGCATTACAAGCTGTTTCTGGACATGAATCTGGTGTAAAACCTGGTCAAACTAAAGTAGGATTTAGAACAAGACTTATTGGTAAAGGTGGTAAAAGAGCAACTGCTTCTGGAACATATCAAATTACAACAGATACACTAAAACAGATATTTAAAAATGATAAAAATTTAAGATCTAATTTTAAAACATTTAATGAATTTAAATCCGCATTTGATACAAATCCTGATGTTGAATATGCTGCTGCAAGATCTTTAATGTCTGATCATATTAAAAATTATGGTGTATATGCATTAGGTGCATGGTATCAACCTGCTTTTGCAAAGAGAGCAATGGAAGGAGATAAATCTGTATTTAATATAATTCCTAGAAAAGATTATGGAAATAAATTAAAATGGGGTGTTGATTTTAAAAATAAATTAAATTCATATAATAAATTAGCAGGAACAAATTATGAGATTATGAAATATGGAGGTCAACAACTTGGTGGACAAGTAGTAGAAATGGATGAGAATGAAATACAACAATTTTTAAAAGCTGGTGGACAGCTTGAATTTTTAGATTAAATTTGTAACAATGAAATATAAAGTAAGAATAATAAAACAACCTGAATACCAAAATGGTGGTGAGCAAAATCAACAACAAATTATTGAAGTTGTAAAAGCATATGCTCAAAAAACTGGTGTTGATCCTAAAACTATTTTGTTGCAACTTCAAAAAATGCAACCTAATGAACAACAACAAGCATTACAACAAATGTATGTTGCTGTATCTAATCAGCAAGAAAATATGCAATCAGAAGAAGAAATAGAAACTGCTGAATATGGTGGTCAAATGGGTCATGCTTTAGATTTAGGTTCTCGTAGATTATATATGAATCAAGATGAAGAAAAAACTTTAAATGATCATATAAAAGAAGTACCAAGAGAAGAAGCTAATATTGAAGCAGAAAAAGGTGAAACTATTATTACTCCTTATAAAGGTGGCAAATATCATTTTAAAATTGGTGGTAAAAAACATTCTCAAGGAGGAACTCCTTTAAATGTACCTGAAGGAAGTTTTGTTTTTTCTGATACTCCTAAAATGAGATTAGGTGGTGATGTATTAAAAGTTTTTGGTAAATCTGATAAAACAGATAAAAAATATACACCTGCACAATTAGCAAAGCAATATGATATTAATAAATATCAAACTATATTAAATAATCCTAGAGCTGATGCTATAATGAAAAGAACTGCTCAACTAATGATTGATAATTATAATACAAAATTATCGCAATTAGCAATAGCACAAGAAGGTAAAAAAGGATTTCCTCAAGGCATTCCTGAAATAGCAAAAGAATATTATAATAAAATTAATAATATTCAAGAACAAGGTGATGAAATGCAAGAAGAAATGCCTGTTGCTATGGATGGTATGGGTTTTAAATATGGAGGCGGTTTATTAAAAGCTCAAGAAGGTATAAATTATAAGTTAAAAAATAATATAAAATATCAACCTATTCCTATTTCATTAGCTACATCAGGATTACTTAATAACTTTAAAAAAGAAACTGATGACGATGGTTATGTATATTATGATAAAGATGGAGAACCTTCTGAATTAATTGAGTTAACAACTGCTCAAAAAAGTAAAAACTATGATCCTAATTCTTGGAAAATGTCTGTTAAAAAATATGCTCCTCAAGGATATACTTTACAAGATTTAGCAAAAGCTAAATATTTATCTGATGTAAATAATCCAGAGGTTATTAATTTTCATAATAAATATTTTAAAGAAAAACCTGGAACTAATGATTTACATTATTATGATTATAATGCTAATAAATTAAAAACTATACCATCAATTGGTATAAGAAATTTACCTGTTGAATTAAGTAATCCTACAGCTAATTTAATTTCAAATGCTCAAAATGCAGCATTAAAAGTTAAATCATTAAATAATGATTCTGATAATGATTCTGATAATAATGTTGATGAAATTCCTTATGGATGGACTACTCCTGATAAATTAGGATTATTAAATTCTGCTTATAATTTAGCATCTATAAAAAAAGCTACTCCTTGGGAACCAGTTGCAAAACTAAAAAGTCCTGAAGTAACTTATTATGATCCTACTCAAGAGTTATCAGAAAATGCTGCCAACGCGTATGCTACACAACAAGCATATAATATGTTATCTGGACCACAAGCTAGATATTTAAATTTATCTGGTAACACTGCTAAAAATGTTTCACAAATAATGAACAAATATGCAGGAATGAATGTTCCTTTAGCAAATCAAGCTTCTCAACAACAAGCTCAAATTGCTAATCAACAAATGCAATTTGATACAGAAAGAGCTAAAAGATTATATGATGCTGGTGTAATTGGTGAACAACAATATCAAAATGCAGTGAGACAAGCTAGACTTGCTTTATTACAATCATTTGCACAAGGTCATGAAAATGCATCTTCATTATATAATATAAATAGAACAACATCTGAAGATTATTTTATAGATCCTAGAAATGGTAGGATAACCTTTAAATCTCCACAAGCTAGAGATAATTATCTTAAAAAACGTGCTACTGCTAATTCTAATATAGATCCAGAAACATTAAGAAAATCGTTTCCAAGAGCAACAGATGATACATTAGCTCAAATATATGGTAAAATTTATACATCTAGATATTTAAAAAATAAAAATAATAATAACAATATTAACTTTGAAGATGATTAATAATAATATAAACTTTAAAAGTTTAGTTTTTTATTTTTAACTTTTTTTAGTATATTCATATTAATATAAAATTATGTCAACATATTTACAAGGTGCTACCGATACAGGATTTAATCCAATACAATACACTCCTAATTTTTCATATATGGCTAATGCTTTACAAAAAGCACAAGCTAAATATGATACTAACTATAATGAAATAGCAAGTAATTATGATAAACTTGTTAATTCATTATCTAATCCTCAGAATAATGAATATGTAAATCAATTTTTAGAAAATACTAAAGAACAAATTAAACAACTTTCATCAAAAGATCTTTCATTAAAACAAAATGTTGATGAAGCTGAAAAGTTATTTACTCCGTTATGGGAAGATGAAGATATCCTTGCTGATTATAAAATTACTAAGCAATATCAATCGCAAATTCAAGAATATAATAAATTAAAAAATTCAGATAAAAAAGAAGATAGAGATAGAGCTTGGGATAAAGGATTACAATTTGTTCAGTTAACACTTCAAAATTTAAAACTTGCTAAAAGAGGTGATGGATCTATTCAAAAAATAAAAGTTAATGAATATGTTCCAAATATAGATGTTCATGCTGAAGTTAATAAATATCTAAATGAATCTGGTTATAAAGATGGAATTACTTCTATTAAAAATGAAAATGGTCGTCTTGTTTTAGTAACAAATGGACCAGGTTCTAAAGAAACTTATAGTGCTGTAGTTGATAATTTTATTAAAAATAGACCAGATTTACAAAAAATATTTATGGTTGAAGGTGTTGTTGACTTTCAAAATATGGTTAATAATGAAAGATTTAATAATCCAAATATAACTAAAGAAGAAGCAGAACAATATGCTAAAAAAAATTATATAGCTACTAAAACTTCTGAATTTGAAAGTAAAATTAATAATTATAATTCTATATTAAAAGGAACTACAAATGATGATGGTTTAGAATCTAAATATATTAAATTAAGTACTGAAATTAGTAATGATTATGATAAAGGTATAGAACCTACTATTGAAAAATTAAATGAGTTTAAAGAATATCAAACTCAAATTTCAAGTATAAATCAACAAATTAATAAATATAAATCTGTATTAAAAGATTTACAAAGTGATGATTTTAACAGACCTGATGTTAATCTTAATGGTTATTTTGCTGAACAATACAGACATATTTTTTCTGAAAATGTCGCTTTAACAAGAGCTGCTGCAACAACTGAAAAATTAATAAATGATAGTGAAGCAGTTGCAGCAATGAAAATGATAGCTCACCAGGAAGATCAAAATAGAAAATATGGTGCTATACAAGAAATAGTAAGAACTGATAATAAAGGAAATGTTGTAATTACACAAAAAGGATATAATGAAAATGGATCTTCTAGTATACCAGAAGATATAACATTTCAATCAAATGAAAATATACAAACTAACGTTAAAGAATCTGCTTCTAAAATTTCAGAAAAAAAAGCAGATGTACCAATTGTAGTTAATAATAAAACAACCCAAGAAGATTTAGAAAAAAGTTTTTATATTAATTTTAATAGAAATATTCAAAAAAATAGAGATTTATTTATATCAGGAGTTGCTCAATATATAAATACTGATAGTAAATTAGGAAGTGATTTTCCTTCAATATATAAATATGTTGATTATTTATCAAGTTTAATTAATGGAACTACTGCTTTAAATAAAAATATTCCTTCTGAAGAAAATTTAAAAAAGACTTTTAATGATTTAAAAAATAATGAAAATACAAAAGATTATTTTAAAAATTTTGAAAGTTATAATTCTACACCATCATTACAATTACGTTCATTATTAGATTATATTGACGCTTCAACAACTAACCCTAGTTTAGAAAGAGCAAACCTAAGACCATTAATTGATGATGCAGCTTCTAAATTTACTATGAGTAATGGGATAATGTTAGATTTTAAAGAATATAATAAAAAATCTAAAATTAATCCTGAATTTAAAACTATTTTAAAAAAAGATAAAAAAGGAAATAATAGAATAATTAATGCAGATGATGTTGTTAACTTAGCAGAAACTGTTTATAAATTAACAGATAAAGAACTTCCTTGGTGGGAACAAGGAAGAAACCTTGGTCATTATGTATTAGGTGATAATGTAAATGAAAGAAAAGGATCTTTAGAAAATGCTAAAATTTTATATAATGGTAAATTACCAAAAGATATAGCACAAGCATATGTTGATGGTAGGTTAAAAGTTGATGAAGTTTATAGAAAAGAATATACTACAAGTGATGAAGGTTGGGATCGAATAAACACAAAAAGATATGAATATAAAGATAAAGATGGTGGTATTTGGGATTTAACAGATTTAGTTGAAAAATTAAACGGATTAGTTCCAGAAAAATTAAAAGAAAAAATTAATAAATATAATGATGTTTTATTTTTAGATTTTAATTCTTTTTTAGAAAAAAAATATCCTCAATATGATAGAAGTTTTGTTTTAAACAAAACTTTACAATATACAAATGATCCTTCTACACCAAAAAATGAAAATTCTAAATTAATAGCGCAAGATGCTATATCTAATAATCAAGGTAACATTATTGAAAAAACTGATGGTGTTATATTACCAAATAATTATAATCAATTAATTAAAAATCAAAATAGAGATGATGTAAATAAAGTATTAGAAATAATTTTAAAAAACCCAACTGAATTAGATAAAGTGTTAAGTAAAACAGAATTATCTTATTCTGGAAAAACTTCTGATAAATCATTAGTAAAATTAATTTTTGATTCTGATAATTTAAATAATTTAATTAAAAAGAATTTTCAACTTAAACCAAATTCTTCAGAAGAAAAACAATTGATGGGAATTGCACAATCATTTGTTATTAATGGTGTTGAATTAAATGTAGATAATAATGTATTTTTAAAATATGCTAAAGATGATTATATGTCATCTGTAATTACGGATGAAATGTTATCTAAAGGTATTAAAGCTTCTGATTATGAAAAAAATAAATTACATTATGATTATACATTAACTTTGGGTTCTAATGATCAAATTAATGTTAGATATAAAGTTAAAAAATATGACCCTACATCAAATACATTTGAATGGACTGAATTTGAACCTCAATCTTATCCAAAAGAAATTGGTGTAGATAATATATTAAGATCTTTAAGAGAAGGATTTATGCCAAATACACAAGCTATTTATAATTATTTAAAGCAACAAAGTGAAAATAAATCTACTAAATTAAAAAATTTTAAAAAGAAAGAAGGAGAAAGTTCAGAAAATCACATAAATAGAATTTTAAACGCAAATAATTACTAATATTATATTAATTTTATAAAATAAAAATTATTAAAAATGATTGATCTTAATACATCAAGTATTTCTCAAAATGAAAATTCATTTGTTAATGGACCAGAAGAAAATATACCCGTACCATTTACACAATCAGATCCTTTAGAAAATCCATTTGCAAGTTTATCTTCAACAAGTAATCCTGAATTAACATTAGTAGGAGCTAATGATCAAAATATTGAAAATAATATTAAAAATAATATTAATAAATATTCTCAAAGTCCTTTTTTTCAAGCTCAACGATATGAAACTCCAGAAATTCCTGGATATGATCTTGCTAAATCTTCACCATATTTTCAAGACATTGGTGTATTTCCTGGAATAGATGTTGAAGAAACATATGGTAAAGCACAAACAAATTGGGATAAAATATCTAATGCAATAGTAGGAAGTAGTGTATTAGCAGCTAATCAAATTAAAGATCAATTTTTATCTTGGGGTGATACAATAAATATGTTTAAAGGTGAATCACCATTTAAACAATCAGAATTAGAAGCTATTAATGCTTGGCAAAATGATTTTAATAATAAATATCATATTTTTCAAACACAAGAAGATAGAAACACTTTTTTTAATGTATCTAATTTTGCTAATATGATTCAGCAAAGTGGATATGCTATAGGTGCTGTACTTGAAATGGCTGCTGAAGAATTTGCTCTTTCTGCTTTAACTACTGCAACGTTTGGTGGTGCAAGTGAACTTCAAGCTGCAAGAAGTTTACAACTTGCATCTAAACTAGGAAATGTAATTAATAAGACAAGAGAAGTAGAAAAATCATTACAAAGTGCTAGTACTTTAAGAAAAATATTTAATAATTCTTTTACTAAATTTATTAATCCTTTTAATAATGTAACAGAATTTATAGGAGATGCAAAAAAATTAGCAAGAGTTGATAAAATGGTATTTAATCCAACAGTAGCCACATTAAGAACTACAGCTAGGGGATTTGGAGCATTTTATCGCGATATGAGAATGATTAATGCTGGTATAACAGAAGCAAAAGCAACAATTGCTCCTGTTATGGATGAAGCATATGAAATGGCTCTTAATGAATATAAAAATGTAAATAGTGTTGAACCAAATGAAGCAATAAAACAAAAATTAAAACAAAAAGCATTTGAAACTATACAAACAGAAGGTGCTGTTCAAGCTGCTTGGATTGCACTTACAGATAAAATTGCTTTTGATGGTGTATTTAAAACATTTAAAGGAACTAGATTTTTAGATGATGGATTAGTTGCAAAAGGTATTTTTATTAATAGTAAAAAAGCAATTAAAGCTGGAGAAGATGTTTTTGTTGCAAAAACAGGAATTTCAGCTTTTACTCATCAACTTAAAACTTCTCCTTTTAAAACATTATTAAAAGCACCTATAACTTACACTAAAACAAATTTAATGGAAGGTGTCCAAGAAACTGGACAAGATATTATAGACAGTGCTACAAAACAATGGTATTTATACAATTATGGTACAGAAAAACAAAGATTAAATCAAAAAGGTATTAATGATTTTTTATATGCTGGTGCAAAAGAACAACTTACAATGGATGGTTTAAAAACATTCATGAGTGGTTTTTTAACTGGTGGTATAATGAACGTTCTTGGTGGTACAATAAGAACTGGTAAAAATCTTTATGAAAGAAAAATGAACATTGATGGTTATAAATCAAGTGTTCAAAGAGCAAATGAAGAAAGAACTAAATTAGTTTCAACATTAAATCAAGCAACTAATAACAAAACTGATTTTTATAGATCATTGGTTGAACTTAATGCATCTATGGATGAATCGGCAAAAGATGGTAGAAAAAAAGATTATTGGGATAGTAGAAATGATTTTATTAATAAATATGTATTAAGTATAATTAAGTCTGGTGTTGATGATGTCGTTATTGATAGAATGAAAGAATCAATAAATGATCTTACATTAGATGAATTTAAACAAGCTTATGCTGGTTCTTTATATGAAGGTATGTCTGAAGAACAAGCTAAAGAAACAATGACTAATCTTGTAAATACATTTGAATCTAAAGTTAAAGAAGTTAAAAATACATATGAAAATATAAGAAATAATTATGGTAATCCATATAATCCTAAAAAATATAAAATTGGAACTGAAGAATATAAAGATGAAGTTGCAAATTATATGGCTGCTGAACAAGCAATAGATCATATTGCATTTAGTGGAGGAACATATAAAGATATTGCAAAAAGACAAGTTGAAATATTAAGTGCAATTAAAGAAAATCTTCCTGGTATTAATTTTAATTCTTTATATTCATTAACATCTCCTTCTCTTACTCTTAAAAAAGAAATTGAAATTTTAGAAAAAGAATTTGAAGCTATATCTGATCCTACACTTAAAGAAGAAAAAAAATCTAAACTAGATCTTTTAAATAAATATAAAAAAAGTGTAGAAAAATTTATAAATGAACTAGAAGAAGCAGGTAATAACACTGATAAAATATCAGAAATAAAAGCAAATTTTATTAATGAAAATGCACAAGATATTTCTAATATTATTTCTTTAGATAATAAAGATAAAAGTATTACAAATTTAACAACTGATATTTTAAATAAAACAGTTGGTAATATGTTTGACTATTTGCATTTACAAACTGATTATGAAAATATTCTTTCTTATTTTAATTTAATTGCTAATCCTAGTAATTTTGAAAATTTACATAAAGCACATTTAAGACAATTAATGGACATGCTTGGTGATGAAGAAGCAGTTAAAAAAGCAGGTGCTGATTATATTGAAAAAAATCCAAAAAATAATAAACACTTTATATTAAAAGTAAATAGTAAATATGTTATATATTCTCCTAAAGGTATTGTAGTTAGTAAACATGAAACTAAAGAACAAGCTGAAAGTTTATTAGAATTATTAGATGAAACATATGATGAAAATGCAAATAGAATTAAAATAGATGTAAAGGATAATGAAGGCAATGATCACACTATTGAAATTGTAGAGAATAATTTTTATTTAACAGAAGAAATAGAAAAAGAAAAACAGAAAGAGAAAAAAATTAAAAAAGAAAAATTAACTGAAGATGAAAAATATAATTTAGATCAATTACAAAATCAATTAGATGAAAGAATAGAAGGTTTAGTTAAGAATGGAATGCCTAAAGAAGATGCTGAAATACAAGCATATAAAGAAATTTTTAAAAATGAAAAAGGTGAATTAACTGATGATGGTAAATTATATGAAAAATTAAAAGAAAAATCAACTGTAGATAAAGTAGATCAAAAAAGAAAATCTAAATTTTCAAATGATGTAATTAAAATTATTTCAATTGAAGATGGAAATATAACATATCAACTTAATTATGAACCAGAAACATTTACAAAAAAAGCAGAAGACTTTGCAAATGAATTTGGTTTACTTAAAAACTTTAAAGAATTAACTATATTAGAAAGATTCTATTATATTAATCGTGATAAACAATTTGATATTAAAGTAAATGAAAAATATGGAACTCCTCATAAATTAGATGATAAAGATTATAGTGATACAAGTAAAATGGTCACCGCAACTTTAGTTGGCGAATATGATGAAGATGGAAATTTTGTTATTAGAATGAAATATAAGTTTAAGAATAAATTTCTTACACCTTTATTTAATTTAAAATATTATGAAAAATATGCTTCTAAAAGACAAAGCAAAGGTAATGGACTTACTATTAATGAATTTTATAAAGATCAACTTTTAGAAGAAGAAAAGTATAAACAAATACAAAATATTGAAGATCAAAAACAAGCTTTAGTTAATTTAATTAATAGAGTAGAATTAAATCTTGAAGACACAAAAAAGAAAAGAGAAGATAATACAAAAAGATTAGAAGATTTACGTGCAGAAGTAGAATTAATGCGTGAAGATCTTCAAACTGCTCAACAATACATAGAAAAAAATCCACCAAAAAAGTCTGGTAGACGTAGTAATGAGTATCTTAAAATGAAAGAAACTATTGATTCTTTTCCTGAAAAAATTAATAGTATAGAAACTTTAATTAATGATTTAAAAGAAGAACTTACATCATTAACAGAACTCTATGATAGTTTAAATACATCAAGAGATGCATATTATATGGCACTTGATGAAATTGAACAAGCCAATAAAGCATTTGAAAAAGATTCATCTGGTAACATTTATACTACAGAAGAAACAAAAGCAGAATCTTTAAGAGAAAATCTTATAACTAAAAGATATTCTAAAGAAGAGGTTGATAAATTTCTTTTTGATACAGAATTTGAAATAGAAGAACTTAAAGAAATAATTCAAAAGTTTGAAAAATTTGCTATAGAAGCTAAAGATATTTGGAAAAAATTAAGTAAGTATATTGATATCATTGATATTCTTAATAGTGATAATAGTAAAAAATGGCTTACAAAGTATTTAAAAGAAGAAGAAGAAAAAAGTCAAGATGATGATAAAATAGAATTTTTAAAATTTTTAAGGAGAGGAATTGTTAATAATAATCTTGATTTTCAAATTGCCAAAGAATTAGCTGGTGGGTTTAAAAATGCAAAAGAAGCATTTAATAAAATTAATACTGAGCTGTTTCCAAAACTACAAAGACTTCAAAAAGCATCAGAACAACTTAAAGAGTATTCTGAATTAGAAGATAGAATTAAATTTTTAAAATATATTCAGGATGAATTATTTTCTGAAGTATCATACATACAAGAACGTAGAAGATTACAAACAGAAATTACTTCTGCAAGAAGAGCTGAATTATTAAAACAAAATCCAGATGCTAATCTTGTAGAAATATCTAATGAAGGAGAGTTGTTTAATAATCCTGATCAATTAAAAAAACCATTATTAAGATTAACTGGACTTTATCTTACTACAGGTTTACATTATAATGATTTAGAAGATACAGATATAAACTTAAAAAATGGTAATGCAAGATTTTTTAAATTTACAGATAATCTAAACTTAAGTGGTGGTGAGTATTTCTTAATGCCAATTACAAAAGATACTGATAATTACGGAATAACTTATGATGAAAATGATATTAAAGTTATAGTTGTTAAAAATGATGATGGAGAATATAAACCTGTTGACATAACAGGTCAAATATTAGATAATCCTAATGCTGATAATATTGTATATACAAGTTTTAGGATGAATACTGAATTATTTGGTCCACTTGAAAATGCAATTAAATGGGTAGAAAGTAAGTTTACAACTAAAGGTTTAACTAAAGAACAAATATCTAATATAGTAATTGGGTATATTAGTTTTATTAAAAATACACGTGAAAATATAAAACAAGGAAAACAAATCATTATTCCTATTTCAGGTAAAACTAGAGGTACACAAGTAATTCTTCCTAAAGATGCTCAAACTGATTTACCTCAAGAACATAGTTTAGAAAATAGATTAATCATGAAAGGAACTAATGATTATTCTAACTTAATGCACCCAAATGGTCAAGGTATTAAACTTGAAGTTGCAACAGATAAATCTGATGGTGTTAAAGAAGGTCGTCTATATATGAAAAGAGATGATGGTCAGATTTTTAGAGTGTTTAATAGAGAACTTAATACAGATGAAAAAAATACCATTATTGATTTATTAAAATACATTGCTAAAATAAATGCAATAGAAGCTGTTGATCCTTTAGCATTAACTAAAAATCAATTACAATCAAGAGAAGATATACTTAATTATTTACAAGGATTAATTTTTTGGACAACAGAAGGTAATAAAAGTGAATCTCAAAATAGATTTTATATAAGTAGTTCTGATAATAAACTTTATAGAGGAGGTGTGGGATACACATTAAGTGCAACAGATATTGATGAAAATGCAGAAAAACTTACAGAAGGATTATATCATCAGGTTAATAGTAGTTTATTAAATAAAACAAATAAGCCATTTTTTGAAATGGGTATTGATAAAGATGGTAATCCTATAATTAAAAAAGAATATGAAAATTATACAGAGTATTTATTTAAAACATCAGAACCTGTTATATATACAAATGTTCCAGAATATAGTGAAACAGATGTAACTACACCACAATTAAAAAGTGTAAATATTATTTTTAATAATCCTGAAGATCCTTTTGAACCTATCATTATTAATAAAGAATTAAAAGCAGAAGGTTCAATACCTTCATTAAAAGGAGGAACTGGTAACGTAGTTCTTTTAAGTCCAGGTCAACCTATTAATGTTAAATTTGATAATGCTGCACAAAATTCAGAAAATAAAAATTTACAAACTAATATAAATAACAATATTCAAAATAATCAACAAAATGCATCTCCAACTACAGGTGCAAGTTTATGGAAAAGTGGTTTTACAGGTTTTCAAACACAAGCTCAAACTCAACCTATAACTTCTACACAACCTTCTACACCAGAACAACAGTTATTAGCTATTCAAAGTCAAGGTATAAGTGTTTCTATACCAACATCTAGTCAACCAGCAACAACATCTGTTGAACCAGCTCCAATATCTAGTACTGAATTAAATACTGTTATTAATGGTACACAACCTAACAATTTAGGTGGTAATCCTGCAAATAATAACGAAGAGTTTTATAGAGAAAGATTAAGCAATACAGTAATGCAAACAGAAGATTTTGCAAAAATGGAAGCTTGGTTTAAATCTAAATTACCAAATATTAAAATAGTTAAAGTTGCAGAATTAATAGATGGTAAAGCTTGGGGTGCTTTTAAAAATGGAATTGTATACATATATGAAAATGCTGAAATAGGTACAGGATTTCATGAAGCATTTGAAGCAATTTGGAATGCATATCTTAATCAATTTGAACAAGCAGATTTAATAAATGAATTTAGAAATAGAACTGGTACTTTTACCAATCCATTTACTAAAGAAACAAAAAATTATGCAGATGCTTCTTATTATGATGTTAGAGAAATGCTTGCGGAAGAATTTAGAACTTATATTTTAAATGAAGAATATGATATAACCCCTGAAAAAGAAACATCTTTAACAGGAAAGATTAAAGAATTTTTTAGAGATTTATGGAATACAATTAAAAAATATATTGGTTTATCTACTAAAGAAAAGAAAGAAGGTGAATCACTTGTTCATAGTGTATTTAATAAAATAAATAATGGTTCTTACGCTAATGTTAGATTTGCAAGAAATGTTTCAGAAATTGGTACTACTTATAGAGAAGCAGTATTAGAAGATATTACAAAAACAATACCTAATACTACACAAGAATTTACCAATCAATTTGTTGAAGGTTTGACAGCTCACTTTTTTACCAATTTACATAATCCAAATCTTCTTAAAGATTCTAAAGGAAACTTTATAAAATCTAATATAGAAACTTTATTATCTGAAGACTCAAATAATAATAAACTTTTAAAAGAACTTTTTGAAAAAAGTATGGCTAATGTATGGGATAATATTTATGGAAAAAATTCCATTTGTTATCAAAGATATTATGCTCCATTAGCTATAAAACAAATAAAATATAATGGAAGAGATCTGACACAAGATGAAGCAAATGATTTATGGTCACAAGCTATAGCTGAGTTTAAATCTAAAAATAGATTTGCTATAATGTTTGATAGTGCTCAACAAAATCCTTTATTAGTTTATAATATATTAAAACAATCTCTTCAAAAATATGGATTAAAGTTTAAAGAAGTTGAAGGTGTTGAAGATCAAGAAGGAAATAAACCTACAGATGAATTAGAAGTTAATGATAATAGCGGCATTAGAGATACAATATTCATTGATCCAAAAAGATTAACAGCTACATCATTTAATATATTGGTTGGAAGTTTAACAAATGATGCATATTTTAAAAATGATGAAGGTAATTTAGTAATAAAAGCAAAAAGAAATAATTTAGATTTACCATCACTTGTAGATTTTGATACAACTTTTAATTTATTATTAAATGAACTTAATGGTACATATTCAAGAATGATTGTTAAAAATGGTGACATTACTTTTTATGATGCATTATCTGCAATGTTTGATAAACTTGATAATAAATATTTTGATAAAAGTAAAGGTTTATATATTGATAATTTTGTGTGGATCAAGAGATTAAAAAATAGATTGAAATATGCTGGAGAAGAAGGAAGATATTTTACACAAGAAACTTTAAATATAGATGATATTAAACTTTTAATTGGATTTGAAAAAAGTTTAATGAACAAAAAGAATAATCCATTAAGAACTATCATTAATAAAAATGGAGATATTTATTCTATAGATGCATTGGATGAATCTAATGAAAAAAGAATCAGAGAAGAATGGATGAATAACACTCCTAGGAATCTTAAATTCTTAATGGATAAGTCTCAAAACAATAATCAAATATTGGGATTTGATAATGAGGGTAATATAGTATTTGACCCTAATAGTCAACAATATAAAAAATTCCAAAGTCTTAAAGCTGATGCTGATAGAAATTTACTTCTTCCAACTGTATTAGAATATTTAAAAGATTTAGGAATTATATTTAGTGGAACAACAGATGAAAATGGAAAACTTAAATCATCATTTCCTCCAGTTATTAATTTTAATAAAGCAACAATTATAGAGTCTTTTAAAAATATTAAAAATTCTATAATTAGTAGTGAAGAAAATAGCATTAAATATTTAGATGATTTATTTTCAACTGTTGGTCCTGAGTCAAATAATATGAAAAAATTAATTGCTGTAGAAACTATGATGAGAACAGACAATAGTATTTTAATGTCTACTACTGCTTCTGGTCAAAATCAATATTCTATAACATTACCTGCTAGTATAAATTATGTTCTTTCATCATTAAATGAATCAAAAAATCTAGAAGAATTTGTTCTTTCTAATCCTCAATTTGGAACGGTAGATTATAAAGATGGACAACCCGTTATAGTATTACATCCTTATCAAAATAATTCACAACTTTTAAAACCAGGAGGTTTAATATTTGATGAACGTGGAGATAAAAAAAACGGTATAAATTATTATCTTATATCTGGTGTTAGTTCTATGGATACAAATGGTACGGATACTGCTAATTTAACATATCCTGACCGTATAATGCAAGAAATAAATTATATACTTAATGCTGATAAAGAAGGATTAAAACCAATTTATTTTACAATTATTAATTCTGATAAAAGTTCTGAGTTTGCATTGTCATTTAAAAAACCTTTTATCAGTCCTAATATTGCTGGATATGGAATTAATAGTAGTCAGTTTAGTAATGTATTAAATATATATTTAGAGCATCTTTCTGATGAAATAGATGCTGCATTAATGGAAGTTGATTCTAAATCTAATATTAAAAATTATTCTACTTCTGTTAAATATCTTGGTCATTTTAAAGATGTATTACAATTTAAAACTGAAAAAGAATTAAAAGAAAGTGGTTTAAAAAAATCATTTTTACAAAAAAGATATGAAATGCTTCTTAGTGGTAAAATTACTAAAGATGAATTTTTAGCAGAACCAAGTATTTCAGAATTTATAAAAAATGATCTTAATGAAACAGTTGATTATACAATTGAATCATTAGTTAAACTTGGAATACTAAATAGATCTGGTGATAATATTAATAATTTTATTTATTCAACTAACGCTATTGATAACACTGTATTAGAAAATTATTTTAATATAGATGCTACTAGCATGACACATAATGATGTAGAAAAACTTGTTACATATATTACAATTAATAAAGAACTTGCTGTAACAGAACAACATAAATTATTGTATGGTCATCCTGCATTTTATAAAGATCTTGCAAAACGTGCTAATGGTATTAATTCATCTAAAGATGCTATAGTTGATAATCCTATGATTATCAAAGAATATGATAGATTAATTCCAAGATTTGATTCTAAGATTAGAAGTACTAATAAAATTCAAACCTTTAAAAATATAGCATTTAAAGATGTAACAGCTGTATCTAATTATTATAAACAAATTGCTGAAGGATTATATGATTCAATAAGAAGAGATGAATTATCAAAAGAAGAAGCAGAAAACAGAATTGGTGCTAAATTTAACGAAGATGGATCTTTTAAAAATTTTATTTTAGAAAAAGGTAAATTTACTGGAGAAATTAAAGCTTATATAGAATTAAATGAAGCAGATGGTCAAGGATGGGTTATGGCAGATATGTATCGTGATATGCTCTTATTAAGTAGTAAACTTTCAAACAAACAACTTCAGCAAATAGATTACGAATTAGCATATGAAATTAATGCACGTTCAAATAAACCTAAAACAGATGCTGGATATAAAGAATATAAAAAAGGTAAATACACTTTAAAGTGGGCCCAATCTATATTAGAAAAAGGAAATCCAAATGTACCACTTCCTGTTATTAAACCACAATATTTTGGATATGCTGTCAATACTTCTATGATGCATCCTGTGTTTTTAAAACACTCTGTTCAACCTAAATTTTATAGAAATGTTGAAGGTACAGAATATGAAAAATTATATATAGCTGCACAAAGTCAACAAATTGATATTATTGGATTTGAATCAGGTGAAAAAGTTGGAGCATTGGTAAATCCTAAAACTGGTGAATTTATTGATTTTCATAAACAAGATGGTTCTATAAATGTTGAATATAATAAAAAAACTAAGTCATGGTCTTTACCAGAGGGACTTGGTATACAAGAATTATATACTAAATATTATGGTATACAATCTGAACAACCTGCTATATACAAAGATAAAGTTGTAAGAGGTACTCAGGTTACAAAACTTATAATGTCTAACTTTAAAGTTAATGGTAAATATGTTAATTCAAAAGCTGAAAATTTAGTTAATAGATATAATAAAGTGTTAGAAAGAATTGTAACTAAAGGTAAAGAAGAATTACTTGATGAATTAGGAATTACAGTAGATTCTAATAATAACTATGAAGTACTTGATTATACAAAAATGATTAAGTTATTACGTGATGAATTGATTAAAAGAGATTTACCATCTAACCTTGTTGATGCTTTAAATATAAATTCAGAGACTAAAGGTTTATTATATAAATTTGATACTCTTGCCAACAGAGAAAAAATTGACAATATATTAAATAAAATAGTTGACTCAAGAGTTATATCTGCTAAAATGTTTGGTAAACCAGCTGTTCAAGTTGCATCATCTGGATACAATTCTACTAATAGAAAAATGATGTATCTTGATAATGATGTTTATACTGAAGTTGATGATCTTGAAAAATTAACTGATGAACAGAAAAAAACAATTATACCTACATCATCTGATTTGAAATTTTATGAATTAAAAAATGGTAAAATTTCAAAGATGGAAATATATATGCCATGGTTTTTTGAAGGTATTGATCCAGAAGATTTTGGACTTAAATTAAAAAATGGAGTATATGAAATACCAAAAAATATGGATAGTAGACTTCTACAAATGATTGGTTTCCGTATTCCTACACAAGGTATGAACTCTATTGAAAGTATAGTGGTTAAAGGTTTCTTACCTAGAGAAAGTGGAGATATGATTGTTGTACCAACAGAAATAGTAGGTAAGGCTGGTTCTGACTTTGATATTGATAAAATGAATCTTTATATTCCTAATTATGTATTAAAGTATTCTAAATTTACAAAAGAAGAAATAGTTGATTTTAAGAAAAGTCCTTTTTTTGATAACATTTCAAAATCAATTAGAAAAATAATAAATGGTTTATCTGAAGAACAATTTGCTGATCTTATTGATGATTTAAATAATTTTTCAATTACTAGTGGAAAAGGTAAGTTTGGTAATTTAGAAGAATATTTAAAAGAAAATAATATAACGGGTGAAGAATATGATATGTATACACAATTAAAAAATTCATTAGTTGAGTATAATGATTATCGTAGAAATATTATTAAAGAAAATAAAAATAAAAAGAAAGAGTTTAAACCTATAGTTGAAGATATACTTTATATTGAAGCAGGTCAAGATACTAAAGAATCTTTGCAAAATGAACTTAGGGAAATAATGGAAGATCTTGTATCTATGCCAGAAAACTATCGTCAGCTTGTAATGCCTAATAGTACTGCTACTCTTAAATCACTTGCTAATAAAATAAATGAATTAAAAGGAAAGAAAGATTCTGAAAATTCTATGTTAGCATTGCGTAAATTTATACAATCTGCTGAAACACGTGAAAGGTATTTAACTGGAAAACGTCTTGTTGGTATTGCTGCTTTACAATCTACAAGTCATGTTATGTGTCAAATTGCTGATATAATATTATCAGGAAAATATGATGTTGGTAATGTTAAATTTATGGTTAAATATGAGGGAGAATCACAAGAAACAGTAAATGGTAAAATTAAAAGAACTATTAGTATTAATCTTTCACATAATGAAACAAAAATTGGTCAGTTTTATTTAAATGCTAAAACAGATGCTGAAGGAAGATGGATATCAGAAAATATATCAGAAGCCCTTTCTGGATTTGTTGATGCTGCTAAAGATCCATTTGTATTTTCTTTAAATATTAATTTTAATACAGCTGGAACATGGTTTTATTTACAGAAGTTAGGTGTTCCAATGAAAGAGATAGCTTATTTATTTAATCAACCTGCTGTTGAAAAATATATGAGTTTAGAAAACATTAATAAATCAATATTTAAATCTGTTAATAATGATAGCGTATTTAGAGAGCATATGTATATTGAATCTATTTCTAAATATTTTGGAATGCTTAGTGATGAAAATGCTAAATTAATTTCAAGTATTAATGAATTATTAAGCAAACTTAATAATAACGAAGATTTAGATAGACAAGAAATAATAAATATAAATGTTGCACTTAAATCTGAAAAAATTAAATTGTATTCTGAAATTTCTAGGATAAGAAAAGAAAATAAAAAACCTTCTATAAAAGAACTTGAAGATGCTATTAAAAATTTAAATAATCCTAAGTATAAATTTACAAAAAAAGATGCTGAATTACAAATAACAATGCTTTCAGATTATCTAGAATATCAAGATCAATCTAGTAATCTTACAGAGTTTATTAGTTCAATAGGATATGATAATCAAAAAACAAAAACTCTTATCGAAAATAAACTTCAACAAATTAAATGGGAAAGAATGGTAGATGGAGGATTTATTGCAAATCCAGAAAGCATTCTTAATAATACATTTATTGGTGAAATGAAAAAACAAAAAGAAGATCTGTTCCCATTGTTTAAAGATATGTTTATTTCACTTGATGATAAAGCTTTACCTGTATTTGAAAAACTTTATAACTTTTTAGAAAACAGAGACATATTTATGTCAAATGATGATAAATCATTATTAATAAATAAATATCAAAATTTCTTTATAGCATATGTAATTCAAAATACACCGTTTAAATATGGTGAAGTTGAAACAAGAATATCAGATATGTTTGATATTTTAATGCGTGGTAGCGAATCTTTACCTAATCAATTATTAGCTCTTAAACAATCTCCTGATTACAATATATCACAAAACTTAATTGTTAAAGAATTGCTTCCTATATTTGCTAATAATGTAGATGGTCAAGATAACATTAAATTATTTAGAAATAAAATGGATACATATAAAAATGATGTACTTATTGAATCAATAAATAATTTATTAGATTATGCAAAAGCAAGTGGTAATGTAGAACTAGAAAGTTTTGTTAATAATCTTACTATATTTACAATACTTCAATCAGGATTACAGAATAGTACAATTAACTATACAAAAGTACTTCCAGCACATTTATATAGTAGATTTATTAATGAATTGTTAACAGTATATCAAGCATCTGATGAAAGTTTTGATGCTAATTTAATATGGCAACAATTTCATCAAAATAATAAGTTTGATAGAAATATTAATAAAAAACCTAAATTTGTTAAGAAGCAAAAATATAGTGCTAGTATATTCTTAAATGCAGATTATTCAGATTCTAATTATGAATTTATAATACAATCTGCACCTAAAATGGGAGTTACTAGCGAAGATATTAATAATTTGTCTAAATTTAAAAAAGGATATAAAGCATTTGATTATTGGATTTATAAAAGAACAGGATATACAACAATTAAAGGACAAGAATATGCTCAATATGATCCATTAATTCCATTAGGTGATGGTAGAAATTATACTGAAACTTCTATTTATAATTTAGTTCAATCATCTTTAGAAAAAAATAATGTTCTTACAGCAGAAGGATATAAACGTAGAAGTAACTATACACCAGAAACTGTAGCAAGTACACCAATGATAGCAGCACCAATTAGCTCTACTGAAATGAAACTTGCATCAATTGAACAATTTAAACAAATGGCATTAAATTTACCAATGTTTCAAAATCAATCACAAGCAGCTGTTGCTCCTAATATGATACAATTATCAGAAAAAGGTGGTGAAAATATATCTTATTCTGGTTCAGAGTTTGCTAAGAAATTAACTAATCCTGGAAATAATTTAGCTATTAAATTTAGAAATGTTACTTTTAGAAATGCAGAACATGCTTATCAAACTTGGAAATCAGGAGAATTTGATGAAACAGCTTTTAAATCAAATGAGTTTAAACCAAAAGGTAGTAAAAAAGTTAATATAAAAATTAATTATAAACTTATGGTTGATATACTTACTGAAAAACTTAAACAACATCCTGAACTGATTAAAGGCATTAATGATAGAGGTGGTTTAAAATATATAAATGCATCAACACATGATGTAAAAGGAACTGATAAATTTTGGGAAACTAAAAGTGGAAAAAATAAATTTATAGAAGCTTTAGCTGAAGCGTATACAAATCTTCAACCTAAATCTATAAAAGGATATGGATTTGAATCTGTATCTATAAGTAAAGAAAAATATACTAGAGAATTAGTAAGAAAAAATCCAGATATTGCTTATATTTATACTGAAAACACTTACAGTTTAACAGCATTTCCTGATAAAGAAGGGGGTGGTACCGCTGTAATTAGACCAGAATTAAATGCATATGCTATAGTGACTAAGAAAAAATATGATTATAATACTAGAGAAAATGTAGATTATTCTAATAGTGAATCTGATTTTGAAGAATTCAAATCTGTTAATACAGAGTTAATTCAAAAGATTAAACAATCTGGAAAATCAAAAGTTGTATTTCCAGAAGGTTTTGGAACAGGTCTTGCTAAAATGCCAACAAGATTTGCTGAATGGTTACAAAAAGAATTATATGATAATTTTGGATTAATAACAGAATTAGATAAAACTAAAACAGGTCTTATATCTAAAGGTGTAACAACTGAAGCTGAAGGTCAACAAGAAAGAAAGATAAAATTAATGGATGGTAATTCTTATCCTATTTCACAAATAAATTCCCAGCTTTTAGAAAGCATGGGTTATACACCACTTCAAATTGGTAATATTTTAAAAACAATATGTTAATATGGCAACATGTCCTAATATAAATTTAGATTCTTGGAAATCATTAGTAGCTTCTAGAGGAGAAGATATGTCTTATTACTTATGGGATAAGTATAAAGGTAATGTTCCTGAAAGTGAATATACTCCACAAATTAAACCAGGTGTTCAAGAAAAAGATGCTAAAAAAGCTCAAATAGATTTTACAAACAACTATTTGTTTCAAATTAAAAACATATTCAATTCAGCTAATGAGATTGAGGCAAAGCTAAAACCTGTTAATAAAACAATCAATTCTATGGGCTCTGAAAAAAACATAGATGATGTTCTAAAGAAAGCAGGCCTTGATCCAGATATTAGAAAACAATTTATTCAGTTAGTAAAAGAAAACCCTTCATTAAGACAGTTAAAAGTTTCTGAAGTGCTATCTTCTTATTTAAAAGAGTTTGTAAAAGATTCAGACAGACAATACTACAAAGCTATTGATGAACCTCTATCCAACGAACTAGAAAATATTCTTATAAATTATTTTGATAGATTTAAAATAAGAAGAGAAGAACTTGATAACTTAAAAGAAAAGTTTGGTGTAGATTCTGTTGGGGTGTTTGATGTTCTTGCTAAAACAATCTACTATTCTAAAAATAGAAGTCTTCTAACTCTTCCTGAAGAATATGGACATGTGTTTGTAGAGCTCTTGGGAAGTATAAGCAATAAAAAAGCAGACAACCCATTATTCAAATACATGTTTGATAACATTGATAAATGGGATGGATATCAGCGTGTGCTAAGAGATTACAAAAATGTATATGTTACCAAAGAAGGTAATATGGACATTTATAAAATTAAAAAAGAAGCTATTGGACAAGCTATTGGTATTGCTCTTGTTAGAAATTATAAAGTTCAAAAAGGTGATACAGAATTTTGGGCAAAGGTTCAAAAAGTAATAGACTATATTCTAAATCTTATTAAAGGAATTGATAATGTTTCTTTGAACACTACAGTTGATTCTATTGCAAAAGATATATTAAATAAGAATTATGATAAGTTAGATAGGATAAAGAAAGATACATCCAATTACAACTTACTATCTTATTCTGAAACTATAAAAAATCAAAACAAAATAGATGGTGGAAAAGCACTAAAGTTTATGCAATGGTTCTCTAAAAAAGGAATGCTCATTACTGGATCATTAGCTTATAGACTTCAAGGAACAACTTATAGACCAGAGATAGATGCTCTTCATGATATTGATAATATTGTACCATCTGATGTGCACAAAATTAATCTTAATAAAGCAAATTATTTATCTCCTGAAGAACTAGAGAGTAGTAGATTATATTACAAGTACGTTTCAGAAGGAAATTATCAAGAGGCTAAAAAATATAAATTAAAAGGAAATATTAGATTAAACATTGATGAAATAATTGATAATGTAGAAGTTTTACAAGAGTTTAAAAAAGAGTTTCCTCAAACTGACTTTCTATATTCCTTCTATAATGAAAAAGCAAATGCTTTCTACATTACAATCAATGCTATTTGGAGTGAAAATCAAGAATTAAAAAATAGATTTAAGTCATATACAGGTTCTTTCAATCAGCGTTTAGAGAATTTCACTAAAGAAGAACTAAAACAAATTTATCTGTTTGATTTCTTTTTACGTCCAGAGTCTTCAGAACAATATAAAAGAATAGAAGATTCTGAATTTGGTCTTTCTTTAGCTCATTTTAATTATGCTTTTTACGAAAAGCTTAACATGATGGGTAGGGCAAAAGATGCATTTGATTATCAAATGTGGGACTATTACGATGATAAATCTATTCTTCCTCCTGATTTTAATGACAGGCTTGTTTACTTTCAAATTCAACAGTCTAAAAAAAATAAAGCTACAGAAGAAATAAAACCAGGAGTAGAAGAGTTATTTGAATCTAATCAAGACCTTGCTAATTCTGTATATGAAGCTTTAGGGTTAATTAATACTTCTGAAATACAACTAGATAAACCAAGATTTAATCCAGATAATCCAGAAGCAATATCTTATCCTATTAAAATAGATGGTAAATATGCAGGAATTATTTCTGTAGATAACGAAGGCTATATATCATCTTCTATAGGGATGGCTGGAGTAGAATTAGAAAAAGAATTTCAAGGTAAAGGATTTGGTACAAAAGTTTATATAGCTTTAGCAGAACAATTAGCTAAAGAAGGTAAGACACTAAAATCAGAAGCTTTTGGTAAAGCAGATATTAATGAGGCTGCAAATAGAGTTTGGAAATCTTTATTAGATAAAAGTTATGCTGTTGATAAAGGTACTTATTTTGAAATACAGTTAAAAAATAAACAACAAGCTCAACAACTTTATAGCTCTTATCTTGATACTATATTTCCTGATAGTAAAGTTGGAGAAATGGATAATAATTTGTATATTAGTGTTTTAAATCAACTTGAACAAGAAAATAAAATAGAAAAAGATTGTGGTGGAGGTAAATTAAAAGCTGAAAAAGGTTTACAAACTAACTTTACTAAAGGTGGTAAATGGAAACTTGTAAAAGATTTAAAAGGTTATCCCACACATAAAGAAGGTGGGGTAGATTTAACCATTGGTAAAAATGGTGTAAGTATTAGAAATGGTAATACTGAATTTACAGCCAAACATGGATTAGTAATTCCTAAAAATTAATATTATGTATAAAAATATAAAAGTAGAAGCAGAACATAATGAATTAATACTTGAAAATTCTCATGGAGATACAGTAATAATTCCTGCAAATAAAAGAAGTTGGGTTAAACAAAAACTATCAGAAGGTTGTCATGATTGTATTGATAGTTTAGTAGAAACTTTACCTGTTGCAAGTCAATATGCACAAGACGGAAGTTGGTTTCCAAGTTGGATGAATCCAAAAAATTGGGGAGTAACTGATTATAGTGATAGAAAAGATTTTAATACTGCTTATTCAGATGCAAGAAATAAAGGAGAAAAAGAGTTTTTATATAAAGATAAAAGATATAATACTAATTATAAAGGTACTCCTCAACAACAATTAAAAGAAACAGGTTTGACTAATTCACAAATACAAAATAGAAGTAAATTAAATAAAAATTTAGCAGAAAATATATATCCGTATTCTTATGAAGGCTTAGAAAAAAGAGTTTGGAGTGCAGGAGTTATGGGAAAAAAAGAAGAAAATAGAAAAGCTATAGATAAAGACCCAAAACCTTATGATAAAGAAAAATTAGATGCTTTAAATTTATATTCAGGTATTCCTCAAAAAAACAACACTTTTAAAATAAGTAACTATAAACCAAGTAACTCAAGTGAAAATATCAATTACTACACTTTTAATAACCAAAACGATGCTTTTGTTCAAAATTTAATTAATTATGCTTATGTAAAATCTAAAGGTAGTGCAGATGGTTCATCTAAAGGGTTTGATGTTGGAGTAAAAGGATTAGTTCCAGACCAAGAAAAAAATGTAATGGGCGATTACAAAATGTCAACAGGAGAAGATGAGAAAGGAAAATATGTTTCTTTTTATGATAAATGGGATTTATCTCCAATGGATTTTGGAAAACCTTTTGAAATATATGATAGAATTTATGTAAAAGATTATGGTGATGGTAAACAAAAAAGAATGTACTATTCTGATAAAGAACTATCTGAATTAGATGTAAATAAAAAAAATTTTGATACATTAGCTTTACAGAAAGAATTAGCTAATAGAGGTGTAAAATTTGAAAAGTCTATTAAAAAAGATGGTTCATTTGATGGTATATTAGGAGATGAAACTAAAGCTGCTTTATTAAATTATCAAACTAAAACTAAAAGTAAATAATGTTTATAAAAAATTTACAAAAAGGGCAATATACAGGAGTTTGTGCTATTTATAAACTTTATTTTGATAATGATAGTAGATTCTATATTGGTTCTACTAATGATTTACAAGAAAGGTTACAAGCCCATAATAGAGCTATACTAAAACAAAAACATTTTAATAAGTACTTTCAAAGACTTTGTTTAAAAATAGGGGTAGAAAATCTTAGATTTGAAATATTAATTAAATGCCCACAAGAGTATTTATTAAAAGCTGAACAATGGTTTGTAGATAAACTAAAACCTGAATTAAACTTAGCTGAAACAGTAGGAAGACCTCCTAAAAATAGGAGAAGAGGTTATAAAATGTCAGAAGAGGCTAAACTAAATATTAGTAAAGCTAGAACTGGTCAAAAAATAAATAGAAGTAATTACACTCATTCTGAAGAAACTTTACAGAAAATAAGTAATTCTTTAAAAGGTAGGGTTATAACTGATGAGTGGAAACAAAAAATGAAAGAAGCTAAAGCTAATGGAGGTAAATATTCTAAACTTACAATAGAGCAAGTTAGAGAAATTAAATCCTTAGTAGGTAGTAAAACAGATAAAGAAATAGCAGAATTATTTAGTTGTTCAAGAGCTACTGTAAATCAAATCAAAAATAATAAAATCTGGAAAGAAGTATGAGTTGTATAATAACATATAAAGGAAAACAGTATTCTGAGCAACAATTCAAAGAATACTTTATTAATAATAAAAATGAATTTGCTACATCTATAAGTAAAAACAAAGATGTTATAGATTCATTTAAAAGAAAAATAGAAGCTATTGATAGTGTATTTAAAGATTCACCAGAACTTGCAAATATTGGCAGTAAAGTTCAATATATGCAGTATCTTTCTACTATTTTTAAAACCAGTAAAGTTAAAGATATTGTTTATCATATAAGTCCAAATAAATTTGATGCTTTTGACAATAAATATATAGGTAGTAAAAAAGAAAAAGCTAGCCCAGATAATTCTATGGGTATCTTTTTTTCAAAAGATAAAGATTATATAAAAACTCAAGATTCTAATAATGAATTAGGAAATATTGTATATCCAACTTTAGTAAATCTTAAAAATCCTTACCCAAATTGGCTATCTAATTTAAGAGTATTTGTAAAAGGAAATCTATTAGATGAATCTTCAAGAAAAGAATATGAGGAATATAAAAGATGGATGATTAATAATAATTATGATGGATTTTTAGAAGAAAGTAAAAGAGAATTAGTAGTTGTATTTAACGCAAAAGATACTTACATATTAGGTTCTAAACAAGATATAGAAGGATTTAAAGAATTTGTTAATACAAAAAATAAAGTAAAAGAAAATAAACAAGAAATATATCTTCAAAAAGAATCTCAATCTACTGAAAAAGCAAATGCAGAAATAAATAGTTTAGTTAAAAACTTTTTAGAAAAGATTGGTGTATCTGTTAATACCGTAAATGAAATAAAAGATGCACAAGGTAATGTAATATCAGCTATAGCTAAAGCAGATATGCTTAATAAAATAATTGATATTATAGAAGGTAGAGCAGATATAACAACACTTCCTGAAGAAGCAACCCACTTTTTTGTAGAAATGTTAGATGAAAATAATCCTCTATTAAAAGAGATGATGTCTAAAATAACAGGATATCAAATCTATAAAGAAACAATAGACTTATATAGAAATGATCCTCAATACCGTAATAAAGATGGTAGTCTTAATATTAATAAACTTAAAAAAGAAGCTATAGGTAAACTCATAGCTCAACATATTGTTGCTCAATCAACTACGAATGAATCAACTTCTAAAATGAAAGATTTTAATAGTTGGTGGAATAAACTTTGGAACTTTATAAAAAGTATATTTAAAAAATCACAGACAGACGCATTTCAAATTTCAGCTGAAAAAATATTAAAAGCAGATGTTTCTGATTTATCAACTGAAAACATTCAAGAACAAGGTGAATATTATCAATTAGAAGGAGCAGAAAAATTAGAACAACATCAAAAAGATATTAAATTAGATAATAGTGTAGATCCTAAAACAGGTCAAAAACGTCACGTATATACTATTAATGGTAAAGATATTAAGTATTCTGTAACATCTAAATATGTAGATGCTTGGTTAAAAAGAAAGTTTCCAAATGATAATAGAAATGAAACACAGAAAAAAATAGATTTACTTAAAGCAGAATATGGAGATGTTATACATGAAATAATGCAAGATATTATAGATGTATATGTTGATCCTACAACACATATTGTACGTAGTTCACCAGCAGCATCAAGAAGTAAATATGAAGGAACAGAACCATATAGATTATTTGATAAATTTATTAGAGATTTAATTGATAACTATAATGAACCTGGTGCTAAATTTATGCGTGAGGTTAAAATATATGATCCAGTTAAAGATGTTGCTGGTAGTATTGACTTATTAATAATATCTGCTGATGGAACGGCACATATTTATGATTGGAAAAGTCAAGAAATTGCAAAAGATCAAAATGAATTAAAACCATACAAAGAAACAATGTATAGAATTCAGTTACAAGAATATAAGAAAATTCTTCAAACACATTACAATATTAAAAGTTTTGGTTTTGTTAGAGCAATACCAATTAAAGTGATATATGCATATCAAGGAAAAGGAGATAATAGAACAATAGATGGTATTAATAAAGTTGAAATAGGTAATTTTGATACATCAGAAATACCAGATAATAAAAATTATTTACTTCCAGTAACATTAAGAGATGAAAAATCAGAAGATAGAGAACTATCTGAATACATTAAAAAACTTAATAGTGTTATGGACATTCTTGAAAATAAAAAATATAAAACTGATGAAGAAAGAAAACGTAAAAAAATTGAATTAACTAAATATAAAAATGCTGTAAGAGATTTACAACTTAGAGGTGATATTAGAAAGTATATTGAACTTGGTAATTATGAAATTAATAAATATAAGAAATTAATTAATGATAAAAAACTTACAGAAAAAGATGCATTAGAGTCTTTAGAAATACTTAGTGTATTTACAAATACAACAAGGGTATTTAATATTTATATGAATCAACTTAAAAAATATAAAAAAGAAACTAAAAATCAAGCTGAAATTGATGTTATTGATGAAATTATAAATGATTACAACCAAATGAATAGTACAGCAGATGTTGTATTATCTGATATGCAAGAAGCTATTAAAAATATGGTTGTTGATTTTGCAAAAGAAAAAACTGGTATAACCAATCTTTTAGAAGGTGAAACAGTAGTAGGACAAATAACAGGATTATTTAGTTCATTAAGTACAATTCCTCAAAAATCATTTAGAGTTTTTAGTAGAATACTTAGTGATGCTCAAATAAAAAGAGATAATCAATTCAATAAAGATTATGAAGAACTTTCTTCTTTAAGAAAAGAATATATTGATTGGGCCAGATCAAAAGGATTAGCAGATAAAGATTTATTTAAACCATTATTAGACTATGATAAAAATGGAAAATGGACAGGTAAGTTTTTAAAGAAATATAATTCTGAATTTTATAAACTAATGAATGAAGCAATTCAGTCAGAAGATGTAGTATGGTTAATTAACAATACAGAATTTGATAGTGAAAAATTTGAAAAAGCTTCTAAAAGACAAAAAGAATTTTATGAAACAATTGTTTATGATTCCAAAAATGAAGCTAACAATAAAAAACTTCAAGAACAAGCATATAAAAATTGGATAGAAGAACATGATGTTAATTTAGGCGGATTAAATAAAAATAAAAAAGCCTATTTAAACATGGATAACTATAATGGTAAAAAAGTTTTAAATACATTTTTAAAACCAAAATCAACATGGAAAACTGCTCAATGGATTGAACTTGAAAAATCTCCAATTGCATTTAAAACATATGAATATTTTCAAAACTTAATTAAAAGATCTAATAAAGTAGGTATACTTGATGAGTATTCTCCAAATTTTATTCCAAATCTTCATAAAAATAAAATTGAACAATTTGTTTTTGGTGGTGATATGTTTTCTAGTAAAGGAATATTTGAAAAACTTGAAGTTGAAAACGGTGAGTCTCCATTTTCTCCACAAATTAATCCTATTACAGGTGAAATAGAACACACAATACCTGCACATTTTATAAGAGATATAGGTGTTGAAAAAGAAGATGGTTCTATGGATTATTCACAAAAAAGTATGGATTTATTTAAAGTGTTTGGAGTATGGGCTGCACAACTTGCTAACTACGAATCAATGTCAGAAATAGAAGATAAATCTAGATTATTATTATTTGTTGAAAAAAATAAACCACATATTGAAACTGATAGATTTGGTAATCCAGTTTTTGAAAGTGGAGTTAAAAAAGAAATTCCAGGAAATGAGGTTAATTCAAAATTACTTTCTGAGTTTATAAATTATTATTTATATAATAAGCAGAGTGGTAAAATGGAAGATAAAAAAATAAAAATAGGAGATAAAGAATATTCTGGGCATAAAATTTTAGGATGGTTGTCAAGATTTTTTTCTCTTAAAACACTTGCATTAAATCCTTTATCTGGAACTGCAAACTTTGTAGGTGGTACAGGTAATGCATTTTTTCAAGCTAGTAAAGGTATATTATTTAATACATCAGATTGGACATCTTCAATATATGATTTAACTAAACGTGATGAAATTGCATATGGTTTATTAGGAGTTGCTGATGTTTTATTAACTGACATGAAAGATTCTAAAATAAATAAACTTTCAATATCAAGTATAATTGGAGCAAACACAATAGATAAAGCATATTTTATGATGCACGCATCAGATAAAGCTGTACAATATCCAATTGCTATTGCTTTAATGAAAAATAATATGGTAGATGAAAATGGAAAAATTGTAGATATTAAAACTTATGTTAAAGCTAAATACAATTATAATGAATCATTTTATTCTCTTTCTAAATCTGAACAAAATAGTTTAAGAAAAAAAATAGAAGAAGAAGTTACCAAATTAAAAGAAACTAAATCAATATATAAAATAGCAGAAATTAAAAATGATAAAATAGAAATTCCTGGTATTGATTTACAAGGAGAACAATGGGGTAGATTTAGATTAAAAATTAAAAAAGTAACTAAAAGTGTTCTTGGCAACTCTACTAGAGATGATATAAATAATATTAGAACTGGTATGTTAGGATCTATGGCTATGCAATTTAGATCTTGGATGCCTCAAATGGTTCAAGAAAGATTTGGAAAATTAAAATATGATCAAGATTTAGAAGTTCATACTATGGGTAAATTTAATTTATTCTTTCAAGAAATTTTTACAAAAAGAGCACCTAATCTTTTAAGTGCTATTATATCAGCAAGTGGTACTAATATGGTAGAAGCAGCTAAACAAAAATATTTATTAATGAAAGCTGAAGCTATCGATAAAGGAGAAGAATTTACCATTACAGAAGGTGAATTTGTAGACATGTATATAGGTAATATTAAATCTCTTTATAAAGAATTCTTAATGATATTAGGAATTGGAGCATTAATGTTTACAATTTTAGGTGAAGATGATGATGATGATGAAAATACAGGATGGAGAGCTTATACAGGAAGAGCATTTAGAAAATATTTTGATGAATTTTCTTTCTTTTATAGTGCACCATCATGGTCTAATTTAGTAAATAAACCATTACCTATGGTAGGATTAGCAGAAGATTTTTATAAATTTACTGGAGCATCTTTAAAACAAGGATATGGATTTGTAACTAATGATGAAGATATGTTAGATGCTGCAAAACCTGCTAAATATCTTTCAAAAATGTTACCTATATTTAAAGAAGGAATACAAATGAGAGCAATCTTTGATGATGAGTTTAGAAAAGATTGGGGTATTAGATTTAACATATCTAATAGATAAAAAAAAGAAGAGGTTTATTCCTCTTCTTTTTTCTTTAATGCAATTTGTATATAACCAAAAATAAAACCAAATTCAAAAATATATACATTTTCTTCTTTACTATATTTATAATTTAATCCTATTAATAATTTATAAGCATCTAATAACGCAAATGTAATTTGATAATCCATATTTATTATTTTATAATTTCAAAAGGTATTTTTGCAATATAGCAGTTTTGTTCTTCGTTACAATGTTTTTTGTAACTGTTAATTATTGATTGAATATTTAAAGCTCCTAAAGGATTATGACTATGCACGCCTACTAATTTAGGTAAACTTACATTATTATCTATAGCATATTGTATCATATACTTAGCACAATCAAGTCCTGTTTTTTCTTTAAAATCTTCATAATTTATAGCAGCAATACCATTGAATTGATATTTATAATAATCTTGCATATGTTCTTCTCCTAAATCATGGTCCAAAGATACATAATCAGGCATACCATTTGTATCAATCCATTCTTTAAATTGATCATAATTTCTTACTATACACCAAGGTTCGTATTTTTCAGGAGGATCATTTTTTGGTGTTCTTTCATCATCAAGGTACAAAGCCTTTAATTTTTTAATCATATAAATTTATGTTTATTCATTTCTAAATATTCTATTAAATATTTAGCATAACTAGTTAATAATTCTACATTTTGAAACAAAAATATATCATTTTTGTTACTAACTGCTGTTTGATATTCTTTTTTTAATTTTTTAAATTCTTTTTCATTCATTTTAAGAAAAGAATCATTTTGATTAGTTGTCATATATTATTTTATATTTAATAATTTACAAATAGTTCTAAATTCATTTATTGAAGGACAATTACCATTATATTTACATACTCTATACCCTGTTTCATCCATTTCATAAATTTCAATAGTATTTTTATAAAATACTATTGAATATTCAAGTCTTCCAATATTCTTTTTATACCTTTCCCATCCTTCAGCTTCTATTTGTTCCTTAGTTAGATAGGGAGTTCTTAAATTACCTTCCTTTAAATAACTTTCTAATTCCGATATTCCATACCCTTCTCTATCAGTATGTAAATTTTCTACAATATGTTTATTCCATTTATATTTTTCTCCAACTCTATATTCACATTCATATCCAACTCTAATATCTGAAATTTCTGGTGTATAATATTGTTTCATATTAAAATATATATCTTATGTTTTTAATGTTAAAATATTTACTATACAAATTTTTAAACTCATCAATCATTTGTTTTTTAAGTTGCCATTGATATCTAATGTTATCAGGAGCATATTGAGAGTCTTTAGCTTCTTGAATATCAGGTTTCCAACATAATTGATTTACTTCTTCAGAATTTCTTTGATGTTGTATATTATTATATGTTAAAAATATACATTCACACGGGACATCTATATTTTCTGTTTTAAGAAGCTTAAACAATTCTTCATATTCTTGAAGCCATGTTTCTTCATAAATAATAGGACTAAAATTTATATGCACTTCCATATGTTTTTGTAATGGTTTAATACAATTAATTCTATCTATTATTTTATCTGTTTTAGGTTCTAATACATCTGAATATTTTTGAGGCATTAAGCTTACTCTAATTCTATGTTTACCTGGAGCTAAATTATAATTTTCAGCTTTAAATCTTGTAGGATATTTAGTAGCAAATGTAGATTTAGCATGAATATGATTATTAAAATAATCAAACACTTCTTGCCAATTATAATGTTTAGACATTAAAGATACATCTGTACTACATCCAATATCTACTGTATAATATATAGGATCGCATTGATTAGGAACTTTAGGAATAGGTTGTTTTTCAATCCATTTATTTACAGAATTTAAAATATCATTTGTATTAGAATTTATATAAATTTTATCATTGTTATATCTAGCAATATAACAATAACTTTGAAGGCAGCCTCCAGCGCAGCCATAAATAAAATTGGGAGAAATGCAATCAGCACTCCTCCCATTATCTCTTGTGACTAATGTTTTAGTTTTTTGTTTTATTATTTTCATTTATAAATTTTTGTTTATAATCACCACAAGGACATACACCATTTTCATCTAACACACCTTCTTTACCTTGATGTATTTCACAATTTGTACTATGTCTATCACATGTAGCTGGGTGTGTTTGAAAAAAATTAAGATTCATTAATGATTCTTGTACACCAACTTGATTCATGTATTTAGATCCAGATTTTTTATCATAACTTTCTAATATATCACCTTCTACGCGTTCAAACTTTACTTGACATATTTTCATGTTAGGATATACTTTAATTGGTCTTGTAGCTCTTAATTCTAATACTAAACTACCTACAAATCCTGTATCAATAAATCCTGCTGGACCTATAACAATATCTAAACCAAGTCTACCTAAACTAGATTTAGCTTGTACTTGAGCACATATGTTATTTTTACATCCTATACGTTCATTACAAGCATATAAATAAACTTCTCCAGGATAAAGAACATAACCTTCTTCAGGAATAGTTAATTCAATTGTTTCTTGTTTTTCTTTAGGATCTAAAAATAATTCATAAGTCCATCCCATTATATTTTTAACAGCATGTTTTTTTGCCCAATCTGGAACTTGATTTTCTTCATCTACTGTTTCATATTTTCTAGGATAAATTTTAACTGTAGGAGCTAAAGTTAAATCTACACTATTAGGATTAAGATGAGCATAATTAAAATTATCAATAATAATATTATTGTTGCTAATTTCGTCTAGTATTTGTTTATCTGATAAAATCATAAATCCAATTGTTTTGTTTGTGTATTATATTTAATCATTTTTATTTCTTTAGAAAATTCTACAGCCCATTCAATTTCTTGCTTTACACCTTTTGATTTATAAATTAAACCTAATCCATTAGCATCAATCATATCTATAACAAATAATTCATCACACCATTGAATAAATTGTTTATCTTGTTTCATCCATGTTTCATAATCATTACTAATAAAATCTTTCCCAGTATTTGCAATAGAATGTGAATGAGATATTGGAGAAAATACACAATATCCTTTACTAATAAGTATTGCTGCTACTTCATTAGCAGTTTTATAACTAACGTCTTCTATACCACTGTAAGGTATTGCTAAATATATTTTTTTCATTTTTTTTATTTTATTTTAAAAGTGCTATTATAAAATATTTTTATTTGATTACTAGTGTAATGTCTTACAATACCACTATCACAATGTACTACGCACCAGACATCGTTTTCAAACATGCCAGAATTAGTAACATATATAGCATATCCTTCTTTATTTTCTTCAACTATTACAGGAATTGGTTTATTAAATTCTAACATTTAAATTTATTTTTATTGTTCTATTATTTCTAATTCTGATGATTTTAATAATTCTTTAATATCTAAATCATTTAATTCTGTACAATTTTTAATGAGTTCTATAAGAGATTCTAAATCTTTTATATCAATAGCAAATCTACTTAATTTAAATGATTCATAAGGAGAACAATGTTCTCCCAATGGTTTTTCATATAAACTACATCCTTGAATTCCTTGATTAGGATGATAAAAAATATGAGTTATATGATATTTTTCATCTAAAACAATCCAATCATTTAAAGGAATTTCTTTAGGTTTATCTTTATCGTTTATACAAACACATTCAATCATGATATTATTTTTTCAGTAATTAATATTGTTTTAACTTTTTCAATAAGATCAACAATTTCTCCATCATTAATAATTTCATAATCAAAGTTTACATTGTCTAAACTAGTTTCACTAGGATGCAATCGAGCTGTAGTTTTATTTTTTTCTGTTGGTCTTATTACTTTAATTATAATTCCATTTCTTTGTTTAACAGCTTCTAATTCATTAGGGAACCTCATGTCTGTAATGATCCAGTTAGGATATTCTTTTTCAAGAGAAACATCTTCTTCTGCAACACTATCTCCTGTAAGAACCCATTTTGCTTTATAATCATTAAACAAAGCATTCACCCACACATTATAATGTAATCTATTACGCATTGCTTCTGTACCAAGTTTTTGAAGAAATTCTCTTACTGTCATTTGATGTAAAATTTCTTCATTTATTGCTTCGCCTTCTTTAATAATAGTGTGATTATTTTTATACCAGTAATTCCAATTTTCATCAAGATAAGTTGTTTTAAATTCTTGATCTTCAAATTTATATTCTGGTATTCCTGTAAGAATAGATGCTATTTCTTTTAATTTTCCTGCAAACTTTTTAATTTGCCATTCTGATTGATAATGATGATCAAAATTTCTAGCATCAAAACCTCCATTATTATTTAAAAATTCTTGGTAAGTTCTATATTTAGAATTTTGTTTAGAACAAGGTGAGGTAAGATACTGTATTATTTTACCTACAGTATCTTTTCCTGAACCTATACGACCTGAAATTGCTATTATACTCATTCGTTTATTTTTTTAAAAGGTAAACTATTTTCTTTCCATTTCATTACATCAAAAGAATTTAAAAACTTAATTTTATTAATTTCTTTATCATTAGGTTTTCTTTTTTTAATTTCAAATTTTTCTAAAGATGTTAAATGAAATCCTTTACAATAAGAACAAAAATAACTTCTTTTTTGATTTGATTTACCATTTCTTCTTTTGTTAATAAAATTTATTTTATTATGATTTTTAATTTTTATAATTGTTTCATTTGCAACTTGTTGAGTTTCAAATATAGTTTTTCCTGTAGCAGGACATTTATTTCTTTTCATTTAATAATTATTTAAAATAAATTACCTTGTACATATCCAGATTTAGAAATTTTACTTGTTACGTTTTCTATTTCTTTATATATTTTATCAAGATAATATTGTTTGTTAATATCAAGACTTTCAAAAGGAACATTTAAAAATGGTTGGATATCATTACATATTGTTTGCATCCATTTTCCTGCTTCTACTTGAATTTCTCTACCATCATTATGACATTTCATAATTTTAGTTCCTTTATTACTAATATAATATCTATTAATTTTTTGAAGTGATTTATCTACATATTGATTATCTTTTACAAATCTTTCTGTAAAAAACCACGATCCTTTAGCTTTAACAGCACCACAATAATCATAAAGATTTTTATTAATTTCTAAATAATCTTCAGGTTTAACTCCATTTACTAAATACTCATATACAGCTTTAGGTATAACAAGAAAACTTTTATTTTTATGTAGAGCTAAATCTTTATACTCAAAAAAACCTTTACATTTAGTTTTACCATTTTTATAAACCGCGATGTAATTATTGACATCTCTAAGTATTAGTTTAGAATATTCATCATGTTCTAAATTAAGATTAGTCATTTCTTCCCATTCTCTACATATTTCAAAATATTTATCTTTATAATCAGAAGGAATCATCATTTCTAAACCATCCGTGTTTTGCATTAATGGAATACTATCTGGAATTCCTAAAGATATCATTTCATATAATTTAGATAACCATAATTGACCATTAATAGTAATTTGCATAGTAAATTTAGGATCATAAAGAAAACTATTAGCATCATTACTTAATCCATATGTACTATTAAGAATAATCTTATATACATAGTTTCTTGGATCAGATTTAGGAATAAGCTTTCTTTCTTCAAAGAACCATTCATATTGCTCTAAAAATTCTTTAGCAGGAAGATGAGCTGGTGCAAATCCATTTTTAATAGCTAAATTTGGATAAAAACTGGTTCATTTAACTGTAATCTTTCATTACTGAAAGTGTCGGACTATATCTTCAATTCTTTTTTCCATTTATATCCATATATTCGTTTTTTATAACCATTACATACGGAATAAATATTTTGCCATTTATAATTTGGGTTTTCTTTAATTATTTCTTCTACAGTTTCATAAATTTTAACTAAACTTTCATCTTCATTAAACTGTAAAAATCTATATTTTTTCTGTTTGGATTTTTTAACATTTAAAGCCATTAATTCTTTTTTGTCAGGATTATTTTTCCAAAAAGCTCTAGATTTATCGCCAATTTTTTTTCTTTCATTTGGATTTTTAAATCTATTAGTTGTGGCTTTTTTTAGTTTTAGCTTAGTTTCTTCATGTGGAATCATACCACTTTTAGAGTCTAATCTTTTATTATAACCTTTATCTGAATTAATAGAATCATATTTTATCATCCAATATAATTCTCTTTCTGAAAGTTTATCAAATAAACATTCTTCTAAAACAATATATTCAAATGATTCACTACCATATTTATGCCATGCCGCAATAAAATGAAGATTTTCTTCTTTAATTCTTTTAGAAGTTAAACCACAAATATGTGCTATTATACGTTCATAAATGTTAATAGATTTTCCAATATATACTTTACCATTAATTAAATTTCTAATTAAGTATATTCCAGATTTATTTTTATCACATGATTTTGCTTTCATATAATAAATATACAAATAATTATCGTTTTATCCTAATTTTTAGGATAATATGTTATTATAAATGTCAAAGAACTGCTCCACGCTTTTTCATTAGGTTACTAACCCTAACTAATTCCTGTTATTAAGCAGACTATACTGCTCAGGTAGTCTCTGAACCTTTTACAAGTGTACTTGTAACTTGGCTGCTGATTGCCCTTATTTAAGGGTTTCCAGCAATTCATGGAGTTAAGACGCAACTGGTTTTACGTCTGATGTCATAATTGTATAACCTGGTTTAGCTTCATATATACCAGATTTAGCTGCACCATGAATACCACCTAATCCATAATCAGTAATAACACCTTTATGTTCAATACTGTAATTAAGTGCACCTTTAGTTTCAGTAATTGTTTTAGATTTAAAATAATCTAGCACACTTTGAAATGTAAGTGTTTTAAATTTAATTTGAGGAAGAATACATTCACTTAATATTATTTGATGTCTATTAGTACGCATTCTTTTTAAATCCTGTTTTTCCCAATCTAATTTTTTAGTTAAAAAATAACTAAACAATTCTTTAGATATTCTAGGTTCAGATGCACTATAAAGATCTATATTATATTCTTTAGTAAGAGATTGTCTTAATGCTATTTGATCTCTACACAATCTCATAATTTTCTTAGTAGATAAAACATCATTAATACAATAAGTTATTATTTCATCAATTTCTTCTAATGTATTTATTGATTTAGTATGATGAATAGGCATTTCTAATACATTTTCCCAATCCATATTATACTGAATCCATTTAAGACTACTACTTTTAGCTGGATTATCCCAATGATTCATTTTAAATAAATCTATTTGCTTAATAGACATTTTCCATGAAGGATAATCTAAAAACTCTTTATTGTCATGTTTTATAATTATTTTTTGAGCATAATTATAAATGATTTTTGCATTAGTTTCACCATCATTGTTTAATAAAGCTTTTTTATTATCTAATATATAATGAGTGATTTGTGAATCAAAAGCAAGTCCATTATAAGATATATGCCATTCATTATTAGCAACATTACTTTCTAAGAATTTTACAAATTCTTTAAAGTCATCTTTTAATTTATGAACAACAAAAATTTTAATTTCATCTGTTGTGTAATGTGAAAAAACTCCAATAAAACAATTGCTAAGTGTTTCATAATCATGTACATAATGATTTGCCATATTTTTTTATATTCAGTTCAGCTGTTTCCCCTTTATGTTAAATAAAAAAGAGAGTGTATATATTACACTCTCTTAAATTATTTTCTTTGGTTTTTTTAAGACTCAGAAGTTTTTTCTGATTTTATAAAAAATTTCCAATCAAATTCTTTTGAATTTGTTGCAAATAAATCAATAAAATTAGTAATATCTTCAATATCTTGAATATAATATTCATAAAAATTTTCCATCAGTTTTCTTTCTTGAATATACTGATTTGTACTTTTATCAATTACAGGTCTTCCTTTGTCATCTATTTTTGGAATAAATCTATAAGATTGTTTTTTTTCAATTCCTACAACTGCAAGTATTTGTGTTTCTGGATCAAAAATGCATTCGTTAAAAGGACATTCTTTATTAATAGGAATTAGTTTAAAAGTATCATGATCTGTTGTATCTGTAGACCACTTACTTTTATAAAGCAACATGTTTTTCATATTATTATGTTTTTGTAAAAATATAAATTAAATTTTAAACAGTCAAATTTTCTAAATTATAAATTAATTTTTCTTTATCCGCGTCATATTTATCACAAAGTTCAATAGTAGATTCTAATAAATCTTCTGAAACATCAAGTAATTCAGAATAAACATTGTAATATTTATGAGGATTAATATAAGAATCAATATATTCAAAATTAACTGATTTAGTATTATTATATTTTTTAATAATGCTTTTTGTATTAGTTGAAAATTTTGAATATTTACCATTTAGAAAATGTTTCCAATCGGAATTATAACTTTTTAAATTAAAAATAAAAATTTCTTTATCTGGTAAATCATAATGATTAATTAAAAAATTATTTTTATGTATTAAATTTATATAATTTTTATATAATTCTGTATTTGATTTTTCAAATACACAAATTAATTTACAATCATTATAATTAATTTCATCATTCCATTCAATGTATGTTTGAAAAATAATACTGCTATTATTTTTTAACATACCTGTTAAAGGATATAAAAAAACTTTACTTTTTTGAAAATATTTGTCATATAATTTTATCATTCCCTTAATTTACAATACTACTTGATTAGTACAAAATTTATATGGTAAAAGATATTTTCTATTATTAAAATGATAAGATGCTGCTTTTAAACTTTCTTCATTAAATCTTTTAAACCAATTTTCTAAAGTAGCATCACTAACTTTAAATGTATAATACATACCATATGAATCAATAACTACAAAATTAAAATTAATTTTGTAATTTAATTCATTAATTTCTTTAAAATTAAAAGAAACTAGTATTATGTATATAGCAGCTTGCATCCAATAATTATAATATTCTATACTATCAGAAAAATCTTTTAATTCTTTACTAGTTGTTTTGATATCATTAATAATAACTGTTTTATTATCATGATCAACTACAATATTATCAATTACACCTTTTAATCCAAATTCATAATTCTTTAAAAAATATTCTAAATTATGTTCATTATAAACATTAGATTTATTTAATCCAATTAATTCAACAAAATTTTCATCTTTTAATAAATTATTTGCAACAGTATTGCAGTAATTATACGTTTCTTGATCAATTAATTGTTTATTTTCTTTTTTAAATAAAAAAGACCAATAAGAAAGAGTATCTTCAGTAATAATTTTATCAATCCTTTGTTTATCTGTTTTATATGATTGATATAAATTAATTTCTTTTAAAATTTCTAAAATTTCATCTTGATATTCTTCTAGTTCAAATTTTAAAATACCTTGTTCATTATAAACTTTATGTTTACTATAAAGTGTATCAATAATATTTTTAATGTTATCTGCTGGTAAATTTTTTTCAATAATTATATAATTATCTTCAAATTTATCAGGCTCTAATAAAAATAAATGAATCAATTTACCTTTAATTAAACTCTGCATATCTATTGTTTCAGGTTTAATTTTCATTATGTAAATAGAATAAAATACACTAGGATTCCATAATAATTTATTTAAACTGCTATAAGAAAAATAAAAAGGAGTATTGTAAAATTCTTCCTCAGCTGCAAACATTGATTCTTTTATCAAATCTTCCATTATTGATATTTTTTTATAGTTTTTACAATAACATTTTTAGAAGCTAATCCTATAATTCTATCTAATTCATTATCATTATTATCTGTAATAACAATAGTAGGCATTGATTTAATGTTATATAATTCAAAGTATTTAGAATCTAATTCTTGATCATAAGAATTATAAATAACATTTTCACTTACTTCTTTTTTGATTTCATCAAAAAATTCATTTAATACTTTACAGGGCATACACCAGGTAGCACCAAATTTTAAAACTTTTATTACCATATTTTTTCTTTTTTTAAAATCATTTTAATACGTTCTGCTGTTTTTTTATCTTCAGTAATAGCTTCTAATACTTCTAACTCAAATATAATAGTATAATACTTTATTTTCCAGCGATTATCTAATATTTTAGATAGTATTTTTTTAATTTTTTTCATTTAAAAGATTTTTAAATTGTTTATGTTTATTTTCAGGTAAATAATTAATTAAATTAATTATATCTGTTGATTCTAATAATTCATATAAAGAAGTTAAATCTGAAAATTCAATATCTTCTTCTATTTGATATACTACACTTTTTAATAAATCTTCTTTAGTAGAGAGACTAAATTCTATTTCTTTTAAAAATATTTTAGCTTCAGCTTGTCCATTATCATATTGAATTAATATTGGACTATTTTCATCAAATGTTTCATCTATTTCCTGAATAGTTTCAATAATATAATTTTTATTAAAAATAGGATCAGGATTATTCCAAATTAAAGTTTTGTTTTCTTTAATAGCTTTAATTAACTGTTTAATATTTTTCATTTTTAATTATTTATTATGTTCTTTATTATGACATTCTTTACACAAAACAATTAAATTTTCTTTTTCTGTAAATAACTTTTCTACAAAAGATGGTAAATCATCAAATGATTTCAAACTTCCACATTCTATTTTATGATGAACATTGACTTCATTAGATGCGTATGGTTTGTTACATTTTCCACAAATATAAGAGTATTTTCTTTTTTTATTTGGTCCTTTATAAGGAACTTGAGCATCTTTCTTTGTTTGAGAAATTGGTTTCCAATATAAAGATGATTTTCTTAATATTTGTCTTAACCATTGAAAAAATTGTGTATCAGTCATTGTACCACAATTTCTTGTTTTCTTCTTAATTTTTCTAGGCATTAATCAAAAGCATTTTGTAATAAAGGCACTAAAGTATATAAAACTTTTTTAGGACCAAAATCTTTTATGCTATCACTTATGTCTTTACTCATATTTAATAATATAGGAATTATATTATATTCTGTTTTATATTTTTTCATAGACTCTATTCCTGCATAATCATTATCAAATAATACAACTATATGTTTATATTTTTGTTTATATTTTTCTATAATATTTTTACTTAACATCGAATTTTCACTATCAGGTGCAATAACATCTACTTTAAGATTTAAACTTTTAATAGACATTATATCTTTTAAACTACTAGTGATTATTAAATTTGAATGATCAGTTAACTGTTCTGTACCTTGAATATAATCTGATATTTTTAAAAATTTTTTACTATTATAAGGTTGATATATTTTATATAGTTCTCCATTATTTTTAAAATATCCATAAATATTATTTTCACTAACTACAATATTTGAATCAATACCTTCTTTATTTAAAACGTATTGTTGTAAAGGTTTAACATTATACTGTTCTAATAATTTACTTCCTATATTATATTTTGTCCAAAAATCAACATCATTTGTGTTCCAATTTCTTAAATTATAATAATCTAATTTATACTTAGGAACATCTGTTATAATATTTGTATATAAATTATTATTAATAAAAATATTATAATCATTAATAATTTTTTGACAAGCTTGAGAATAAGATATATTATATAAAAACATTATTAAATTTACACCTTCACCTCCATTACCACTTGAAAAATCTTTAAATTTATAACAATTATTATTTTTGTGATAATAAATTGACATGCTAGGTATTTTATCATGTTTATTAAAAAGACTTTTAATTTTTACATTTTGTCCAGAAAGTTTGTAATTTAAATTACAATAATGTTCAAATATCCAAGAAGATGGTATATCAGAAATATTTAAAAATATATTTTTAATACTTAGCATGATATATAAAATAAAAAAAAGGGAGAATATAATTTCTCCCTTTTTTAAATAAAAAATTAATTAAAACAAATCAAAATCTTTAGATTTATCATTTGCATCAAATTCAGAAACTTCTTGAGCTTGTGCTTTAACTACTTTATTTACAATATGTTTCTTTTCATCATATTGAATTACAGCATCCATATCATTACCAATTGATGATTTTTTATTTTTTTCATATTTTGGTAAAAATAAATCATAAGCTGTATAACCTTCTTTATTTAAATATTCTTTACCTGCTACACAAAAGAATAAATATTTATCAGCTTTTACAATAAATGGTTTTACTTCTTCAATATATTCTTCAATAGTTTCTGCATTAACAGTTGATACAGTATCAAAAATATTTAAAGCATCAGAAATAACTTTAATTGCTTTTAAAATACTTTGATCTCTATCAATAACAGAACCATTAGGTAATGTTTTACTTTCAAAAGCATATTGAGAATATCTTATTCTACCAACTTGACCTTCAAAACGACCCATGTCAGGATTTTTAGGATCATAATAAAAACCTTCAAAATCATCAATAGGTTCTGTTTCAATAAACAACACTAAGTTATAAGAATCTGTGTTATATCCTGGTGTTAATGTTAAATCATAAATACGTGCTTTAACGTTTCCTGGATTAATTGTTTTGCTAAGTTTGTTTTCTGTTTTAATGTTTTTAATACTTAAACTCATTTTTTTGTTTTTTTTAGTTATTAATTAATAAAAATTTTATTCCAATTAGTAGTTAAACTACCATCATCTGACATAATAGAAATTTCGATTTCTTGATTTCTTAAATGTTCTGGTCTAGCACCACATGAAATTTCATCTGAAGTTTTAAAACTTATTATGTTTTTATTTCCTTTTCTATACAAATATCCAATAGCATCTGAATTTGACATTGTAATTCTTTTTAATTTACCTGTTAAATCTAAATCTAAAGAACTAAATTCAGCACCATTTTTTTCTAACATTACATCTTTTACATGTCCTAATAAAATAACATAAGGAGCTAATGTTTTTATGTATGTTATTACTGAATCAAATGCTTGTCTTAACCATGGATAACCTGCACCATTAGGCATGTTAAGTATACTTCCATATTTTGCTTTACCACCAACGTCTTCTTTAAACCAGTTAGCACCCATAGAGCTATTGGCATATAATCTTTCTGCTAAAGGAATACACATTTCTTCTAATGCAGTGATTGTATCAACAGCAATATATTTGTAAGGTTTATTATTTTCAATAATTGCTTTACCTATTGCTTTAATATCAGAAACAGATTTTGCTTTAATTTTAACAGCGTCTATATAATCAGAACCTTCTTCAAGATCAATTATTAAACAATCATCTAACATAGACAATAAAGATGTTTTACCAACTTTAGGTTTACTAAAAATTATTAAGTTTTTAGGATTTTGATTTTCTGCTTTTACTTTTTTTAAAGGTAATACAATATTTTCCATTTTTTTAAATTTTATTTATTAAATCGTTTAACCATTTTTTATTAGAAACTGGTCTTTGCCATTTAATTGCAGCATAATCTCTAATAGTCATCTTACTCATTAATACATCTTCTTCTTCTGAATTATCATTTTCATTAACGATAATATTAGTTTCTTCAATTTTTTTTAAACTTAATTTTTTAGGAGCTTTTTTAGGAATATAATCTTCTAAATTAATTTTTTCAAAATCACTTAAAGGTACATAATATTTTAATGCTAAAGAACCATTTACTAAATTTTCTTTAGATCTGTATTCTGATTTAGAATATTCATTTCCTTTAAATCTGTATAATGTTCTTTCTGTAGATAAAGGTTGATTATCATCATTTATAATTTCTGTATAAAATTTACCGCAAATTAATTCTTTTTCAAATAATGACACATGTTCTTCATCATTTAATAAAAATATTTTTTTTGGATAAAATACAGGATTTTCTTCATTAAGAAAAATAAAAGCTGTTGAATGAAAATCTTTAATTGTTTGAATAGTTTCTTTTACAATCATTTTTTTTTTAAATTTTAATTTTATTTGATTTATTAGATATAGGAATTTTAGTTTCAAAAACTTCAAAATATTTTAAATCTTGTTTAAAAAATAAAATTGATTGTTCACCAAATCTATTTTTTAATAAATGAAATATTACCATTCCATCTTCAACTATTATTTTTTCTGGACCATATTCAGTAATACCCATTAAATCGGGTCTATTAATTGCAATTACAGCATCTGCATTTTGCATTAAAGCATCAGCACCAAATAAATCTAAAGATGTTGGATAATTACCAATATGTCCATTTCTTCTTCTCTCATGATCTTCTATTGTTCTATTCATTTGAGATAAAATTATATAAAGACTATTTGGTATTTTCTTTTTTAAATAAACTAATTCTGTAGATAAATTATATAAAGTTTCTAGTTGACTTGTTTCATCTACATTTTTTTTAGTTAAAACAGAGTGATCTATAGTTACAATAATTGGTTTTTTAATTGTATTATAAAAATTAATAACTTCTTTTGTAATATCTTTAGCTGTTACAGGATCAGTAACATAATAAATTTCATCATTTATTTTATTTTGATGATAATTTTTAATATCTGATAAATCAGCATTAGTCAATTTTTGAGTAGGATCTGCACTAAATATTTTCTTCATATCCATATTTAATGGTTTTGTTAATTCTCTAGCACCTATTGATCTATCACTCATTTCAAATTGAAAATTTAAAATAGCAAAATCTTGACTCGGATTATTTAAATGAGCATTGTTTGTTATCTGAGATACAATACTAGTTTTACCTGAACCTGGTCTACCAGCAAAAATATAAATACCAGACCATTCTAAACCATCCATCAAATTATTATTTAATTTTGCCCACGGTGTCCTTATGGATTTAATTAATCCATCTTTTCTCTTAATTATATAACTATAAGTTTCATTTCTAATTTCTGAAACATGTCTCCACTTTTGCAAAGGTTGATTATTTGGTTTATTCATTATAATTAATAAAATTTATACATATTTACTTTTGATTCTGTAATATTTTCTCCTTCTAAAATTCTTTCATGATATTCTAAAATAGGAGATGTATTAATCCCACTTCTTTCAACCATAATAAAGTTTGAAGCTTTATATATATACTTTTCTTCTCTATCTTCTGAAAAATAAAGTTTTGTAGCATTTAATAAATCATCCCATTTTAAATTAGGATTTTTAATAAATAGTTTTACAAACTTTTCTTTTATTTCATTTGTAGTAGATCTTTTATTTTTAGGAAAATAATTTTTATATTCATTAATTTTATCTAAAAAATTGTTACCTAATAAATCTAAACTATTAGCAACTTTTGTTTTTTTAAATAAAACTCCTAAATTATCTAATAATGTATTTCCTAATTCAGTAATTTGATTGTTTTCATCAATATATTTTAAATTTAATAGTATTTTAATATCTGTAGGATTATTTACTAATACTAATTTTAAATTATATTTAATACAAAACAATACATAATGTTGATTCGGAGTTATAGAATTCTTCTGGAGAATACTGTAATAATTTATTTCCATTTTTTAAATTTGATATAATTAAATTTTTAACAACATTATTATAAAAATTATTATAATTTGTATCAATTTCTAATAAATTAAGATGTTCTTTATAAAAAACATAAGATGTTGTTCTATGTATATTTATTTTACTAGCTAATTCTGCATAATCATAACCTAATCTTAAAGCAATTGCTGTATATATATATCTTAATTGTTGAATTTCGTACAAATATTTATTTCTACTTTTTTTATGTTCAATAGAAATACATTCTTTTTTTAAATTATCTGGTATATATGTATTAACATATTCAATTAATTTTTCTAAAGAAATTGGTTTTTTTTGTTCAAAATTAAAATTTGTAAAACTAATTATAGGAGCTATTCCTATTTTTTCTTCAAATTTAGTTTTAAATTCATTAATTAATTTATCAATTAATTTATCTTTATAAGTTTCTGTGTCCATATAAATTTTTTAATTTTAATTATTTTTGTTATATTTTAAATGTATTCTTTATATTTTTAACAATAAAACAAGTTTACAATGAAATTTATGAAATTATTAAGCTCGTTATTATTATTTACAACTTTAAAATTAACTTATTTACCTGATGTTAATTTAATATTTTGGCTTAGTATAGCTATGGTAATAGATTTGCTAACTGGAGTTTGGAAATCAAAGATACTAAATATTCAGCGAACTTCCACAGGTTTTCAAAGAACTGTAACAAAATTTTTACGTTATTTTGGAAGTATTGTTGTTTCAATATCTATTCAAAACATGTTAGGTGTAAAAGTTATAAATTTACCTTTAGGTAATTTTAACATTGAAGTTCAACAACTTACAGAATATTTGATATTTTATTTGTTTTATATTGAAATATTGTCTATTATTGAAAATTTTATAGCAATGGATAAAAATGATTCTTTTTCAAAAGGACCTTTAACTTGGTTGCATAATTTACTAACTTTACAATTTAAAAACTTTACTAAAAAACAAAAATAATGAATAATCAAAAATTTAATAATTTACTTAGATTAAATAGTGTTTTAACACAACTTTACAATAAAGTAATAGCGGTCGAGTTTAATAGACCAACAGACTCACCAAGTCCAATTGCATACACAGCGAAAGACGTAATTAGTAATTCAACTGGTTCACCTAGTGTATTGACTTTTTCGGGCATCACTCCTGACGTTTCGCAATTTGGGTATATTACTAAAGTGAGACTAATGACTAATAATGTCAATTGGGCTTCAACTAATGCGGCTATCATAAAATTGCATCTTTATAAGAATCAACCTACTGCAATAGCTGACAATGCGCCATTTACTATTTTGTATGCTAATCGAGCAAATAGGATTGGAACGATTACATTTAATGCATTAAGTACAGAGGGTTCGGGTTCAGATACAGCAATAGCATTATGGACGGGGGCTTTAGCATTTGAAAGCAGACCAAGTAATAACACAATTTACGGGATGTTAGAGGTCGATTCATTTACTGGTACTTTAACTCCAACAAATGCGCAATCATTTTTCATCGAGATTACAACAGATTGTATCTAATGAGACGACTAATAAAAAGAGTTTTACTGAGTAATGTAGTGAGTTTTTCTCATTCATTTTTTAATATATTCAAATCAAGAGTAATATGGAATTCAGGAGTGGTTGAGGCTGACTCATGTGCAGTTACTACACTTTCAAATTTAGATTCAAAAAACCTTTTGCAATCTGCAACATTTGTACTTGCTCCAAGTGGATATAAATCAGGTGTTATTTATTCACAAGTTCCAAGTAATGGTAATGGTGATTTAACATTTACAAGAGGGTCTGCCGCAACAAGAACAAATGAAAGTGGGGTTATTGAAAGTGTAGCTTCAGGAGTCCAAAGATTAGACTATTCTTTAGGCGGTTGTCCAGTTGCATTGTATGAACCGCAAAGGACTAATTCAATTAGGAATAACACAATGGTAGGCGCAGTTGCGGGTACACCAGGAACAGACCCAACAAACTGGACTTTTAATACCCGACCTGGTTTAACAAAAGAAATTGTTGGAACGGGTACTGAAAAGGGTTTGCCTTATGTGGATGTTAGGTATTCGGGTACTCCAAGTAGTAGTGCATTCTTTTTGATATTGTTTGAAGGAACAAATGTGATTGCTGCCACAAGTGGTCAAACTTGGGCATATTCATTTTATTACAAAAAGGTATCGGGGACAATTCCAACAAATGCAATACAAGCGGTTGAATATAATGCATCGGGTGTGTTTTTGGCTCAAGGTGGTATTACGGCTAACTTAAACACGATAACAACCTTAACAAGAATTAGTGGAACAAGAACATTAAACAATGCATCAACAGCATTTACGGGTGTTCAAATTCGTATTGATGTCGTAAGTGGTACTGCATATGATTGGACAATGAGATTTTATGCACCACAAATTGAACTTGGGGCGTATACGACTACATGGATTCCAACAAATGGTACATCCGCTACCCGAAATGCAGATAGTTACACTCGTGATAACATCTACACCAATGGTTTGATTTCAGCGAGTGGTGGTACTTGGTTTGTGGAATTGAAGAATAATCAATCTGTACCAACGGATGTTGCTCAAGCACAACAATTAGGATTAGGTAATAATGTTGTTGCGGCCGCTGATAACATATGGATTGGTAATAGTGGTTCATCTATCAATAGGGTGTGGAAACAAGTAGCGGGGGCAATAAGCTCGTTATATATATTGCCTTCAGGTATTATAAAATTAGCTATAACATGGGATGGTTTAAATGTTAAAGTATATGCAAACGGTAGTTTACAAATAACATCGTCATTTACGCCAACAGCTTTAGAAACATTGAGAACTATTGCTGTAGGCACTCCTTTTTACATTCAACAAATGGCACTATGGAATACTCATCTATCAGAAGCTCAATGTATATCGCTAACAAGTTAATTTTATGAGATTTTTAAAGTACGAATTTCCGATAGATAAGTGGCAAGAATTAAAGCCATTATTAGAATCTAACCCTAACGCTCATTTTGTTGAGATAGGTGAATTAATAGAAGGTAAACAAGCAGTTGATGTGTATTATGATTATGATGAGATTGTAGAATTATCGGACTATAAGGTTTTTCCTAACCCTTGCGGGGTGCATACATTTTTAGGATGTGAAGGGCTTTATGAAATTGAGTATAATAGATATAATAGTTAATAAAAATGATTCATCAAGATACAAACAATATTTTCTTGAATATAATTGGAAATGTTGTAGGGACTATATGCGCTGTTCCAGTAATTGCATTGACTAACATTGACTTAGTTTTAAAGATAGCTTTGTCAGTTGTTGGTTTAACTTCTTATATTTTAACAATTAAAAACAATATGCGAAATGGCAAAGACAACAATAAACACAAGCAATCACGCTAAACCTGCACCTGCATGGTATCGTAAGACAAAGAGAATTATTTATTTAGTTACTTCGGGTTCAGTCCTTACGGGTACATTATCTAAATTCGGGTTAAGTGATGCAGACCAAATGTTGATAGTCGGATGGTTAATGATGGGGTTAGAAGTTTTAAATATAATCTTAGCAAATGGAGAAACTTATGCAAAATCAGAGAATTAAATACGGTATTTACTTTGGTATAGGGATTTGCTTCCTTATCTTTCTTTTAGGGTTATTAGTTAGTCTTTCATCTTGTGGTAATCCCGTTAAGAAGATGGCAAGAATGGAACGCAAATATCCATTTTATGTTGCTGAATATTGTAGTAGTAAGATTGAAGTAAAAACTAAAGATTCATTTATCTACTTGAAAGGTGCTGATTTGCATGATACTTTATTTACTCAAATTGATTGTGATTCAGCTAAAGAAAGAATTATAAGAGTTCCTAAGTACATCAATCGTTATAGAGTTGATACCTTTACAAAGGTTACAACGATAATAAAGAAAGATACATTCAGTTTAGGACTTTACAAGCGCAAGGCTGACAGATTAGATTCCGAGATGTACAAAGTATTGGATAGCAAGAATAACGCTGTTAAATGGGCTATAATTGCATTTGCGCTATTAGCTATATTTGTTGTGTTTCACTTCAACCAAAGACGATGACCTTACTTGAAGATGTGAACGCATGGCACAACAAGAAACGAGTTTTAATTCCTAAAGGTTCTAATGTGGTTAAAATAAGCTATTCTGAACCCGTTTATATTGTCGAATTTCAAGAAATTAGATTTCCTATTCACGAATCAAAAGTTAAACTAAATGGATAAAATTTCACTCCAAAGGATAGAAACAGCACACCCTAAACTAAGGTCTGAGCTTAAAAGTATTTTCGCTAAAATCAACGGAGCGTTGACAGGTAAAGCTATCTGCCGATTTGCGTATGTCCTCAGAACCTTTGAGGAACAAAAAGCACTATATGCTCAAGGTAGAACAACTAAAGGTAAGATAGTAACCAATGCACCTGCTGGATTAAGTTTACATAATTATGGGCTAGCTGTTGATATTGTATTGCTTAAAGACACAAATAAAGATGGAGTATTTGAATCTGCATCTTGGGAAACAAATATAGATTTTGATGGTGATGGTATTGCTGATTGGATGGAAGTAGTAGCTGTTTTCAAAAACTATGGATGGGAATGGGGTGGTGATTGGCGTTTTAAGGATATGCCACACTTTCAAAAATCATTTGGCTATAAAGCATCTGATTTATTAGCGAAACGCAATAAAAAAGATTTTGACAAAGAAGGATATATAAACATATAAAAGTAAAGCCCTAAATTAATAGGGCTTTGTTAGTTTATTTTCGATTTTATTTTTCATTTATTTTTTTTAGGATAATTAGTTTCGTTTGTTTAGTGTTGTGCGAGATGTTAATCCTGCTCCGAAAAAAACCGCTTAAATTCATCTTCTTTAACTTCACTAATTGAAAGTATTACAATGTCATTTACCTTTTTATGATATGACCTTACGACATCTTTTAAGTTTGTAATTGTTGGGAAATCTGATTTTCTAACGTATCCAAAATTCTGTGTAGCGGTTTCATAAGTATCTAACTTAAATGTTGCTGCAAACAAGAAATGTCGTGAAGCACTACTGCTAACAGCACATAGGCAAAAAAGCCGTTTTAGTTTCATAAGAATATTTTTCATAAGTATCAAATTTATTGTTTTAAATTAAGTTTTAGTTTCAAATTTTTCGCCTATATGCAAAACGTTATAGACAAACATAATTGACCGTCATAGCAAATTCTGTAAATAACTTCATGATTTAATCTTTAATTGTTAGTGTAAATAAAATGTCTTTGTTCAATATATCGTTCTATCTCATCTCTAATCCCTTTAGGTAATGCTAAAAATAAATTTTGCACATTTTCATTTTGAAGACTAGCTTCTTCACTTATCATTTCTTCTTTGATTACTTCTAAATCTTTTGAATGGTTAATGAATAACGCTTTCAAATCATTTTCAATAGCATTTAATCTGTTAAAAATTGAACGTCTTAAATAATCTTTTGCTTGACCTTCAACATTCTTAGATTTCATTAATACTTCTGTTCTTAACTTAGCATTAGAACATAAAGAATAAATCTTTGACAATTCAAATGTTTCTTTACTGATTTTGTTTTGTATCATAATTTAATTTTTTTATTTTGTAGGATTTCCTCTTTTATCAATTTTTAAAACATTTATTCCATCAAAATAAAGTATTTGATTATTAGTTGAATATTCTTCTATTGTTTCAGGATTAAACATATGAAATCTAGATCCAGCAACACCAATAATAAATGCTTTTTTATCATAAATATCTAAATGATCTTCACAATCTGTAATGACAATAGAATTTTTATCATTATTTTTTATTTGCTTAATTACTTTTTCTAAATCAGTTCCTCCTCCAGTATGAAGTCTTAATACTTTGATTTTATCATAATTAAATTTTTTTACTTTAGTATCAAATCTATAAATATCATTTATAATATTTATTTTTTTTAATTCTAATAAAAAAGCTTTTGTAAAATCTAATTTAGTAATTGTGCGGTCATCTTCAATACAAGCTGAACAATCCATAGAACCTGAAACATCAATATAAATATCTACTTTACCTACTTTTTTAGAGTTTTTAATTTGAACATCATCAATTAATACTTTTCTTAAATTTTGATGTAAATATGTATAATCTAAAATATCGCTAATACTAGGATCATCTAAAAAATTATCATATTTTACAATTTCATTAATAGAAAAATACGATAAAGATTTATCTAATATTTTTTGAATATGTTTTTTAATATTTGATGACCTAACTTGTATTTTTTCTATTTTTTTACTTAAATTTTCAATATTTTCTATTTCATTAGTTAATATATCTGATTCATCACTCCATAAATCATTTAATTCATCTTCATTATATAATGTGTTAAGATTTTCAATTATATCTTTACCTTTATCTATAAGATCATTAAAAATATTATTGTTTTTATTTAATTCTTTTTCTAAAACATCTACTTTACTAACGCTATTACCACTATTAGTATTATTAGTATTATTATTTTGATTATTATTGTTTTGATTATTATCTAAACTATCATCATCAGAATCATCAACATTAGATTGATTGTTATTTGCATTATTAGAATTATTGTTAGAATCTTGTTGTTGATTATTATTTGAAGATTTTTGATTATTTAAAGAATCAACTATATTTTGATAAGCATCTCTATCTTTATGTTTTAATACTAATAAAGTATATATAATATATTCCATTACTTTATTTGTAAAAATTGAACTTTTTATATTAGAGTTTTCACTTAATATTTTAATAATAGAATCATTAGCTTTATCTAAAATATTATATTTATTTTTATTTAAATTATCTCTTTTTTTATAATCTAATTTATTACTTTTATTATATAATTGATTATATATATCTTTTATTAATTCATCTGGAATATTTGTAAAAACATTAAAAATTTCATTTTTTAAAGATGTCTCATTATGAATATTTATTTCTGTTTTTAATTTTTCAAATACAGTTTTATCAAATCTATATTTAATATTAAAATCTACCATATTAAGTAATATATCAGAATCAATATTATGTAAATAAGGAGAAATTAATTCTTTTCTTTCATAATAATTAATTGAAGAAAACTTTTTTATGTTAGATACATTTATTTGATTTTTTTTAATTTTTTCAGCAATAGTGCTGATTTTTTGTATTTTAGCCATGTAATTTAAATTGAATTATAAAAAAAAATAAAAGTGTGTGTAAAATTATTACACACACTTTAAATAAAATTAAAATGCATCTGCATCTATTACTTCTAATGCTTTATCTTCTTTTTGTAGATTTTCTTGAATTTTAACTTTATGCTCTTCTAATGTATAAGCTAAAACTTGTTCAATTTCTTCAACATCTTCTTGCGTAATTCTATTTTGAGATGCATATAAACTTACCAAGTTTTCAATTTCTGTTAATCCTTGAGATAAACTACTTTCATCTGAATAAGTATTTAATACTTCAATTCTATTTAAAACATTTTTAACTTCTTGATTATATAATAAATCTTTTAACTTTGAAGAAGCTTGTGTATTTATCATAATAGAAACTAATTTAATTAATGCTTTATCAACACTAATGTTCCAAATTAAACTAATAGCTTTAGTTAAAAATGGAACAAACGTTAAAGTTCTATCTGATAAATTAGTATAAGCAATAGATAAAAACTTTTCTAACTTGCTTTCACTTAATTGAACACTATTTATTTCAGCTTTAGAAGGAACTGCAATATTTACATATTCTTTATAATTTTTATCTCCTTTACTGTAATACTTAGAAATTTCATTAGCAGTAATTCTAGAAACATTCATTTTTAACATAAATCTATCCCAAAATGGATTATCGATCTCATCTTTAGGAATTTCATTACAAGTTGCTACAAATAATTTCCATTTACATGGCATTTTATGTTTACCATTAAATAAGAATTTTTCATTCATTACACCTAAAAAAGAATTTCTAATATTACTACTAGCTTTATCTACTTCATTAATTACAATAATTTCAGCTGTACTAATTGGAGCTAATATTTCGTATTTATTTTCTGTAAATAACTTCTGTAAATCGGGCATTCCTTTTACTTCACTATTTTTAGTACCTTCATCAGTTTCTAAAATATACAATTTATCAATAAAATCTTGATTGGTAACAGTATTATTACTTTTTTGTAACCATGCTTTTGAATATTCTATTACAGTTTTAGTTTTACCTGTACCTGGAGGACCAACTAATAATAATGGTAAACTAGTTGCTTCTGCCAATGCAAGCATCTTAAATACTTCTTCTTTATTAATTAACGATGTTTCAATTTTTCTTGTATCTAAAATGTTATTTTTTTTCATATTTTTTTATTTTTTATTTATTTTTTTTTTATTAAAGTGTATTAAATAATTCTAAATCGTTATTACTATTAATATTTTCAGTTGTAATTTCATTTAAAGATAGTTCTACATCACTGTTATTTTCATATTCTTCTACATCAACATCATCTATAATATTAAAAACAATAATGTTAGGGCTAACATTAATTAATTTTGGATGTTTTTGTATCATTTTTACATGTAGATCATTCATGTTGTATTTTTCTTGAATAGAACCATATCCAAAATCTTCTTTTTTTAACCAAGTGAGACCCATATTAAGATCTTCTAGTAAATTAGATATTTTTAAATCTATTGTCGTTGCCATAAGTTTTAATTTAGCCAGTTTATTTTATTGTTTAATAATGTATTTATTTTTTGAAAAGTATCTTTAGTATCCCATCCTTCTTTTAAAGTAGTTTCATTAGGATGTTTTAATGTAAATATGTAATGTTTTTCTGAATCTAATAAATCTTCGTATTCTTTAGCTTTATCACCTAATAATAAAAATATTAAATTTTCATTATTGTAATTTAAATAGTCTAATATATAAACTATAAAATCATTCCATATATTATAATGACCTTTTTGTTTATCTATTTCTATAGATAAACTTGAATTTAATAACAATATACCTTGATCACTCCATTTTTTTAAAGAAGTGTTATGTTTTTTAGGAATTTTAATATTATTTTTTTTAAATACTTCATCTAACATAATTTTTAAATCAAGTTCGATATCATTTGATTTAGAACAATCAAAAGCAATACCATTAGAATAATTAATTTTAGAAAATGGACTATCTCCTAATATTATTATCTTTAAACTTTTATAGTCACAATCATAAAAACATTGTAACATTTCTTTTACAGGAGGTGTAAATCTTTTATTTTCTTTTCTTAATTCATATAGTTTATTTAATATATTATCAAAATCATTAGTTTTAATATAAGAACTTAAAAAATTCCAATTTGATTTATTTAATTTTTCAATAAATATTTTTTTAAATTCTTCTTTGTTTACTTTATTATCCATATTTTTGTAAAAATTATTTAAAATGTCAACATCAAAATTAGACGATCAAACATTAATGCCTTTTCTTAAAAAAGATGCTATTGTAAACATTAAAATAGGAACAGGTTTTTTACAACAATTATCTTCTTGTATAACTGTTATTTTACAAGATAAATCTGAAGAAGATTTAAAAATGTTTCAAGAAAAAGTAGAATCAAGTAAAGAATTAGAATTATGGATGAGCGCAGTTATTGCTGTTCAAACATTAATTCGTGCTGTATTTGAAGAAGCTGATAAAAATGAAATGGTAGAATATAAATCAATAGAAGAAAGTGCTGATGAATTTATTTCAGAAGTTACAGAGGATAATTCAAAAAATGACTAATTTCTGTTATTGTTTGAATAACATAACTTAATTCTTCTTTTGAACAATCACCAAACGATTTACAAATCATTTTTGATGAGCTGGGATGTATATAACACATCCCAGCTTTTTCTTTAACGTATAATTTCATTTCTTCAAATCCATTACCTGTATGATTAGATAATGATCTAATCATTGCATGAATTTTAGCAATTTGAGCTAATGTACCATTGTTTTCAGAAACGTCAGCGTAAAATTCAACAATACTATCTTCAGGTAAGTTTTTAATAAAATCTTCATATAATTTTTTACTAGTATTATTAGTGTGTACTAACTTATCATTTTTTTTAACTAGTTTTCCATAATAATTCATCTTAAAAAGATATTATAGTAAATGAAGAATTATTTCTTAATTGATTAAATTTATATTTTAAATACAAATCATTTTTAATAAAATTAATTTTATTTTTAATTTCATCTAAAGTTGATTTTACATTTACGGAATCTCCTTCATCATCAATTCCTATAAATAAACCGTGTCCAAAAAATAGTAAATTATCAATATAAAAACCACCTTTAAGATCAAATTCATCTACAAGTAATCCTTCATCATCTACAAAAAGACAATCATTATTTTCTAAAGAATAAGGAGCCGTAAATATTTCACATTCTAATTGTTGATTAATGTCTTTAATATCTTTAGTAATTTCTACTTCATAAACAGAATGTGATACAACATCAATTTTAAAAGCTTTCATATTTTTTCTTTAATAAATAAAATAAAAATTTTACAAATCCTATGTATATTAAAAATAAAGCAAATTTTTCTGAAATATGACCTGCTTTATATTTATTTTTAGTTTTATAAAGCTCATATTTAATACAGTTATCAATAAGCCAATCTTCTTCTGTTTTAGAAAATTCTATTGTTGCTGTAGAATTTCTAGATCTAAAATAAAAATACCAATCAAAAAACCAACCTTCTGCTTGTACAGGACATAATCCTGAAGGTTTATACTTCCATTTAAGTTTACCAATAGATTTCATAAATTTCATTTTTATTATAAGGTTTTTCAGTTATAAAAACATCTACTCTATTAACAAAATGTAAACCATTTGCTAAAAACAAATCACCATTATCACTTTCTAATAATGTCCATACTCTATCTTCTAACAAAGCTTTTTCTAAAATCTTTTTTTCTTCATCATTTACAATTTTTGGATGAAAATCTTTATACGATTCTCCATTCATAATAGGAATAAATTCTTCATCCCATTGTTCAATATTTAATTTTATCATAATTTACCAACTTGAACTATAAATATAATCTGAAATACATGTATGATTTTTTATTATTTCTTCTAAAATTTTAATAGTATCATTTATTTTATTAAAATAATATTCATCATATTCTGTAAATCCAAAGAAAAATCCTTCTTTTGATGGTAATAATTCATGAGCTTTAGAATTATCTAAACTTATTTCTTTAAGAATATTTAAAAGATATTTTAAATTATCTAAACTTACATAAGCATCTTTACAATCATCTATACCATCTTGACAATTATCTACAAACCATTTATGTAATGCATTAAATTTTCTCCAATAAGCAAGTTTTTCTATAACATAAACTATTTTTTCTTTATTTATACTTTTAACTTCTTCACCATTTTTCTTTATAGTAATTTCATGTCTATCTTCAGGATTTGTAAAACTCCAATTTTTAACATAATTTTTTTTATATAAATACATGTCTAAACCCATAATTTTAATTTTTTAATTGTTTAAGTAAATAATTTTATTTTGATCGTAATCTTCTAAAGCAGTTTTTACCCAATTTTCATCTACTGTATTTTTATAACATAATATGTGTATAACAGATGTTTCTTTAGGATTTAAACGCAATAATCGACCTATACGTTGTTGAGCTTTACGTTCATTTCCATAACTATGCATAATAATTCCTGATTTTAAATTAGAAATATTAACTCCTTCATTTAATTGTAAAACACAACTTAATTTTTGTATAGTTCCTTCTTTAAATAATAATAAATTGTCTTCACTATCTTTATTTCCGCTGTGATATGAATGTAAACAAATTCTATCAGCTTGAGCTTGCGTATTACAAAATACTATTGTTTTATTATTTTGAATTTCTAATAATTCTTTAGCATATTTTTCTTTGCTAGGATATTCCATCATAGCTTTCATTCGCATTACAGAAGCTATTTGTTTTGATTTTTTTGAAACAGCTGTGTCAACTCTTGTACACCAGTATAAATAATTAGAAACTTCAGAAGTTAAAAAACTACCAGATTTATAATTTATTTGTAACTCTTTAGCAGTATTTAATTTTAAAAAATGAACAAATATTTTATAATCATTTAATAATTTATCATTTACTGCTTCTGTAACAAGATATTCATATTGAATAGGACAATACCTATTTATCATAATTCCTTTTTCTGAAGAACTATTTTTAGGTGGTGTTCCTGTTAATCCTAATATTCTTGATTTACAATTTTTTAAATATTCTTCATGTGAAAATAATAAAGAATGTACTTCATCTAATATAATAACATCATAATCATTATCTTGTTTATTTAATGATAAATATGTAGAAAATGTAACTTCATTTAAAATATTAGTTAAATTAAATTTATCAGCTTCTAATTTCCAAGAATCAATAATTGAATTTTTAGGACAAACAATTAATATTTTTAAAGGATTTTTCTCTATATATTTTAAAGCTTTTAAATATTGTAATCCTATGTAAGTTTTACCAACACCTACACTTATTGCTAATGTTAATCTTTTATGTAAAAGTGATAATTTAATAGCTTCATTTTGAATTTTTTGTCTATCCATTTTTAATATTAATTTGATAGTGGTGCTTTTATACTTGGGTGTGATTGATAGTTTTTTATTTCAAAATCAGTAACAGAGTAATAAGGTAAACAATCACCTTCATTCCATTTCACTTCATTTCTAATTTCTAATTTAGGTAGTTCATACGGAATTCTACCACATTGTTCTGCAGCTTGTTCAATATGATTTTTGTATAAATGAACATCACCTAAGTTACCAATCAATTCATCAGGAACCATATTAACTTCTTTAGCAATTATTTCAAGTAACAATCCATAAGAAGCAATATTAAAAGGTAAACCTAAAAATGTATCTACTGAACGTTGGTTCCACATTAAAGAGATTGCTCGTTTTGGAATATTAGCATTATTATAAATTGTATCTAATTGATGTTTTAATGATTGTATTTCCATCCCACCTAATGCAAAATCGTCAAATGATTTACCAGGATATGTTTTTGTGAATAACTCACCCCTCTCCCCTAAACTTAATTCTCTCGTATAAACTTGGAAAGAGAAATGGCATGGGGGCAAAATTACACTCGACAAATCTGCCACATTCCAGGCACTCACCATCAATCTTCTACTATCTGGATTTGTTTTGAGTTCATTGATTAGGTTGTGGATTTGATCTATACCTTTTACAAAGTCTGGTTCTCCATATTCTCCCCAACCTCTCCATTGAGCACCGTAAATTGGACCTAATTCACCCCATTTCTTAGCAAACTCATCATCTGTTTTAATTTTGTTGATGAATTCTTCTTTTGATATATCCCCACAGTCGCATGTATTAGTGTGTCCACAATAGCACTTCCCATCTCTATTTTGATACGCCTTATAGGCATCGCCATCCCAAATATGACAATCATTATCAACAAGGTATTTGATGTTTGTGTCACCCCTTAAAAACCACAATAGTTCAGTTACAATAGATTTCCAATGCATTTTTTTAGTAGTAAGTAGTGGAAATCCATTTTTCATTTTATGACGAATTTGCCTACCAAATACACTTAATGTACCTGTACCTGTTCTATCTATTTTCTGTACTCCATTATCTAAAATATCTTTTAATAAATCTTGATAATCTAAATCTAATTTATTCATTTTCATTTGTTTTGTATGTTATATCATAATTCTTATCAAAAATATCGTCTATTTGTTTTTTGTATTTTTCATCATTAAAAACCAATTTCATTAAATCTTTATACATTCTATAACCAAATTGTAAATCTGCTAAATACGTTTTACAATAATGACCATCAGGTGATTGATTACAAATTAAAGGAGAACAACATCCTTCTTCACCACATCCTGAACATACAGGGCAATATGGTGAATATACATTATCAGGATTATCTAATCCATCTGCTATAGTATTATCCCAATCTTTTAAATCATCCATTTTGTCAAATTAAATTAGTTAGACAATATAAAATAGCTGCTTCGTATGCTTCTGTTGGTGAGTTATGTTCCCATAAATAAGTTTCAATTCCATTTGCTTGTCTAATATTATAAGAAAAATGTTTATTTTGAGAGTGTCTTTTAAATGTAACACTAACCCAAATACCATGTTTCTCGTACAACCACATTACTACTTCTGTAATGGTTGGAGCTGCGTATCTAAATCTTTGCATTACATTATTAGAATAATTATAATAAAACAATTCTCCTGAACCATCATAAAACGCTTTACTTTCAGGTTCAAATCCTTTAACATCTTTTAAAAACTTAGCTGTTTCAAAATTAACTATTATATTCATTTTTGATTTTTTTAACTATTTCAATTAGTTTTCTTAAACAAGCTAGTGTCATATATCAAGTTTTAAATTTGAGATGTATCTTCCTTGTGGATTATCAAATGTAATAGATAATTCATTATGTAATTTACCTGCATTATAAGCCTTTTCAATTTCAGGAATTAAAGGGGTTGATAGGGATAATACATCTCTGGCTGTTGCAATAGCTTGCTGTAAAGTAGAAACATAATCAGAATTAAATTCTCCAACAGGTGCTTTGTAACATTCTAATAATTCAGACTCCCATTCCTCTATTCTTTTTTGAATAGCTGTCTTGTTGATTATTACATATTCTTGATTCATTTTTATATTGGTAAAAGTTTCGTTTATTTAGATGTTAGCGGTCATGCTATTCGACAACCTGCTTATCAAGATTTTGCAACATTATTTGGACATTGACTAAGGTTGAAACCACTGCATCAATGGCATACCTTTGTCTATCTGTTTTGCCTTTACGACTATCGTAACGCATCATTTTTTCTTTTTCAACCAATTCAATGGCTTTTTTTATTGCTTCTTTACCTGTCATTTTATTGAGATTTGAGAAGCACGAACCGCTAACAAGTGCTATACAATATGACGGCTGACGTGCTTTGGTTAAACATTTATTTTTAATTCAACTTTGGTGCTTCGTATTGGGCTTTCTGCTGAAAATCCGCCACATCGTATAGCACCGATACGTTATACGCAAATTTTTTAACCATCAACAGCCGTCAATGTTCTACCAAAACATTTAACCTTTTGCCCATCTTTAAAATGACTTGCTTTTTCTAAAAGTTCGTTCATAATATCATTGATGTTAAAATGGTGCGAGAAACCCATTTCAATTTCATAGTTGCCATTTCTGTCAATTTCACAACCCATTGCTTTTTCTACGCTTTCTGTCAGCAATTCTTTGTAAAAGTCCGTATCAATATTCATATCCTTCACAAGAATATGGGTTGTGAATTTTCGGCTTTGGATTCCACACATTGACACTTCTGATGGGTTTCCATTCCCTAATTGAAATTGTCCAAACATAAGCAAGTCATTATCATCGCACCAGTGGTAATCAGTAGGTGAAATGTTCCCTTTTTCTCTTTTTTCTGCTACAAATACTTTCATTTTGTTTATTTAAATGGTTAAAAAATCAGCGTATAACAGCACCTATGCGCCATTAAAACGAGCGCATAGCTGCAAAACGTTAGGTGCAATGCTAATCCAATACACCTGCAAGCCAAATTGGACAAAATATTAACCAGTACAAAAATCGTTCTTGTAAACTGACAGCCAAATTGTCTTTCCCTATTTTCTTACAATCGTTCCTCCAAATCAGATAGAACGGTATAAAAAGAACGATTTGCAATAACAAGCATATTAATATTTTATTCATCTTTTCAATTTTTGTGAGAAGCACTGCACCTAACAAGGTATTGCTAAAAGCAGGGCATTCTTTGTTAATTACTCTTTTACAGTTAATAGTTTATTTTATCTGATATTTTATTTATATTACTTAATATTAGTTAATGGATAAGCATTTAAAATTGATTGTTTAAGCATACCATGATTTCCATGCCATTCTTTTGTGTTTTTAGCAGCACTTTCTAAAGTTGCTTCCACATGAAGTTTAGCAAATTCAATCATACATTCTTTAATATAACCATTAAATTCATCAGGATTTTTTCCTACAACACTAATAAATAATTTTTCTGCTGTTAGTATCATAATTTTTTTAGTTTTTGAAATATTAAAGATTATATTCTTGTATTTTAAATATAAATGGGCCAACTTGCACTTGTTTTCCTATTAAATCATCAATATAATAACTACCTTCATCATAACCTTCACCGATAAAGACTTGGTCATCTGTCCAATCTTCTGGAGTAATTAATAATTTATATAGATTATCATCTTTATAAACTTCAACATTACCCCAATTATCTATTGTTTCAATACATTTTTTAATTTTAATTATACCCATTGTTTTTATTTTTTTTATTATATCTAAAAATAAAAAAAAGAACCAGGACTTTAAACAAATCTTGATTCTTTTTTAAATTTTATTTATTTTTATGTATAATATTTTTACAATTACCTTTATGTTCCATATCAATTATGGTACTATAGTCATTTTCAATATAATAATACTCACATCCCTCAAGTTCAAGTATCGATAACTCAGTATCCATACTTATTCTATACTTTGTACTTGATTTAGGTACATTAGGTTCACGACATGAAGTAATGAATAATGTTACTATTAGTAATTTTTTCATTGTTTTTGTTTTAATTGTTCACGATACCATTTAGCACCATCAATAAATGATTTCCAAGATTCAGGTATTTTATCTAATTTATTTGGATTTATTATTTTTTCTATCTCCTCATCTGATATTTCTGTTTGATTTTGATTACCAAGTTTAATACAACAATCTAAACACATTGAATGAACTTTTTTTTGTTCATTACAATTAACACATTCTTGTAAAGAAGTATCATATAAACCATCTTTAGAATCTTCTTCCATTATTTCTACAACGAGTTGTTTTTGATTTTCTTTATTTTCAAAAATAGTATTGTAATATTGTTCAGCAGTCATATCACGATCATCATCTAAATAATCATTTGTAAATTTAATCATTTGCTTTTTATCCATTTCTTTGGCTTTTTTAATGTTACTTTTAAACATTAATTGACTACCTATATCATCTGGAATTAATACATATATTCTACTTACTAACCATTCTATTGATGTCATTTTTTATTGTTTTTAATGATTTCAATTAGCTTCTTGAGACAAGCAAGTTCTGCTTCTTCGTAGGTATTATATACCCATTCTCCAGCAGGTGCATCAGGGTGTGATGTTAAAAACTCGTCAAATATTCCTGTATAGTTATAAAGAGACCAATTATACCCCCACTTAAAGTCGTGTTGTGAACATTCTCTATCGATGCTATAATGGATATCATACTTTTCTCTAAACCATCTAAATGCTTGTGAGAATGTTGGTATTTGTATCCATTTATCATCATAAGAAACTTCAATAACATCATTAATATTTACAGTTGGTGGATCACCATCAACTTCAATCCATTTCCACATAATACAACCATTAGGATTACCCACCTTTAAACATGGTTCATCAAATCCTAATTCTTTTAGTTCAAGTGATTCTTGATATGGTACAAATTCTTTTTCTATCATAACTTATTTTTTTTAACAATACTAATTAATTTTTTTAAACAAGCTAATTCTGCTTCTTCGTAAGTACTATAGTCTCCTAATTGTTGAAATGATTGATAATTATTTGATATAATAACATATTGATAAGCTTTTAATCTTTTAGAATCAATTCGAACACATATAGGATAACCTTCTAAATTATACTTCTCTCTAAACCATCTAAACGCTTGTGAGAATGTTGGTGTAGGAATTACATTTACACCACACCCTTCAATAAATTCATCAGGATGGGTTTGAAAGTTATAGATATAACTATTATTATCCTTGTCTATATAATAGACACAAGGTTCATCAAATCCAAATGTTTTGAGTTCTAATGACTCATCATACGGTACAAATTCTTTTTCCATCATTTATCTAAATTTTCAAATATTTTATTAAAAATAATCATAGGAATTGATATTTCATGTTCTGAAAATTTTTTATTGTGAATTTTATTCTCTTTAAGAATTTCATCATAAATAATTTGTCTATCAGATTTTAATTTTAATTGAGCTTCTATAATATTATTTATAGATTCTCCATTTAAAATCATTTGATTTATTTTTTCTTGTGTCATATTTTAAATTTTTTTAAAACATTTACAATATTGTGAATGTATAGGTTGCTTACCAGAATGTGTAGATATATAATAATAAAGATGTCCATCACATAATGTTGTTGTATCATTAATTTTATTATTATTTAATTGAATATTTTTATTTTCACAACTTAATGTTAACAAACATAATAAAAATAAAATTATTTTCATATTTTAAATTTTTTAAATGTTTCTTCAAATGTGTTTGTTATTGAATCATTGTCTACTCCCCAAATTGGTCTAAAAGAACCTTCTGATATTTCTTCATGATCTATTGGTGTAACAGTAGCATTTTCAGCAGCAGTTTCAAGTGCTTGTTTAATTACATTTTGAGTGTATTCGTTAAGTTGTTCTGATGTAAATACAAATTGTTCAGATTTAAAATAAACATCTATTTTACTTACAAAAAAATCATATTCAACATATACCATTTTTTCTACATCTATAATATTTAAAAGATGATTATGATCATCTTTTAAACTTAAATAAATAATTTCTTTAGTTAATTTCATAAATTGTTATTTTAGGTAATTTTTGTTCACAAATATATTTTTCTGCTTCTTCTTTACTTTTCTTCTAGTAGTGTCATATATCAAGTTTTAATTTTAAAATTAGTTAAATAAAAAACCGACATTCTAAAAAATAAATTTAAAATGTCGGTTTATAAATAAACTTATAATTATTTTAACTTTCTGCAACTAATAAATTTAAATATTCTTGCGAAGTTAAGTGTCTTGGTGTTACTAATGGTGTATATTTATTTTTTGTATTTATTAATATACAATCACCTTGACGAATAATTTTATTAATATTTTCTTTAGGTACATCAGTTTGAATTGTCCAAGCAATACAATCTATTGCATCAATTTTATTAATATTAATAGAATCAAAACTCCATATTTTATCTTCTGGATATTTAGTTCTATATACATTATTAACATCAACCCAGATCATGTATTCTCTATTTGTACTTGTATCTTTACATTTTATATAATATACATCATCAGCAAATCTACCCCATTGAGTTTTACCAAAATATGAACCATTAACTTGATATAATTCATAAACATCTTCAAAAGTTTTTGTTATTGGATTATTATTATTATCAAGCCATGTAGTAGTTTTATTAATAATTTTTTTATTTACTAAAACTGGATCAACTTCTTTTATTAAATTATCTAATCCATATGATAAAAAAGCAACTCTACGATGTTCTATATTTTTTAATTCTGCAATTTCTTTAAAAGTAATTGGTTCTATACTATCCCAAATATCTTCAAGTTCTTTATATGGACATTCTTTATGTTTTATTTTAAGTATTTTACAACCTAAATTAAACTCAAATTCTATATTTGATATTACAATATTCATTTTATATATTTTTTAGTCGCTTTCTACAATAGATGTGTATGAATTTGTTATTTCTATTTTTAATTGATGATTTATAATTTCAATATTATTAGTTGTAAAATTATAATAATCATTTATTTCTTCTTCAATATTATCTGGTATATATTTAGATGTAACATTATTAATTTTTGATTTTATATTTTCTTTAATTTCTGCAAGTTTATTACTTAATATAAAATCTTTTTTATAATTTACAATCATATTATCAGTATCACTACCACCATTAATATTAAGTACATAATCATTAACAAAATCAAGTTCTTCTTTTGTTAAATCTATATATATATCATTGGTTGTAGATTCATTAAATTCAGATTTAGAATATTTATCATAATAAAAATCTGATTCATCTTCATTTAATGTAATTTCTACAGTTCCAAATTCTCCTTGATAATGTCCGTCAGAAGCTTCATAAAAAGTAATATTATCAAAAACACTATTTTGAAAATAATCTTCTAATTCTGAACAAATAATTTCTTCATTATTTTTATCATAAAATTTAAAATTATAATCATTCATACTATCTCCACCACAACTAAATTCCATTATACAAATTGAAATATTGTGATCTTTCCAAATTTTAATTAATTCATTAATCTGCATGTATTTTTTCATTTAAATTTTTAACAATTTCGTATCCTTCAGAGTTATCAAGTTGTTTTACTCCATTATTCATCCATGGTTGGAGTTGCAAATGTTTTAAATAATCTTGAGGTGTTGGAACAAATTTCATTCTAAAATCTTCTGCAATATGTAACATAGCAATATCTACTACATCTACAGATTTACCATTTGAATTTATTATATTATATCCAAATATTTTAGGCATAATATGATATGCAAACCATGTATTATGAGTAAGTAATCTTGAAGTGTTATTATTCATAGCAACTTTAGGACTATCTAATAATTCATGTAATTCAATATAATCAGAAATTTTACCGCCCCATCTTTTTACAGAGCTTTTTGCATGTATTAAAGGATTCATTTTAAATTATTTTAAATATTTTTTAATCCCAAATCATACTTATTGTTTTATCAAATGGGTTGTATTCAACTTGTTTTCCCATAACCCATTTACCTTTTTCTACTTGTAAAGGTTCATGTTCATTTGAAAATGAACCATCGGGTGTTTCATGTCTTAATATACTATTTTTAGTAACATTTAATTTAGAAAATTCTGATTCATTAAATTCAAAATTTCCATAAAGTGTATGTTGATGCATACCATTACCTTGTATTAAAGTTTTTTTAGTTAATTTTATCATTCTATTAATTTTAAATTTAAATTAATTGCATCTTCTTTTGATAATTTATCATGAATATAATTATGACAATTTCTACAAACTGCTTTCCAAGTTGTTTCATCTAAATAATACTTATTTCTATCTTTACCTGAATAAAGATGATGAACATCAGTACTAATTAATGTACAGTTTAACAATTTTGCTTGGCAATGTTGGTTTAAATTTAAAAAAACATCTCTTTTTTTTAAATATTCATCTGTATCATTCTTTCTTTTTTTAGAAATAGGTGATATAGCTTTAGGTTTATTTAATTTAAACCAACATGCTTTGCAATATTTAGTGTTTTTACCAACACTTTTCCATATAACTTTAGTTAAATTACAACCACTACATTGTTTCATAGGTTGTAAAAATTCTTAGGAAGGCAGTTATGCTCTATAAGTTTATTAATAATATCTGCTCTAGATATTTTTAAATCTTTAAAATCAAAATTATTAATAATACTATCATCAGTAGCTAAAGAATCATTACTAAATTCATTAATTATTTTTGAATTTGGAAATAATGATTTTAAAAAATTATCTACAAAAATATTAGTCTTTTGTTGTTTTAATCTGTTTAAATAAACTTGACTTTTTTTTTGAAGTAATTCAATTTTTTTTAAATCTTGATAAGAAATATTATTTAATTCTTCTTCTGTTAAAGCTTTAAGACCATATACAGCAAGTCTATATAATTTTACTTGCTTAAGATTTAAATTAAAACCTTTGTTATCAATAAATTTATTATTAATGACTTTTTTTTCTATTACATCATTTTTTTCATAATTAATAAATTTCAAATCGGTTACGTTGTTTTGTTTAACATAAATACCTTTATGAGATGCTGTTATTACTTTATTGTAATTAATCATTATAATAAATTTAATTGTTAAAAATAAGTTTAATTATTAAGGTTAACTGTTTCGTTAATAATTTTTTCTACATTTTTTAAATCTTCTAAAGCTTCTTTAATTTCTTCTCTATTAGTATGTTCTAAAAGAATATCTTGCTCATTAAGATTTGTTGTAAAAAATGCTTTTCTATAGATTGGTTGATCATCTATTCTACAAACTACATTTGTATTACCTGCCATTTTAAGTTCTTTTTCTGAATTATACTCAGAAAAAGGCATACATTGTTCTTTAACAATAATTTTACCTTCTAATTCTTGATTTGCTTTAAAATCAAGAGCTTTTAAATCTTCTAATTTACCAGTGATAATACAATGTCTTTTTTTATGTTGCACCCAATTGTTATGGTCAACTAATAAAACATTTTGTTGTAATTTAATGTATCCATACTCTGGATTATTCTGTGATGCGGTAATTACATTACCAAAATCGTCACCTAAAACGATTACTTTGTTGGTTTTTTTATTCATTTTTTTTAATTTGATTTTTAATTATTCATCAGGAATAATAAAATCAACATCATCAATAATATTTAATAAATCATCATTTATAATTTCATCATAAATTATATTTTCAATTTCTTTTTCAGGAATTTTATTTTCTAATAATGAATTATAAAAAGGATTTTCAACATGATCTCCGATATCATAAGCAATAAAATACTCAATATCATCATCAGTCATTTCTAAATATTGTTCAATTGTTAATTCTATTATTTTATTATTTGGTAGTTGATAAATCATAATTAATTATTTTTATCAAATATATATTTAATATAAATAATTAATTATTTTGATTTTTTTTATTATGGATAATAAAGCTATAAATTATTTAAAATTTCATCTACTTTTGAAAAATCATTATTATCTGTCATTAAAGAATTAAATTTAACAAAAGAATTATTTGATTTTTTAATATTGTTTATTATATACATAAACATAACAACATATAATTTTTTTTCTTCAGAAATTAAACTTTTATATTTATCTGAAAATATATCATCTAAATTTTTAATTACATTTTCAATATCTTGTACTGAATCAAGCATATTGTCTATTCTTTTTTTCACATTAAGAAAATTAATCATACAATATAAATTCATTTCATCATTTTTAGAATTTGATAAAATAAATTCAAGAGAACCTGTATTACTAATTAAATTATCAGGAATTTCATTTTCATTATCATAAAGTATATTTGCAAGATAATGTCTATTCATAATAGAATAAATTAATAAATTATTTGCAAAATTAACATCATTTTTAGAAAGGTTTAATGCATCTGAAAGAACTGATTTTTCGTGAGAAAAGTTTACTGACATCATAATTTTGAAAATTTTTTTTTAATATTTTTTAAAGAATTTTTTAAAATTTCAGCATTTTTTAAAGATAACTGAACATTATGATTAATAAATAGTGAAAGTGTAGTCCTATTAATTTTAGTATCTTTACTTATATAAGTAATTTTAATAAAATCTATATTATTTAATAAAAATAAACGTAGTTTTTGTTGGTTAATCATTTATTTAATTTATATAAAATCTGATCATAATTTATTTTAAACTGTTTATCTACTTTAAGATAACGTTCTGTCTTTTTAATTCTATTAATAATTGTTGTATGATGTCCTCCACCCATTATTTCTGATATAGTTTTTAAACTAGTATATCTAGATTTTGTTTTTAAAATATAAGCGCAAATTAATTTAGCATCAACTATTTTAGGTTTTTTTGTATTAGATCCTAATAATTTTTTATCAATGTTAAAATGTAAACAAACTGTATTTACAACAATATCATAATCATAATTAACATCTTTTTTAGTTTTATTAGGATACAAACTTTCTCGATATTCTTTAATTAATATTTGAAAAACATAAGGACTAATCATTCTATATTATTGTTTTTATTTATATAGTCTTCGTAAAAATCCCTATAAAAATCTTCCTCTAGTTTTTTGTCATGTCTTCCAAAAAAGAAACCCATAAAGAAGAAGATAATGCTGCCTACAATGGAGCAAACGATAAAAATGTTTTGAGTTATCATGGCTTAGTATTTATGTACGGTTTCTGTTTTAACAATCTCACCATCAACAATGGTAAGTTTAGCTACTGATTTAGCATTAATAGAGCAATTATAAATAGCAGCTTTTAAGCTACTATAAACAAAAAATACACCATTATCTGTCACATTAGCATATACTACCGTTTCTTTAAATTTTAATAACATGAATATATCTTCATCTGATTCTCCAATTCTAACGTATGTGCCATTAACAAATGTTCTTAATATTTCATGTTTTGTCTCAAAAATAAGTTTACTATCTTCTTCTTCACATATAGAAGCCTCGCCAATAAACCTAACTTCATCCCCATCCCTAGTTTCTAGTTTAGTTTCAGGATGTTGTTTAAAATACTCGTAATAGAATTGAATTTTTTCCATTGGTTGTTTGTTTTTTTAGTTAAAAAATAAATGGTCAAGACAAGATTCGAACTTGTATGTAGATTTTGTATGTGCTTTTACCTTTGAAATCATCTACTAATTCCCGTTAATATCGATACACGAACCTAACAGAGCCATACACATACTCTCACAGCGTTTACCAATTTCGCCACCTGACCAATAATTTTATATAAAAAATAAGTGATAAATAATAAAAGGCGGCAATCCAATTATAAGGATGCGAAGAAAAAAGCGTGTTACTTTGTCCATGTTAGTTAATTTTAATTATATTTTATCTAAAATTATATCTTTTTGAAGATTATAAGGAATAGGATTGGAAATATAAATTAATGGTAAATTTTGATCGTAACAAACTACAGGATTTATACTTATTGTATTTTTAAATGTTTCTACTGCATTTAACATACAATCTGATTCAATTATCATCTGAGAAACAAATTGATCAGTTATTTCTTTAAAATAAAGAATTACATATTTATTCATAATTTTAAATTTTAGCTATTTTAATAATTCTTCTAATTTATTGATTATTGCTGTTAATGTTTCTTCTACTGCTTGGCACAAAGCCGCTTCTGAATATTCTTTGTGTTTTGAAAATCGTTCAGCAGCTAAAATAGATTCTTGTTTAGCTTTTTTAAAATCATCTATCTTATTTTTAAGTCTTTCTTTTAATGTTTCTTTCATGATTTTAAATTTTTATAATTTAGATTCTCTTAATTTAATTTGTTCTCTAATTATGTTTAATATATCTAAAGCAGTTTTTATATCTAAAATATTACCTTTTAGATATTCATTTAACAATGTATTTTCATCGACACCTATTTTTTTTACAGCTTCTATTTCTAAAGAAGTAATATAAGGTCTTGATTCTTGTAATGATTTTTTAACATTATTTTCTACTATGTTTTTCATATTTTTTTTAATTTAAATTGTTTTTTATAAATGCTTTTTTTGGTGTATTATTTTCAATAATTAAATATTCACCTCTATCGTTTTCTAAAGTATCAATAAAATAATATCTACCGCCTGTTGCTTTACCCATATCAATGGTTTTATAACTTGTATGTCCTACTATTTGAATAAATCTTTTTTTTAATTCACTTTTTTTATTAGCAGCCATTAAACTCTTAGGTCTAATCCATAGTGGTCCTTGATATGTTTCTTGACCACAATGAGATTCACCTGGTTGTATATTAAAATGAAATGGTTGATAATGATAAAGTTCATTTACTCTTTTAACAATATTTTCTATATTCCAATTTTCAAATGAATCATTACACCATTCTTCACTTATACCAGCATGAGAAAATAAATATTGACCTTCTTGATGTGCTATTTTAAATAAATGTTTATATTCATCTAATTTAAATTGAAATTGAGAAGCTATTCCTGCTTGATAACCACTATAAATTTCATTTTGTGAAAACTTTTGGTATTGATGATCATGATTACCTAATAATAATACAACTTTATCTAAGTTTTGCTTTTTAAACTCAATAATATCCATTAAATTTTCTAATTGTTTCATTCCTGGAATATCGTATGAATCTAAATAATCACCAATAAATATTACTTTGTCCCAATCATTTTCTATATTGATAATTTGTTTCCAAATATCTCTTCCGTGAATATCTCCTATTATTATTATTTTATTCATAATTTTTAACTAGATTTATTTTTTTAACTAGTGATTATCACCAATATCATGTTTTTCACCATATGTTAAATATTCTGGATTAATAATTTTTGCCACTTTGTTTCTTTCACCTGATATATGTTTAATTACAATACCTTCATGAGGCACTTTACTGTTTTCTATATAATTATTAAATACGAATGTATCTTGAATACTTTGTGACCAATGTCCTTCATATAGTACAGGTACATGAGGTAGTTTTATAATATTATTAGCTGCATATTCTGTTACCATTGTAGAATCATAATGATTATTCCATGTCATATCAAACATAACAAATTCAAGATCATTTAAACCATAATTATAATTCTTTTGAATACCAGCACCATATATTTCACCATAAATAATAACACCAGTTTCTAGAGGATCAATAGAACTTCTTACTTTAATATAATCCCATAATTTCTTTTTGATGTTGTATTTATCAGCAATTTCATACCAAACATTTGTATCATAAAAGCCTTGAGAATCAGAACCTTTCTCTACATTATGACTACCCACAACAAATTCATAATCAATCCATTCATCTGCTAGTCTTAAAAACTTTTTAATTCTATCCCAAAATGATAATTTAATTTTTTTAATTATACCATATCTAGCATTAGTACCATGTATTTTTCTTGTTATTTGTACTAAATCAGTTTCAGTAAACATTCCAGGTACATTTTTTAAGTTAGGAAACTTATAATAAACATGGAAAGCTGGATTAGATTGATATCTAATTTTTTTACCTGATGATAATTGTACTTGTTTAACTGGTGGTTCATACTTAAAGATTTCTAATAATTCCATACAATCTGTACCTTCTGTTCTGTATTTTACAGGTATAAAGGTGATTGGAATAATTAAACACTCGCTATAAACTCCACGAAGTTTTACTGTTCTTACACGTTGACCTTTACGTAAGTAATTAGTAATACCTAATCCATCTGATAATTTTTGAGGAATGATAGCATCTGTGGTTGCTATTACTACTAGGTCATTTATATTATATTCACCTTTTTTGGTAATACAATTCCATCCTCCAATAAGTACTTGTTCAATATTATCTGCACCAGGAATTGATTCAATTTCTTTGATCTTTGCTACATAGCAGCAGCTATTTAAATTTTCCATTTTTTTATTAATTTTTTAATAAATAATAAGTAATTTATATTTTTTTAAGATTAACAGTTGTCATTATATGACCATCACTACCAATTCCGCTACTTGCCCATTTTATTTAATACATTGGTCTTTTTGATAATATTTCATCAATTTGTTTTAATATCTCGCCACTTGGGTCTATTGTAGGTAGAAAAGAAATAATATCTAATCTTGTTTTCATTTCTTTAGTTAGTCCCCAACCACTGGAACAACTTTCAGCTTGCTTACCAAAAATTTCGATAAATTTATTTTGAATTGCCATTCTTAATGGATAATCTCCACCACTAAGAACTTTACTTCTATCTATTGGTCCAATTTCACAAAACCAATATTCAAGTTTTTCTTTTTTTTCCATACTTTTTAAATTTTATAGTAGTTAGGACAGGAACTCTATTTCAATTTTTGTATCCTTTTGACGTTTAATATCAGCGGTTAACAATTCCAAATTATTTAGAACCCAATCAGATGTCACAACATATTCTTTATTAAAACCATATTTTTTCTTAGAAAACCAAAATGTAGTATTTTGATTCTTCCTATTTTGATGAATACAATTTTTTAATTTTACTATTACCATAATTATATTTTTTTGCAGTCAGGACAGGACTATTTATTTTTTAATCCTTCTCTATATCTTTTAACCATCATATTATTAATAGCTTTACATTCTTCACATCTACATCCTCTAAGGTATGCACCTCTACTTGGATGTTTTTTTAATTTCTCTATATCTATTCCTCCTAATGGTTTAATTCTTTCTTTATCAAATCCGTCTTGCCAATTATCTTTAGGAGAACCTAAAAATAGATGATTGGGATTTACGCATTTTCTATTATCACAGGTGTGACATACATACATTCCATCAGGAATAACTCCATTGTGTAATTCATAAGATACTCTATGAGCATCTATAACTTTACCATTAAATTTAAATGCACCATATCCTGTTTTACCTCTTAATCCTGCTGTCCATAACCAACAAGTATTAGTTTTGTTTACTTTATCAAAAAATCTTTGCATATATTTATATTTTCGTAGTCACAAATATACGAACTTTTGTTAATTAAAACAAGAAATGTAGGAGATATTTCTACCTCCTACACATATCTTGTCCAGTCAAGAACAGGAATCGAACCTGTAATGGGTATCTAGGATTTTACATGGACTCTCACCATACCATTGATTTTCACGAAGAATTATATCTGCGTCTACCATTCCGCTACCTGACTATATGTGGAGCACCTTGGAGTCGAACCAAGAAGGCTTAGGCAACTAAATCCTAATTATAGGTAACCCTGCCACGTTTTCTATTCTGTGCTCCAATTTGAGGATGAGAAATCCCCTGTGTTGTAGGAATCTTATCATCCTCTTAACTAATATTCCTTTCTCAAGGGAACAACACTACTAAAACCTTTTGATTTATTAATCCCACCAATGTGATAATTTTCTTTTTAAAACTTCCCACATTAAATTATTACATTTAAATTGCACTTCAGAAGCAACTCTATGTGATAAATCATGTTTATTATTTATTAATTCGGGTTGTTTTTTTAATATTTTTCTAACGGTTGATTTATATTTTGATAAGTAATCATCCCAATTTTCTGAAATTTCTACTTGTTTCCATTCAAAACAACCTTCACGTGTTTTAGAAGGAACAAACTTACTATCAAATTCAGCATAATCTAAATATTCTACTGAGTAATGTTCGTATTTGGTTCTTTCAATTAAGTTTAAAGCAACTGTCATCCAGTAATTATCCTCATTTATCTTAGTATGTCTATTAGCATTTACCAAATACTTTCTTTGATTTTCTATCTTTTTTTGTAATATATTTAAGATATAATAATCATCCCAATCTGCATCTTGATAAATAGTGGGTATCCATCTAATTACATTACTCACACCATTAAAAAACAATCTTATTTTGTAGTTAATAGTTTTTTTGTATAAGTTAAACCATTTTCTGTCAAAAATAGAATCCTTTGGTACTGGTAATTTTGTGTATTGTTTCATGTTTACAATTATTAAATAAGAAAAAAACGTAGTTTGTAATGTATTATTACAAACTACGTAACAAAGTTAAATACTATATTTAACTTTATAAAGAAATTTTCTATTTACATTTTTTGTAAATATGATTTTCATGTCAGTAAATTTCTTAGTTATGTAACAAAACCAAGATTTAAAATCTGCTACTGATTTAAACAATAGTGTTTTAATTGAAAATTTTTGTTTTTTCATCGCGTTGTTGTTTTAAAGATTAAAAATATTATTATCTTGCTATATTTAATAGCAAACTCCAAAATTTCTTTCTTTCTGACTTAGTCATATTATTAAATTCAAAAAGATATTCTTTCTTAATAATTTCTTGCACTCTATTCTTAGAATGAATATTATCTATTATTTGAATTTGAATAACTCCATCTACAGCTCGTAATTCTAAAATTGTAGAAAATTGATTGATATCATAACTTAAGTCAACCATTTTTTCACAAGGAATTTCTTTGAATCCTAAATTTAATAATTTCTTTATAACATTAAAATAATATTTACTTACAAAAAAATCCCAATCAGAATTAGCAGTTTCAGTTCCAAAGAATCTACTACCAGTTAAATAAAATTCTTCTTCAAAAGAATTTAAAGCAGTTATAACACTAATAACTGTTAGAGGAAAAGGCAAATTTGAAATGTTTCTAATCATAAAAAAATGTTTAAAAGTGTGAAAAAAAGTTTTTAAATATGATGAATGAAAAAAAAAATAAAATATTCATTTATATAGTTGTAATAGAGAATACTTGCAATATTGTTTCTCGTATATATCTTCTACGAACCAAACAATAAAGTTTCTAAGTCTATTACAACTAATATAAAATGAATATATGTTACGCTTAAAACTTTACGTTAATATCAAGTGGATAATCACCATCAATCAACTAATCTGTGGTTGCTGAACAGATTTAAACAGCAGTAAATTTTACAGTTTTACTCAACTGACCACACTAGGCATCATAAATCTAATAATGAATTATCTCATTATTGACCAAAATTTATTTAGCCTAAACACCTTTCGGTGTTAAATGTGTGGTAATTTCTTACATTTTTTACTCATAAAACGGTCAAATCTTATGAGTGTAAGTGTTAAAGATTAAAAAAACGGATTGCATAATGAGGTACGTTACCTCTTGGTTTTAAAACTTAAAACACCGTGTTTCAAGTTATCTTGGATTACTTAGGTTATTGTTTAGAATAAATTACAATTGTTTTATACATAAGCATTAAAAAATGCTTTTTGTATTTCATCAAATCTTTTTGTTTTACGCATTTCATCACAAGGATGAATATATGCATATGCAACATTAGCAGCTTCTCCTTCAAAAATAATTCTATTGAAAGATTCTTGACCAAACCGATGAATAAATTTATCAAAACAATTGATTAAATTATTATTAACCATTTCACCAATTCCTGCATGATAATCATTTGAAAAAATCATATGTTACAAATCTTGTTATTTTATGAAGTTTTAAAAATTTGCAAAAAACATAAAAGTTATCTGAATAACAGATATATAGAAAATGTCAAAATCAACAACAAGATCAAAGACCTTTTCTTACTACAAAGGCAAAGACAAAAACCAAGACTCATTGTGTTAACCAATTATCTGCTTACTTAATAAGATTTCAGTAACTTGGTTTAACGATGAGTTCTATCTCAGTTTTGTTTAATTTGTAAGAAAAGCGGTTTTGTTTTTCAGATCAAATCTGAAAAACTTATCTTAGTAGTTTTTTACATTATATATATTTAAATCTGTTATTCAGACATAAAGAAAAGAGGAATCAGCTTGTGCTTATCCTCTTTTCACCTTTAATATATTAATCTTCCAACTGTTTTAGAAACGTATCTATAACAGATTGGAAGCGTGGATCTACATCAATTCTCAAAGCAGCAATGGTTTTTATATCATTCTGTCTTTGTGCTTCAAACTCTTGTTGCTCTCTAAGAACTTCTTGTTGATACATACCATAAGCAGTATCATAGTTGTTAGAAATAACAGCGTTTTGTGCATTCATTTCAGCTTGAGCTTCTGCATTAATTTTTGCAATACGTGCGTTTTGTTCAGTAACCAGGTTTTTAACCTTAGCTTTGAAGTAATTTACACGTTGCTCATACTTTCTATGCAATGCTGCAAGTTCTTCGTGAACTTTTAACAATTGCTCAGGAGTATGATGAATTTCTACTTTAAGAGGAGTTTTTTCTCCATCTTTAATAGTAATCCATTCAAGAGTTTTCATAGTAGACAATTCTTTTCTAAGATCATCCAAAGGACTATTTTTATGAATAAATTGACCAATATGTGCTGCATAAGCTTCTGCTTCTAAATACTCGTTGTATTCAGATACAGATAACTGTTGCCATCCCCAAAATTCATTAACATTTTGAAGAAAATCATCAAATTTAACTAACTTAGGTATTTCAGGACAAACAATGGTGCTTTTAAAGCTCATTTTTTGTTTTTCTTCTAACATTTCTGCTTTAGCTTTAATGTTTTCCATTAAAAAAGCTTGAGTAGAATGTAGCAATGCTTTTTCCTGCAATAATGCTACAATATTTACAGGAAGAGGTTTACCAACAGTCTCAATATAGGTTTCTTGACCTATTTTAAGAGACTTAGTAGCATTATTTAAACCTGAAATTAGGTTTGAAATGTCTTGAGCTCTTTGAAAACACAAGTTACTAATTGATTGTGCTTGGCTCAAAGATAAGCCTTTTGTTGAAAGAGAATGTATTCTCATGGTTTTTGGTACTGTTTCAGAAACAGAAAAATTTAAGGTTAAAAATAAGATTTGCTGACTGTTAGTTCACCATAAAGGTTTAACGCATACACCGTGAGTATTTTTTACAACTCTGTAGGTAGTCTTGTATGCTTAGACATTAAATACATTGCAACTAAGGGAGCTACCCTTCGTCAAGACGCTTTTGGTCACAATATATTTAATGGATATATATTCAGATATATCAGCCTAGATAGAATTCACCATCATTGAAAGTTCACTGAATTTAGGATTACTCCAAGGCAGAACAACTTTCAAACAAACTACCTGTTTTTGCACTTAATTGTAATCCGCAGCTTGTTATAGTATACACGGATTTTAGCATGGATTATTCTCCACCATACATTGGAGTAGCTAACCTGGTTTAAAACCATTAACCTTTGTCTCTAGCACTGCTATCATTACTATTTAGACGTCATTATAAGTATTGATTCAGTTACAACTTTGTGCAATGTTTTTTACACCTAAAACTTTGATAGCTGCTGTTTAATCCTAATTAAGATATTTAGCATTTTATAGGGCTTACATTTATCCTATATCAAAGAAATTGGTGTATTTTTTTAATCATTTTCTAATATGTATTTTTCTAACATTTCAAAATGAGCATTACAAGAACTACAATACAATTCGCCAAAAGGAACATCATAAGTATGACAACTTGGATTGTTGCAGTCATGATTGGGCTGTTTAGCAATTTGTTCTTTTTCCCAATCATTTAAAGGTAAAGATAAATCTAATTCAACAGTTATTACTGAATTTGTTTTTTCATAATAAGATGAAACAAACACTCTATTATCTATAAATAGATAAGAATTACCATTTGGATGTTGTACTATCATAATTGTTTGCATATTTTACAACATGCTTGTTGGTTGTTAAGTGAGTAAATAAAAAATGAAGGTTTATAGATTACCTACAACTTTAAGAGCAAATACTGAAAAATCATGCTTATACCATAAAATATTATCAGGCATTTGTATAGCATATTTATTAGCTATTGAAGTAGCTTGAAATAATCTTTCAAGTTCTTCTTCTACAAATTCATTGTCTAGTTTACCTATTACAACAAATTTATCTCTATTTGTCCAATCTGGATAAACCAAATTAGAATAAACAGTATTATACTCAACTCTATTTTCAACTATCATTGTTTTAATATTTAATTTTACAACACATTTTAATATAGGCTGTGTTGAACTCCTGATTTGAATAGTTTACTCTATTTATCCCCTCTGCACTCAGTTGTAACATACAAGCATTTCTGTTTACGGTTAGACTTGCCTCAATATTACATGAGAGACCCGCTTGTTACAACTGCTCACCCTTGTGGGTTAGTGCAAAGAGAAATTAATATACTATTGTTTTGCGACTGGTATATTAGCAGACCGTTTACCACACCTAGTTTAAAGTCATCATGTATTTCGGACTTATCAAGGTTTATCAACCTTAAAGAAAGTTCACCCTTGATATTATCTCAGGTGAACTCAAATGGTTTAATAAGAATATTCTTCAAGTTCTTTTAAAGACATATTAGCAATTTCATCTAATTGCTTTTTTTTGTCCATTAGTTCTTGAGGATAATTCCAACTAATACCCTGTCCAGGATAAGTTATAATGTTACCTACAACTTTACCTGATTTGTTGATGAATTCAATAACATAGTTGTTATTTTCATCATCACGAGATTGTATGGTATTACCCATATTATCCCAAATTCTAAAAGCTTCTGTAATGTCCATTTTGTTAAGTTTTTTGAGTTTGAGCAACCATGCACTCCTTGTATTTATCATTGTTTATACTCTATGAAAGGAACATAAAAGAGTTTTAGCTATTTAATGCAAAATTTTTGTGTGATTATTGGAAATTATTTGGAATAAAAAAATGGTGTGAGTGGTTATTCCCACACCATCAAATAAACACAAATTCCCACTTGAGCATCAAAAATGGTTGTTTTTTGATATAAAATTCCCACTTCGTATACATTTATCACCGTGTAGATAAACATAAATTCCCACTTTGATATAAAATGAGAATTTATGTTCCACGTGAAACAAATGTAAATAATGTAAATTTAAATTACAGAATGCTGTAATTACGTACATTACGAAAAAAAGAGCATAAGCTCTAACCGTGAGGTTAGAACTTAATGCTACTGCGTTGAGATTTCTCAACTATCCAAGGTTGTCCTTGGATTGAGGATATATCATATCCATTGGCAATTCCTAATTCCTGAGTAAGGAATTTGGGAGTGCCATCTGCTTGGAAGTGTTTTGCACTTACAAGGCATTTGCTGCCATCAGTGAAACTGACAATGGCAGCTTGAACAGGTGTACCCTGTATAGTTGTAGCTTGTTCAATAGAACTAGCTACTTTGCTAGCTTTGCTAGCAGATTGGAACATTAGTTTCAACATATGCGAAAGCGGGGGTTTTATACCGCTAAAGCAAGTGAAGGGATGGTTTTATGGGGATTCAAAAACACCCTCGATTACACAGTAAATTTTTTTAAAAAAAAATTATTTTTTCCCCAAAATTTTTTATATTTGTAAAAATAATTTTATATGTATAATATTAATTTAAAATTAAATGATGATGAGGTTGCTGCAAAAATGAACGCGCAGACAGGGGAGGTTTCTATTATTAAGAAAAAAAGTAATAATCTACCTGAAAATAAATCTTTATTAAATTACACTACTTTTTCTATAGTTAATGATGATGCTATTAAATTATTGTCATCTGTCTTTTCTAATGAAGAAATGGGAATTGTTTATAAAATGATACAAAAATCTGATTTTAATACAAATAGTCTTAAACCATTTTCTGATGAAACATCTATAAGAACGTTGGCTGAAGAATTTAATATTGGTAAAAATAAGGTGGGGGTGATTTTTAAAAAGTTTTTTGACTGGGGTGTTTATGCTCATATTAAGGTGCATGAAGAATCTATTTCAGAATATTGGATATTAAATCCTTATATATCATGGAAAGGAAAATTAAAATCTGATTCTATTTTTAGTTATTTTTCTAAAACTAAAATTGCTAAATTATTATCTACTTAAAGTTGTTTTGAAATATTAAATAGGGAATATGCTGAAACCCTTGCCAGTAAAGGAAAGCTTGTCCCAAAATGGGACAAAATTGTCCCAAAACGGGACAAAAGGTTATTTTTTAGTTTGAAAATTGTAATATTTTTAGTAAATTATTAATATAAATCATATATAAAATTATGGAAAAAGAAGTAAAATTATGCTGTCCTGAATGTGAAGCAAGCGAATGTTTATGTGAAAATTAAATTTTAAAAATTTAATTTTTTTTTGTTTTTAATAAATTATTTTATATTTGCATAAAATAATTTATTATGGAAAACCAAGAAACAAACACACCAGAAACACCTTCTAAAGAAGATGTTATTAAATGGATGAACGATCAAATTGAATTTAAAAAAGTTCAATTAGAATTAAGAACTATAGATGCTTCTATTGCAGAACAAAATTTAAGGTATGCAGAAGCATTGTATAGACTATCTCAATACACAACACCTGAATCAGGTGATGATGAAATGCATACTATTTCTAAAGAAGATTTAGAAAACAATCCTGAATTAAAAGATAATTTTAAAGAAGGAGATGTAGTGCGTATTCCTAAAGAAGAAAATAAAAAAAGATCTTTAAAAAAATAATAAAATGGCTGAAGTAAATAAAATAGAAAAAAAGACTGTTTTAAATACTAAGTATGATATAGTACAATATCAGCTTATTACTTATTGTTTTATTAAAGATATTAGTCTTACAGAAGCAGATCTTGATTGTCTTACTACTTTAGTACTATCTAAAGACAGAGATTTAAATTTATTTTGTAAACAAAAATTAAAGTATTTTAAATCAGAACAAAGTATTAGAAATTGTTTAAGAAAATGCGAAGTGTTAGGGTTAATATATAAAACAGGAAAAAAGAAAAAAAAGATTTATTTTTATGAAAATATAAACCTTGTTTATGAAGGTAATATATTGTTAAATTATAATTTTTTATTTCTTGAAACCAATTAAAGCAAAAGAATTGATTGTTTCTACAGCATTAGAACTTAATTTACCAGTTGATGTTGTAGAAACAATTGTTTTTACATACTGGAAAGATGTAAGAATTGCTCTATCTGAATTAAAAAATCCTATTATTCATATTAGCAATTTTGGAGATTTTACATTTAAACATTGGTTATTAGATAAAGAGATAGATAAAACTAAAAAATTTATTGATTCTTTAGATAATTCTTTTAATGAACAAATTTTAAAAAAAAGTTATTCTGATAAATTAGAACTTTTATATAAAATAAAAGGAGAGTTGGAAAAAGAAAATGAAAGAAAATCTTTTATTAAAAACCATAAAAAAATATTAAAAAATGTTAAAAGAAATATACAAAAATAGAAAACAAATATTAGAAGGTATTTCTAATAATCTTTTTAAAAAAGAACATGTTGAAATTATAGCAAAAGAAAGATTAAAAATTTGTAATAATTGTCAACATTATGATACAAATGGTGAAGGATGTTTAGTTCCTGGTACAAGTCCTTGTTGTAATAAAAATACAGGTGGGTGTGGTTGTAGTCTTTCTCTTAAAACAAGGAGTCTTTCTTCAAGTTGCCCTTTAGAACAACCTAAATGGGAAGCTGTTCTTACAGAAGAAGAAGAAAATAAATTAAAATTTTATTAATATGGCTATACAATTTAAAGCAAAATACCATGAATATTCATCAATAGATAGTGATGATATTAAATGGACATCTGTAACTAGTTTTATTTCTAAATTTAAAAAACCTTTTGATGCAGAAGGTACAGCATTAAAAGTAAGCAAATCTAAAAATTCTAAATGGTTTGGTATGAAACCAGAAGATATAAAAAAAGCTTGGACTTTAGAAGCAAAAAGAGCAACAGATCTTGGTACTTGGTACCATAATCAAAGAGAAACTGATTTATGTGGTCTTTCTACTATAGGTAAAAATGGTGTTGATATTCCTATTATTAAACCTATTATGGAAGGTGATGTAAAAATAGCACCTGATCAAAGGTTAACAGAGGGTATTTATCCAGAACATATGATTTATTTAAAATCAGCTGGATTATGTGGTCAATCTGATTTAGTAGAAATAATTAATGGTAAGGTTAATATTATTGATTATAAAACAAACAAAGAAATAAAACAAGAATCTTTTAAAAATTGGGATGGTGTTAAACAAAAAATGTTACCACCAATTTCTCATTTAGATGATTGTAATTTTAATCATTATGCTTTACAATTAAGTATGTATATGTATATTATATTAAAACATAATTATATATACAAACCTGGAGAAATGACATTACATCATATTATTTTTGAAGAAGTTGATAAAGATCGTTGGGGTAATCCAATCACTGCAATAGATTCAGATGGTAATCCTATAGTAAAAGATATTGTAAAGTATAATATACCTTATTTAAAATCAGAAATTGTTTCACTTATAAATCATTTAAAAAATGAGCAAAATAAAAATTGATAATGTGTTATTTAAAGAAAATAACAAATGGACTATTGAATCAAATATGTCGATTAATGATTTAAAAAACTTATATTTGAATAAAATAGTAACTCATGATGATGAATCTTTAATTGTTGATTCTATTACATTTATTCCTGTTGAATATAGTAATAAATATATTATTGAATTAAAACAATCTGAAAAAGAAATAAATAATTTTTTAAATTTATGATTATAGATAATGAATATGAAATTGGAGAAATGGTTTATATTAAAACAGATATAGATCAATATCTTTGTATAATCACTAACATATTAATTAGTAAAAATGAAATTATATATTTTGTCACTAGAAATACAGAAACAATTAGATGTTATGAATTTGAAATAACTAAAAATAAAACATACAACAATTTATGATAAAATTATTTGATATAAGCAACAATAAAGTAATTCCTTCTGAACATTGTTATACAATAAATACATATAAACAAATTATAGATAATTATCCAGAAGATAATACTAAAATATTTGCTTATCTATTTTATTTATCTTGTCCTAGTCCAGAATATAATCCCTTTTTTGATGTTCCTGAAATAGATAAAGAAGAATTAATTAGAAGAGAAGTGGGTGGTGATTTTGATGCAGAAGATCAATTAATTCAAGATGCATTAGAAATAACTATGAAATTATATGAAACACCTACTGTTAGAGCATATATGGGTATTAAAAGTATGCTTGATAGATTAGCTAAATATATGGAAACTACAGAAATAGAACATGGAAGAGATGGAAACATCACTGCTCTTATTAATGCAGCTTCTAAATTTGAAGCTATAAGACAAAGTTTTAAAGGAACACTTCGTGATTTACAAGAAGAACAATCTATTGTAAGAGGTGGACAAAATTTAGCATACGATCAATAAATTAAAAAAATATATGAAAAATGATTACTTATACGATTGGGTATTTCACTTCAACCATCACACAGGATTGTGGTACGGTTTTTTACGAGAACATTACAATAACTACTTTAATGGAATGGGAAAAGACAATTACTTGTATGCCTCCTCAATGGATAAATTAATAAAATTAATTAAAGAAAAAAATGAGTAATTATATTGAAATATATACTTATGAAAACAATAATTGGACAATAACTAATTTTTCTTCTAAAGAAGATTTTAAAGATTTTGTTAGAAGTATTTTTATTGATGCTGGACCAGATGTAGGTTATAAATTTGATGAAACAAGTTTTGTATTTAATAAAGAAGCTAAATCTTTTCAAAAAAATGGATATTATTGTAATTTTCCTGTAAGATCTAAAGATTATATTGCTTATTGGGATGAACAAAAACATAAATGTAGAAATGGAGTTATATATAAAAATAATGGAAAAACATGGTATCTCACTAGAGATTATTACATGTGGTTAAACTTTCTACCTATTTATGATAAAGAAGAAAAAAGATTTGATTTTGCTAAAGTAAGAGATGCTCAATATCATATGGCTCTTTATGAATGTTTAGCAGAATTAAATTATAAACATATTCCAATTCTTAAAAAACGTCAGATTGCCAGTTCTTATTTTCATATGGCAAAATTGATTAACACTTATTGGTTTGAAGAAGGATCTGTTAATAAAATAGGAGCAAGTCTTAAAGATTATATATCAGAAAAAGGATCTTGGAGAATGCTTAATGAATATCGTAATTTTTTAAATGAACATACAGCATGGTATAGACCTTCAGAACCAGATAAAGTATTTTCATGGCAACAACGTATTAAAGTAAGAATTGGTGGTAGAGATACATATAAAGGTAATAAATCTATTATTACAGGTACATCTTTTGAAAAAGATCCTACTAATGGTGTCGGTGGACCAGTAACTTATTTTTTTCATGAAGAAGCTGGTATTGCTCCAAAAATGATGGAT